ATGAACAAAACTGGATGGTTCTTTGCGTCTTTCTTTGCATGGCTTGTCGGATTTATGATGCTGGGAGCCTTGGTGATCGTACCCACGCCGCCCGCATCGCCGCCAATTGTTATTCCGCCACCACCCCCACCACCCCCACCACCACCACCCCCACCATTGGAGCCGGATTGTGTTGGTGTACAGGTGCCGATTCCAAAAAGTTGCCGGGTCTACAACAGGTCTGGTTCTCAGTGTGTATGGTGTAGTATTGAATGCCTTGGGCGTCACCACAAGGTCAAGGAACTATATGAGGGTGACAGAAGACTGACCAAGCACTACACCTGGGCTACTGGACCGGGTGAAGTCAGGCATGTATTGTCCTCTAAATATCCAACCGTTAAGTGGAAGCAGGTTCAAAGCCACAGCCAGTTAGTATCGTTCATCAAGAAGTACGTCTGTGAAAAGAAGTTCGGTGTTGGTCTTGGCATCCCAGGACACATGCTAAACCTTGTTCACTATGATGAAGCCGCTGGCATCGTCAAGGTGATAGACAATTGTGGTCCCAAGGCTTTGCAGATTCAGGACTGGAGCATGGATAAGTTCAACCGCCTCGCTGATGGTTGGGTGTTGACTGTCTTCCCTTCAGACTATATTGAAACCGCAGATGATACCTTTGACTGTTCGCTGCCTGAGCCTAACAAGCTCTACGGGTGGTTGTTCAATCGTCGGTAATGAATCCCGTACCGTCACAAGCAGGACAATCTGGTGCCACTGTGTAACCTACACAGTGGCACAGTTTTCTTTCAGCGGCGTACAAATCAAACCAATCTTTGTCCTCAGTCACGAAGGTGTCCATTAGACACAACTCAACTTCTCTCCCCTTGTGTCGTTGCCGGAAGGCTTGGTAATCCAACTTGTCATAGGTACGTTCGGTGGCGAGACAGGTGGTTTTGTGTCTGCTTCTACTAATTGGGTGCTTGTTGTCTTCCGTGACATAATGGCTTTCCATGTAGAGACTTTGGTCCTCGTAATGTTTGTAATACGGGGATTCGATCTTCACGCGGAATATCTTCACGTCGAGCTTCTCAAGTTCACCGCAGATTTTCGATACGAAACTGCGGCACCCCTCATATCCTCTCATGGCAGCAACACTACCAGGAGCCATGTGGACTATCAAAGATGTCATGTACTCTGTTCTGAGGACACTCTTGTCGGGCTTGAGAAGGTCGATGGTGATTGTTCTACAACCCAACTTCTCGCAAGCGGCGATAATCGACTCATCACCAGTGATGTGAACTTCAAAGACTTCACTGCCCTCTACAATTTGTTGCTTTAGGGGATTCACAGGTTAATAACCTCTCGCAATTTGGTTAACCCTATTTTCTCTATTTGTCGCACCCTCTCGCGGGTGACGGGAGGGTCCAACTTCTTACCTACTTCCTCAAGGGTGAGAGGCTCATTACCATCTAGCCCATAGCGCATGACGAGGACCGCTTTGGTCCTATCATCCAACTCATTGAGTCTGGTGTTGAGTTCCTCAAGGAGTTCCCAAGCAGGAGAATCATCAGTCTCGCCCTTCGCGGCATAGTCTGTAATTGGTAGGATGCCATTACACATCACGCGAAGGGCGTCTTTTACCTTCTGCTCGTCTCCCGGCTTGACATCCTTACCCTGGATGGCGCGGCTTGCTTGGTAGCGAGCTTGGTAGCTGACCTTAATTAGGGTGGATCTTCGTGCCGCCTGGACTAAGCGATCACGAATCACTTCACTTGCATAGGTTGAAAACTTCCAACCCAATTCCGGCTTAAAGTTCTTCTTTGCTATCTGGAGTGCCAGGAAGCCCTCACCGAGATATTCCCTTACGTCCCTGCCGAAGGCGCGAATACAAGCTTCATCCGTATTAGCCAGTTCCTGAGCGATATGATATACCAAACCAATGTGTTCTTCAGTGACACCTTCGGGCATTTAGCTCCTTCTTACAAAACTGTGCTTCGTAAGATAGAGTCTACATTGAAGTTTTACTGAAGTCAAGATTTCATTTTCGCAAGCAACATGCGAAGGTCTTGACCTACCTTTTTCTTCTCTTCCGGGTTCCTCAAAAGATAGGCTGGATGATAGGTGCAAATAGTAGGTATGCCCTTATACTCATGCCACTGCCCCCGCAAGGAGCCAACGTAACCGCCCAGAAGTGCCCGACTAGCAACAGAACCAAGAAGCAACAGACACTTCGGCTTGACGATCTCAATCTGCCGGTCAAGAAATCCACGGCAGTTCCGACTTTCATCGTCGGTCGGCTCGCGGTTATCGGGCGGGCGGCATTTCACTGTGTTTGCAATATAGACATCCTGTCGCGTCCAGCCACAAGCCTTGAGGATGTTATTGAGAAGATCACCGGCATCACCGACAAAGGGCAAGCCCTTCTTATCCTCGTTGTAACCGGGAGCCTCGCCGACAATCATCAACTTCGCCTGGGGGTTGCCATCAGCGAACACCGTCTGGGTGCGGCTGGCAACCAACTCAGGACAAAGCTGACAGTCGCACACCTCTTGTCGAAGAACCTCTAGTTCAGTTGCCATTGAGTCGCTCCTCATGCACCTTACGGGCTAACGAGATGACTGGCTCAACACCCATCTCCTCTATTTCGTCCACAGGAAGGAGACGTTTACCAAATTCCGGCTCCATATCACACAGAGTTTGATATGCTGCCTCGTAAATCTCCTCCAGCGTTCTGACACGCACGGTGTCAAACTGACACAGAGCCAAAATTCAGCCATAGCCTGTAGCCAGCACACTCTCTGGTCCTCTATCAACCACTGCACCTGCGTCAACTTGACGGAGGAGATTAGATAGTTTTTCCAGGGGTAGGCAGCGGAAACCGCTTTCAATTGCCGTCATTGATAACGCTCCTCAATCTCGACACGAACTTGCCCTTGAACATCACTGCCTCTTGGAAATCTTCCGGCTGATAGACATTGTTCCGAATGTTGTCAAGCTGCTTTTGATGTCCGATACAGGAAAGCTGCGGGGCGTTGTGACAAGGGTGCGGCTTCCTATCTTCCGAGACGACATAAACAATTGAATCGCCCGCCTCATGCTCTCTCTTGTGCGGGCAATCATGACACATCTTTCTCATGGTCTTCTCCAAAAAGAAAGGGGGAGGAGGTTACTATCGCCTCCTCCCCCTCTGCTGAACCATCAGCTATCAATTCTTGCTGACAGAAACTGCATCAGCGACCTTGGGGGAATGAGCAGTCTCAACGATCCTGGGATCGTTGTTCCCCAAGGAGCGGATGCCCGACTTCTCACTGACAAGCAAGGTCATCAACACGTCAAGCATGTTATTGTGCTTGCCGTCGCCACTCATGATGCTCGGCACCAACGGTTGCTTGCTCTGGGAAAGACTGGAAGCAATCACGCTCAGGGCATACAACTGACTGTCACCGAAGGAGGCGATCTTCTGGCGAAGGACATCAGCCTCGGCAAGACCAACGCTGTTGATCTTCTTGGCATCGCCTTGACCTTCAAGGATGGACTGCTCAGAACGCGCCTTGGCAAGGACAACAGTCTTCTCGGCGTCCTTGTGGGCACGCTGAAGTTCAGCATCAGCCTCATTCGCGGCGATTTCGATCTTCACCTTCGACTCAGACAGAGATGTCTGCATCTCAGCCTTGGCGATAGCTTCGTTCAAAGACTGCTGCTTCTTAGCAGCCTCTTCTTGTTGATTGAAGGTCTTGATCTGTTCAATCGACAAGTTACGCAAACGAAGCTGCTCAAGCAAGCTCTCGATCTTACCGTCATCCCCGGTGGAATCTGGTTTGCCGATCAAAACATCAACGCACTCAATATCAAAGTCGCGGAACTTGGTACGCAACTCGTCACGCGCCTGCTTCTGAATTTCATCACGGCTATGAACCAGTTCCAGCATGGTCTTCTGGTGAGCCACATCACGGAAGTAAGCAGACAGTAGCGGGTCAAGCGTCTGGGTGATAAGCTGCTTGACATCGCCGAAGCGTTGGATGACGTTCGGAGCCTTTTGGTAGTCGATGTGAACCACCACGGACAGTGGAAGAGACGGCTCGTAAGCGTCCTTGGTGATCAACTCGATAGACTTCAGGCTCTCATCGTATCTGTGACCTTCGCTCTTGCCAGTGATCCAGTGCAGCACGAAGTTCGTCGTAGGTACGCGAATGATCTTGCCGGCATAGGTGTTGAACGGATACTTGCCCGGTCCCAGAGTCGTCTCCCATACACCACGCTCGCCCTCATGGACACGCTCGCCGTGGCGGAAGGTCGTACCGCTGGTGTCCTTGCCAGCCTTGCCGTAGTAGCTAACGACAACGCCGACGTTGCCGATCTCGACCACTTCCTTGTTAATGTACTCGACCGTAGCGAACCAGCGGTTGATGAAGTAGGTGCCGTCGATGAGGGTTGCGTACTGAAGACCACGCATACCACCAGCAGACAAGAACTTCTCAATGTCTTGGTAGTTGTTGTGATAGCCCACATCCTCACGATTGGTGCCAACTGCCGGGGCAATGATCTCGCCAGGAGGCAAAGAAGGACCATCGTGGACGGTGACAATGGCAATGTTATCGTGACCACCACCGACCACTACCGGATCGAATCCGTGAATGGAGGATAGAGCGTTCTTCCACTCGTCAAGGTTCTTATCTCTGATGATAGAGTAGACACTATCCTCAGTGATCACACTGAAAGCGGCGAGGTTAATAGCATACACACCTTCACGAAGGATGGCACGCTGACGACCTTTTTGACCATCCGCCTCAAGGAACGACTTGACGTTCTGGTAGTCATTACAAGAGACTACCTTGGCAAGTGTTTGACCCGGCTCAAGAGGCTTACCAACGCGGGAAAAGATGTAACCAATCTTCCCCTGGCGAATGGTAATCAGCTTGGTCTTGTGGACGCTGAACTGCCAGCGCCACAAACCGAAATGAAGACCACCACGCAGAACATCGCCCTCATAGCCAGCTTCACCCTTGAGGGCAATGATGTCGCCCTCCTTTAAGGAGCCAACAGCAGACCAGCAGCGCTCCACGACTCCAACCTCGTCGTTGCCGATCACGCGGATAAACAGCCACGCGACAAACAAGACCACAAAAAGAATCACACCAGCCGTAATCGCCAAACCTATCATTTATCCTCACTTTCGCTCCAAGAGTCTCCTGCCTCTTGTAGTCGAGATACGTCTCGGAGATAGAGATATCCCCAGACTGGTTCTTTTGTGTCGAGCAGCTTTATCCTTACGCGCTCGTAAAGTCCGTACCCTACGCCCTCAAGGGTGTCAAGACCCCGGAGAACACTCTCTGTAACCTGATACAGTTCGCCGTTGATGTGTTTGCCCTTGCCGTGTGGTGCAGCCACCAGGCAGGGATAAGGTCCAAGGTCGTACAGAAGGTACTTCTTGGCGGTCCTGGCTTCTTTAACGAAGTAGGACTTGCACAGCCAGCCGTGGTTACTCTGACCACGCTTAAGCGTGCCATACACAAAGACGAAATGATCCTTCTCCATAACACCTGCACGAAAACTCAGAAAACCAGATCCATCGCAAAACCTGGGATGGAAGTCGTTGTCTGACAACAAGTTCCGCAATCCATAAGGGCAGTAGAGTCACCTACAACCCCTACTGCCCTTATGTCCCTTTCACATCGAAGCCTCTTCCTTCTTCTCGTTCTCATCCTCGACGGGCTTGCCGGTCAGCATCGCCTCGATGCCTCGCAGCATCTTGCCCGCTTCCTTGTCCCACTTCTTCGATGCAGAAGCATACTCACGGTCCACCTTCTCCTTCTGATCGCGCATCTCCATCAGACGGACAAGCTGGGTCTTTGCCTTCTCCTTGATCGACTTTTGGCGTTCAGCTTTGATCTCCTCGACCACCTCCTTGAAGGCGTCGGCGGTGATGTGGTCTTTCTTGCCTGGATCAAAACCCAGAAGCTCGGTCAGTCTGCTGATATGGGCATTCACATGCTCTGCCATTATCTTCCCTCCGCGATAGCACAAAGATTTCCGATGATCTGATCAGATTCACGATTGATCTGATCCATCTTCTCGACACTACTTCTCAAAGGATACATCTCTCTCTGCAAAGCAGCAAGAGAATCTTCGATGTCCCTGCTCGTTTGTTGGTCAGGAGACAGAGTAACTGCCCTGTTGCAAAGTTCTGCCATGCGCGCACCATCCATTCTCCAGAGTCGATTGTTGTAAACGCAGGAAAATCTCCAACCGTCACTGCCATAGGAACCATAGATCCTTGGCTCGGCGACATCAAGCCACATCCCAGGCTCAAAGAATTTTGCCAGAAAACGCCTCAGCGTCATATTGTGACTGGCTGTATCTTTGATGTCGTCAGGGAGCTTAGAGATGAAAACAGTTAGATCGCGGCGTAGGTTGGTGACAAAGTGCCCGATACGGGAGTTAAGTGTCATAGAGTGCGCGCCATTTAACCAGTCATGTTTACCTACGATCTCTCTGGTTTTCATGGCGGCATAAGAGATCATCTCCTTGAGTTGATCATCAAGGATGTCGAGATTGACAAAGGGGGTACTCAAGACATCATTCCTCATTGGAGTAAAGTCTGTTGGATCAATGACACAGCCGTTCTGGGGTGGCTTCTTAATGGAGTCGCGGAACTGAGGCTCACTCATTGCCCACGCCTCGTTAATGGCGTCAAGATCGGACATGCTCTCACCAACAGATAGGCGGCGTATCTTTTTCTTCACGATTGATACAACATAATCAATCATGTAGTTACGAAGTTTCTGCTCACCGCCACTCAAGTTAAAGGGACACCTCGCATGAGGACCAAGGATCTCCTCAAAAAGCTTTGCGACCCTGACGGTGGCTTCGTTCCTGATCCAACTCATGTCCTGATGCTACCTCTATCAAAAAGAAAACGCAATCAGGTTTTTACCCTGATTGCGTTCTCCACTCAACAAAGGAGCCTATGTCTCACGCAGACATAGGTTGCTTCATCATTTCCCTCTGTTCCTTCTCCCAGGTCGAAGCACAGCGAGGGCACATCCTCGACTCCTGTGCGATCTGGTCGCCCCAGCCGCCAGGGTCCGGTATCCATACCATCTTCTTCTTGCCGTTCTTAAGGATCGCCACCCCCTTCTTGGCACGCGGTCGCTCCGGGTGTAGGAACCTCATCTTCTTGACCACCACCCTTTTACAGGGCGTCTTGGGTGGCACACACTTGCCGCAACTATCACATCGGTACATGCTCGTTGCCCCTTTCTTTATGAAACTGCCTGATCGATCATGAGCCGGGAAAGTATAAAATACCTGTCCATATCTCATTCTTCAAGTCGAGTTGTTGTTATCTCAGTGCGTTATCAACGCTCCAAAAAGCCGGTAGGTGTTTTGGCTTCATGACCTCAATGAAGTGCCTTCTCCATTGAAGTATAAACTCATCGATGCTTTCAAGCTGCTCCACCACCACCTGACCGAAAGGCTTGAAGTCTGGGTCAGCAACTACCAAGTCTATCTTGCCGGCGTAGATCATGTCTTCTTTCGTAATCTCTTGCTTGCCGAAGAAATCACGAAGCCTATTCAGCAACTCTGTTCGCCTTGGTTCGGGAATCTTATCATAGCTACCGTACAGGGCGTGAGCCGCCGTTCTCACACCATAGTATTCCTTGTTGACACGGTATCCACATCCACCAATAGGGATACCTGTCTCGTCAGAAATCCTCTGCTTCAGCTTGAAGGCATGGTCTTCGTACTCATTGTGACACTTTATACACAAAATAAGTACGTCGTGGATGGCGTGTTCTTTTCTTTCAATGGGGAAATGCTTACGAAAACACCTGGGAACTACATGGTGACGGGTGATGTCTTCTTTTGACCCGCACACCACGCAGATGTTCTCCTTCTCTGCTGTGGTGTATGGATGATCCGCACCATCCCTGCCCTTCGGTTCAAAGAACAACCTTAAGGTAGTGGGATGACGTGAAACAACTTCGCCCAGGTTACGCTCAACATACCACTGGACCTTGGATTCGCTGGTCCTACATAATGGCTGACCATCAGGCGCTGTGATAACACAGTTGCCATACAGGGGCGTTCCTCTTGCTCTTGTCATTCTTAAAGTTGTACCTAGTTCAAGCGCAACAAAAACCCCCGCTGGTGCGGGGGTTTTGATCAACCTTCCAGTAACACCAGCTTCCCCATGAGGCGGGTTTCCGTGTGGTTCTCTGGATTCACGGCAATGAGATTGTCGTCTTTGGCAATGAAGGAGTAAGACTCGCCACTCCAGTCACCTACGTCAAAGAGTAAACCTCCCCAGCCGTCATGCCACCCCCAACACATAACAAACTTGTCTTTAAGGGGATGGACTTTACCTCCAATCTCAACACCGTATTTTCTCCAGTTCTCCTCAAGCTCTCCGTTCGTCCCGTTCGTCACAGTTTTCCTCCTGAGATAATGCCTGAGATAATGCGTAACCTATATCGTCCTCAAGGACAGAGACTTGGTGTTCCGTTAGAGGACCAATGCGGATCTCCCTGCCGGGGCACCAGACACGGATAAAACCGTCCTCGATAGCCATCTCGACCTGCGGGGTAATCTCAATTAAAGTAGTCACCTCGTCCGGCTTCTTCTCCGTCTTCACCGCAATAATCTCTGCACTTTTCACAACGGATTTCATTGGTGTCCCACCTACAAAGTTGATCTATTTGCCACCAGCAATCAGCTACCGTTTCATCCTTGGCGATCTCTCTCTTGCCGCAGCCTCGACAGGTCACTTCCAGAGTAATGAACTCTCCATCAGGTCCATCATCAGTCCACTTGACGTAACGATCATCGACACTATGATCCACACAACCGCACTCGCCGTTCTTTGGATCACCCCAGACATAGCCAGTGTCTCCGCAGACACCGCAAACGGGATCGTTCATTGGTAATGTGTCCCTATCATGAAAGCAATGGCGATAAGGAACAGCACAAAAAAGAGTATTAAGCAACCGATACCACCAAAAACAGCCCGCGCCATGCCCCAGCCCATATCATCCGGCATTGGAACTCCTTATTTCGTGAATGAAATCAATCTTAAGTTTTCTCAGTGCATACCTTGTGCCCAAGTTATGCCATGTTCGTAATTCACGGTAACGGCTACCTCATCGGTGACTGTCCTGTAGGTGCCTGCTGCCGTCTTCATTCCATTGCCGGATTTATTGACTCCCCCAAATGGAAGGTGTGATTCCGCAGCAATTGAGCCACCATTCATGTAGATCATACCAGCGTTACACTCCTCCCGCATGATCCGCATCTTGCGGAAATCGCTGGTGATGACACCAACTGCTAAACCATACTCGGTGTCGTTATAGATGTTCACAGCATCGTAAACATCGCGGAAGGGGATCAGCGCCACATGGGGTCCAAACACCTCCTCGGTGAGTATCTTGCGACGGATAGCCCCTGTCCACTCACTCTCCCACGCGGCTTGGTAGACGTGCGGAGTCAGGTAGTAACCGGGGCGGTCCAGCCGGGCACCCTGGAGTAACACCTTGATGCCATCGAGTCCGGTTGCGAGGTTGTTGTATTCCTCAACACGATGTCGCTGCTTCTCGTTAATCAAAGGTCCATAATAGGGAACTGGTGACTCAAATGGATCACCACAGGTGGCAACTTCCCTGACAAGTGACACAAATCTCTCACAGAAGTCGTCGTAGATACCTTCTTGAATCAACAGACGACCAGAAGAAACACATCTTTGACCAGACAACTTGAATGCGCTGGCGAGCATTGCCTCAAGTGCCAACTCCTTATTGCCATCAGCGAAAAGGATGGTGGCAGACTTGCTGCCCGTCTCGGTGCTGCAATTGCGGTCGAATCTACTGGCGCAAACACCACGAATCAGTTGTCCCACCTTTGCGCTACCCGTAAACAATATGGATCTGACGAACTCCATACTGGCAAGGGTAGCACCTACAGAGCCATCACCATGAATGAGGTTATACACCCCAGCCGGAAAACCCGCCTCCACATAGAGCCGGGCTGCATACTCGGCAGTGAAAGGCGTCAACTCAGAGGGCTTGTGGACGACCACATTGCCCTCAAGAAGCGCCGGACCAGTTGTCCAGAAACTTCCAATGGCGAGAGGGAAGTTCCAAGGACTAATGACCGCTACCACACCACGCGGTTTACGAATGACATAAGCATCCTTAGCGGCAATTTCAGAAGCCATCCAGTCACCGCAGGGTTGTCGTCCTTGGGCGGCAACCCACTGGCACATATGAAGAGACTCCACAACCTCAGCGTGCGCCTCGTTGAGGTTCTTACCCGTTTCCAGAGAGATAATCTCAGCAAGGATCTTTTGGTCACGCTGGACGAGCTTGGCGAGTTCAAAGAAGAGATCAGACCTTTTGACTCGACTCATTTTTTTCCACTGATGCCAAGCGTTATGCGCAACGCAAACGGCATCAGCAACTTGCTGGGGAGTGGCGTAGGGGAAGAAACCCAGATGCTTCCCATTAGCCGGGTTGACCTTAGAAACTTCACACTTCGTCTTGGGAAACTTACCATTGATGAGATGGTGCCCTTCCCACTCCCCTGCCATCTTGATTGACAAGTCGTACATCTTACTCCTCTTCTTTGGCGAGGAAGTCGTACTCACCATCATCGAAAGCCTCGATAAAGGCGGTGACAGCCTTCGGAAGATTCAAGTCAATGAACTCACCATTGTCGAAACCGACAGAGATGGTGTCAACGTCCACCTCAACACAAGAAGCTTTGGGAAAAACCTTGCCGGCGTAGTGGGCGAAGGGACAATCCTCTGTAGAGCCACGGACGCCCTTGATCTTCTTAGCCTTCAAGGACTCAGCGATCTTGTTCTTGCCGCCGCCAAGTGCCTTGATTGCCGCCTTGAGCTTCTCTTCTCTTTTCGCCATGATTTTATCAACTGTTGCGGACATTGTACCTCACTTGGGTTTCAGTTTGATGTCAACCAGATCCGCGAGAAACCTTTCGATCTCCTCGCTTTCCAAAAGTTCACAAATCTCCTGTTCCTCCTTGTCGAGCGCTTCGATCTTCTTCTGATGTTCACCACGCTCGACGCCAATCTCCTTGAGCCTCGCAGAGGCGTGGGAAATGTCCTGAGCGATGGGACCGATCTTAAGAATAAGATCAGCACGATTCGTCTTCAGGGGTTCGGGCTGCTTCTTCCCAGCCTCGACCACAGCTACAACCTCTTCTTCCTTCGCAACACTCGCAATCGGGGGCTGAGAAGGAAGAAGGTCATCCTTGATCAAGTCCTTTCCTTTACGGGTAAGGAGATAACCAACATGATACTTGCCTTCATGGACCTTTCTGGCAAGTCCACGATTCATGATGCTCCGCATCATCGAACCTCCCTGGCGACCAGTTAGGGAGATGCTTAGATTTTGGCAGATGGAGGACATGAACTGCGAGGTATCTTTTCTACTGGCGTAGTCTGTCGTCTCCATCGCATGAATGCTGAGACAGATGGCTTTGATGTTGTCGTTGTTCGACAAGAAAGACTGGACATCAAGTCTCTTGTTTTCGACCGCCTCTTCATTGAGCAGTTCCTCCTGTAAAACTGCTTCGGCAGCGTCTAGTGAAGTGTCGTCACCAATCTCACTCACGCCATTGAAGCCGTTGAGGGTAGGTACTGGCACGGTGTTCTCCACCTTTCTCCAGTTGCGGTTGAAAGATTTCTCGATGGTTTTCAGCTTTTGGTATACTTCATTGGCTTTGAGTCCGACTGGAATGATGAGTGTAACATTGTGGCAGGTGTTGTTGTCTCCGGGTTTAATCCTGATAAATACGCCCCACTCCTTGTATCGAATTACAGAGATAGGCGGTGTCATACCCGAACACTGCTGTTTCTCGTTGACCCTAACCCTCCAGGGAACCTGCTCGTAGAATCCAGCTTTCTCCAACATAAGTTGGATTAAATCTTCTGCGCCTGACCGCCGCAGGTGGGGCATGTCAAAACAGTGATCGCCTGCCGATTCTAAGCTGACTGGCACATTGATCTCCTATGGGGAGGGAACTTCCTTCCTATTATATCATAGGAACGGAGCTTAACAAGCCATCGTCGCCTCTATTAAGTCCTTTGCAATCATCCAGATAGATTTTTGGCTCTGGAGGGACTGGACGATGTGTGAGGTTCCTCCGATGTTGACCAGTCGGCTCGCGGCTTCTTTCGTTTTACAGAAAGAAACACGGACTTTCGTCTTCTCGGCACCAGCCATGATAGCTGCCAAGCTGTGATAGCAGATGTTATTGGCGTTGCCCTTGCAAGGTTGTTTATCTTTGACGCAAGTGCATTGGGTGGCTATAACCTGAACTCCGTCCTGTATGTAGCGACGGATCAGGACTTCATACCAGGCACCTTTATGCCCAGGAATCAAGGCATGTGTCACTCTGCCCCTACTGTCCATCTTCTGAATGTTCGCGAACTCGGCGGCTCGCTTTGCGGAAATGATGTTCATCTTCACTCCATGTAACGAAGGCACTCGTAAAGTGCATGGTTACGGACGTTGTACTCACTAATCAGTTGATTGGCAAGTTCTTTGGTGAGAGGCACCAAATCCTTCTTGGCAACCATCTTGGGCTGGCGAATGGTTCTTTGAATAAAGCGAACCTGAATTTCATCCTCAGTCTCTTTCACCACCTCAAAAAGTGGTGATTCCCCTTGATCGATGGCAACTGGCTTGCCCTTGTAAATGTAGAAGCAGTCAGTTCTCATTCTACCACCAAGTCACTTTCTTGCCATTGGGTGTACCAGAGTAGAAGATATCAAGACCGTTTTTGTTTCGCAAGACCTGACTAACACGTTCTCGTTCGGCGTGTTCCATTTTTGCGTAAACAGTTGGACCCAGCCATTCTTCCGGTGTAACATTGTCACCGATCAACCAGCGTGAAATCATGTGCTGGCGATTCATGTTTGACGGATGAAACTTGCTACCCAGGACCACGGAACCAAGGATGGCTTTAGTCATCACCGGGTTGGATTGGGGGTTGTAGATCGTCACTTTGGAAATGGCGTGAAACGGTATTTCAGCCGCGTAAATGCACATCCCAAAATTGTTGAGTGACTCTCTCCACTTACGGTGATGAGTCGAAAGGCTTTGACGGATTTGGGCTAACTTCTTGAGTCGATCTTCCTCGTTCGTGATCTTCGCCTTGGTCTTTTCGACCAAAAAACCCTCATAAGGGAGCAAAGATTCAGGAGAAAGGTGCGAAGCATCAACCTCAATAATGCCCCACCGTTCTTTGTGATCTGCGGTTTCAAAAGCCATCAAACCAGGGTAGGATGATGTCAAACAGATGCCTCCAGCAGTTGATGCCAATATCCTGCGCGGGACACCATTGTCAGTGGCATCAACTTCATAAGGAAGTAACCCCTTGATGCACGCCGTCTTAGCAATGATTTCGGTCGTACCATGATACAACTTCGGCGTATTTGTAGTTTCTTTCTTTGTCTTCGGCATTGTTTCCATTTCCTTCTAGGTAAACCATCGCAAGTAATATAACAGGGGCGACGTTGTAAAGTCAACGTCGCCCCTGTTATGCCGCTAGAAGCCGAAGCCGTGGTTAGTCTTGCCACGGTAGCCGCCTCCTCGACTACCACGCCCGCCGCCTCCTCTCCTGCCGCTGGTATATCCAGAAGCCTTACGGTCCCTCTGATCGATCTCTGCAAGAGCCTCCTTGCGCTTCAGGTCTTGAAGTGCCTTCATTGCGGCAATGGGTCCGCCCATGTAGACAAACGCCATAAATCGCACCAAGCTGGGATCGTGCTTGATCAGGTGTGCAAGTCGCTCCTTGTCCGTAAAGAACTCAGAGTGAACGGAGATAATCTCCGTGTCGTTCGGAAGATTGTGATGACACCGTTTGTACCACTTCCCGGCATAAGGCTTGATCCAATCAGGACTGCCATTAGTGACAGGCATCGCCCATTCACCACCGGCACCCACTTGAACCAATTTCTTCCGGTCGAACTTACCGCCCTTCTGTCGGAGAAGCTCGTTAGTGAACGCTCCTACAGGTGGACAGACGGATTCCAGATGGTGCCCAAGCTCATGCCAAGTGCTTCGTTTACGAGCATCAATGGGTTGCTTAGGATTCACGCTGATAGCACGGCAATCCTGAGCATACTTGCTGACACTGCACCAAATCACATGCTTGAGGGCAAGCTCGCTCAGGTACTTGTGGTACGCCGGAGCAAGCATCAATAAGTAACTCTCGACAGCATCTTGAAGTGTGCTGGTGTGGTGCTTATCGTATTCAATGCCCTTGAGAACAGCGTCCAATTCCACAGCATCGGCAACGACAGGACGCCTCTCCCGCACCAAACCCATGTAGCCATACCCCTTCTTGAAAACAACATGGTGCTGCTTAATGGTGTCCAGAACTTCTTCTGCCTTACGCAGACGGGTGTATTCAGAATCGCCACGCTCGATCTCAAAATCGTGCGGGAGGATTTTACCCTTCCAAAAATCGTTCATGTTCATGTCAGTTGGAAGGAGATCGCCCATGTCGATCTCGTTGTAAGGCAACTCGTAGTTCTGAATGCTACTGGTGCCGCGAGGGCGCTTATCCAACTTTACAGTCGTCACCAGCGGCATATTGGGCATCATATTCGGACACTGGTCGAAGCACTTGCCCGCAGCTTTAAGGTTCGTGTGTTCACCTCCTTCGCCGCCGCCATCTTCATCGGCGACAACATCGTTCTCCTCCTCATCGCCCTTGAACTCGCTGAACTTCACGATTTCATAGGAAACCTTCTTTGTGAACGGTCCATCAAAGGGGCACTGTCCGTGGACGATGTTGGATAGGACAGTGGCGAAGCCGTAAATGGTGTTTGCCTGATGGTGGTAGTCTACCACGTTTGCTTTGAGCAGACGATCCAGCGTATAGCGGTGGCTACCCTGGTTGTTGGGCGTCAGCAAATGAATCTGACGAAACTTGCCCCGCAACTTCCGCATGATCTCAAAGGCATTGACGTAAGGAATGTAGAGTTCACCGTGTCGGACGGTGCCGAACTGTGGATTGAACACCCACCGAATCATATACTCCTCCAGGGCGGGAGTTTCCATCCAGCGAAACAGGGTGTTATCTTCAACACGCTTCGACCATTCCTCGGTCGTTTTGATGTGTTTGAACTTGGAGTAGTCGCCATTGAGTTGCTTACGAATGCGCGTATAGAAAGAGAACTTGCCGGCGGCGGCAAGATATCTTTCCTGTTCTTCACGCACCGCGTTACGCTCCTCGTAACTCCAGTAATCATACCAACGACTCTTCCCGCCACCCAGAGAATCAATGATGAGCAGGATATCTTCCTGACTTTCCGTCTCCAGATCGGCAAGTCGCTGCATCACGTTTGGTCCTGCGACGTGGTTCCAGGCGATCTTGTAATCGTTTGCCAGGAAGCCATCAGGAGTGAACTCAGCCTTGATGAGATCGTCGGTGTAGACGTAGAAATTAAAGTCCAGCGCCGTTTCCTTAAGACAAGAGAACAGCGGTATCAAGGAAACGGCGGAACAGCGGTCGATACCGGCAAGGGACATGGCGATCACCAGCCGGCTCTTGCGATGCTCGCGTTCCACCTTTTCATAGGCGGGCATGAATGCCCCGATCCTCTGAGCAACCCGCAAGGACTTCTTAAAGGAGAACTCTTGCACCGTCCGCTTCTGACGGAATGGGCGCATGAGTGGCTCGAAAATCGTGTCAGAGATCCGCCGCAACTCCTGCAACTCATCTACGCGAAAAGTGTGGAGTTGGCGATTCAGAATGGCTAGGTCATCTCGCATCGCTTGGTCCCTCCACCTAGACTATACCATACCAAATGGCATAGTCCAATCTATTCTTCGTCGTCCTCCCCATTTTCATTGCCAGCTTCGTTCCTTTTGATCCTCTCCCGGTCCTTGTGGTCTGGAGGAGGAGTGAAAAAAGACACTAGGATGGCAATGAAACCCAGAGGGACGACAGCAATACTGAAGTGCATCCACAGGTGATGGAAATTCCATTCCCTAAACATGACGATTGTCATCAGGACGATACCGATGAGCCAGGACGATTTGCCTACTCTGCCCAGAATGGGCATACCTGCCACAGCAGGTCCAAGCATCTCATCCTTAAAAAGACGCCAGAACCACTTCGCCAGGTTCACAGGGAACCTCGCCCACCATGAAGAGGTATTCACCCCAACGTGCCGATAGGTTCCCTGTGAAGGGTCTTTGGATGGTTTAAGTAACAGAGGAAACATATCAGACCCCCACGCTCACAGGAACACTCGCAGGCGTGATGGGTCTATCATCTTTCTGAAGCGCCGTTCCTGTGGCAATTACCTCAATGAAGTCCGCATATTCCCTGATATCAAACTTCACGCCCCAGACAGATTCCGCGCCCAAATCCTTCGCCATCTCCAACATCCGATTACGGGCAAGAAGTCGAGCATCACGATTGAGGCGGCTGAAATCGACCATCTCACCGCGAGTGAAAGCGCGGAAAATGGTACGAAGGAAGCCCAGCGCACCCATAGAGAACACCACGTTGCCGAATACTACCTGCATGGGTTTATAGCCCATTTGCCGCATGAGATAAACCTCATGGGGTGTCAAGGTGGTACTCGTCGGCAGTTGGTGGAGGTCGCTTCTATTTATTTCCTTCTCGATCTCCTCGACGTTGTGAAAAGTGACCTTCTCTTTCGCTTCTTCTTTCTTGCTCCGAAACACAAATACCTCCTCATAAACCTCTCTTTTCCATGAACTTGATGGACTTGATGATCTCCTCCTTGATCTCTACCCGATCAGGCATCTTTTCATCAATCTCCTGTTGGGTGAAACGGAGGGCACGCAGCGTTGTCTGTATGGCATTAGCGGCTCTGCTTTCCGCTATGTCCACGAACTTCTCCACATCAAACCGTCTGGAGATAGTGTACTCTTGTGCGTGGATGTTCTGAGTTACCAATCCTTCGCCGACAAGCTCGGCACCCATATTGATACCCCAAGCACTATCTTTGAGGTCCAAGTCAAAAGCCGGACCCAGATAGATGTGAATCTTCTTGATTTCGTACTTCATCCCTTATGTACCTCTGGGTTCCACGCAGGTTCACCTGTATCAAGCCAGATCCTTTTGACGGAATGATAGGCGCGGATAGCGACGGCGTTCTCGCCTTGTGGCGTTAGCGTCTTTGCCAACGCCACCGCCTGCTCAGGCGTCATGTCCCAACACTCGCGGCAAATACGTCCCGGTCCATCCCAGCCTGGGCGAATAACGTGTTCCACTAACTCAATGTCTGCGCCGGGGAGCAGGTAGTCGAGCATCAATGCCCCATCTGCCTTTTGGCATCACGCTCCTTGATACTTTCTCTTTTATCAAAGGATTGTTTGCCACGCGCAACGGCGATTTCTACCTTCGCCCTGCCGTTTTTGAAGTAGACAGAAGTGGGGATCAAGGTAAACCCCTTCTGTAAAGACTTCTTGGCAAACTTATCGATCTCCCGTCGATGAACCAGCAGCTTGCGGTCCCTCTTTGGGGCATGATTCATGCGATTACCTTGAGTATACTCAGGTATATCGCAACCCACCAGCCAAAGCTCATTGTCCTCAATCTTCACCCAGGAGCCGTCAAGGGAACATTTGCCGTCCCGAAGGCTCTTAACCTCCGTGCCCACAAGAGCTACACCACACTCAAGCCTGTCGAGTAGCTGGTAGTCGTAGTGGGCACGGCGATTTTTGAACGTGGGAGTAGGGTTTGTTCTTTTCATATCCAGATTTGTCGGTGGTCATTGAGATAATGCATGTGTGCCACAAGGGTGCAGGATCTCAATTCAACGATCTTCCTTTTCATGAACTCCGTGGGAACCTCTACGCCAAGGTAGGCGATCTTATCCAAGGAAATGCCTTCGCGGTCAGCTTTAGATCGCTTCAAGTGGCGGTCGCGAGCCTCCAAAGTGAAGTCAATCAGCTTGCCATCAGGCATCACTACCCAGCCATGATTGACAGCAATAAAGCCGTCGCACATGAAACCCTCAAAGTATCTCCCTTTATCCATCCAACCGACGAACATCTGGGAATTGTAGAAGCACTGCTTCATCCTTGGGCGAAATTCCTTACGGAATTGCTTGCAGATTTCGTAGTCATCTACCTTTGCTCTACCGATAAACCACTCACCCTTTTCAAGGATGAGTTTATGGTATGCACCTACGCCAGGTCCATCCCCCCAAGCAATCAAACCCTGAATGAGATGGTTTTCAATGGCTTGCTGGTTGGCGTTGTCGAACTTCCTGGCTTTATATTTCTTGGCACGCTCTACCCACTCGGATTGCAGCTTCTCGGCTTCCTCTTTGGTGTAGATCACAGGTCGTAGTCCTCGTATTTGCGGTTTTCGATGTCTCGGTGCCCCTGGCTTCTTGCTTCTTTCCAAACAAGGGAGAGAAGCATCTCCACCGCATCGCGGCTGAAGGTTTGTTTATCCTTTGGGAGATTCTTCTCTACCCATGCCCGAAAACGCCAGTCGGTTTCCATTAGTTCACTCCTTCTGCCCAGGAACCGTCGCCGCGAAGGAACAAGTCGCTGATGGCAATGTAATCTACACGGTACTTGATCCAGTGTCCATGCAGCTTAAAGAGGTTCTGCTCGGTTACGTCCATCTTATGTTCCATTACCGCTCTGGAAGTCTCGATGACTTCCGCAGTGGAGGGAGGTTGCTGGAGTCGTAGCTTTTCATGCTTGCGAATCTTCTTAAAGAAAGCGGCAACCTTTCCTGCGTCAAGGATCGTCATACCCGCCTTGGCATTGATTACCTTCGCCTCCAGAGTCTCGTCAAGATAGTCGTAGAAGACTGCCTTGCATCGCCGGACAAGGGGTCCACTGAGAGCGCGGGTCATGTTGCTGGTCATCACGAAAATCGGCGCAGTCGCCGGATCATGAGCCGCCCGTCCCACGCGCCCGAACTCAGGCACGATGAAGTGGTTCTGGTCAACAACGCCCAGAAGGTAGTTATCAAATTCATGATATGCCTTGTCAATTTCATCGACGAGACAAACAGTGCTGTATGGGATCACGCAGGCGCGAACCAGCACTTGCAGATCAAGGTAACGCGGGCTGTAGGTATTATCGGATACCTGCTCATAAACGCGCTGAAGCTCGTCATTGTCCATGCGATCCGCGAAACCGCTGATCAACTGCATGTCAATCAGACGCAGAGCGTCGTTCCAGCGGTAGAATGCTTCTTCCTTGGAAATGTCAGGCGTAACAAACAACTCTCCAAAGTGCAGGGGGTTGCGCACGTCCAGCCCCATCGCGATTCCGATCTGCTTGGCGAGTTCAGTCTTGCCGACACCTGGGGGTCCATCAACTTTAATGGGACGCCCACCAGAGATCGCCTGATGGATGGTGAACAGGTCATCCTCAGATATAAAGTAGTTGTTCTTCTTGAAACTGTCCCGTAGCTGGTCGAGGGATGGGCGCGGATTGTAGTTTTCCGGTGCCCGTAAGCCGCGTAGGTAGTTTAAGGCACGCTCATTCAGTGCTTCCTTAAAGATGCGGTCAAGATTGATGTTAAGCGGCTGTTTCGCCAAGGCTATCTGAGCAGGTGCAGCCACTGGAGCCGGAACCATCACATCATCGTGGACTGGCGTTCCGTTCTGGGAGTGAGCCTCAGAAATCACTCGGCGGACCTCGTACTCAGGCGTTGGGAAATCATCCCGCATCCGCATGGCATAACGAATGACTTCACGCTCATAGTCAGAAGCCGTGCCGCGAATGGAGCGGTAAACATCCATCCACTCTCGCCGCGTCCGGGCGCGTCGGTTCTTCGTCTTCCGCATGATGTCGGCATCTTCCCTCATGGTATCCTGTCTCCTTTTGGTGTCTCGTCGCAAGTAAACTGCTTTCGCTCATAGGTCAGTATACCAAAAAGCATGGACGAATCCAATGGATTTTCCAAGTCGTGCAGGGATAAGGACTTGTGGAAAAATAAACACCCGCAAGATGCGGGTGTTTCGCTAGTGCTTCGCCTTGCGACGGTGTTTGCGTTCTAGCTTCGCCCGTCGCTTTGCCTCCTTCATGAGGCGATATTCCTGACGCTGAACATCTCGGTCCCTACTTGCACAAGAGCGGCGTTGTTGTTTGCACTTGTCGTACTGCTTGACACCCCTAGTAGGAGAGGTATCTTTTTTTTTGAGATGAGGTGTGAGACATATTCTTCTCCGAACTCGGTGTAGTCAATATCATTCTCGTCTATGCAACAAAGGGGAGTAATGGTATCCTCGCTCGCCAAGACACCATCACTTACTATCTCCAATTCGATCTCCACCTTCTCGATAAGCCTAGACCTGCCGCTTCGACGCGGAAGCATTTCCTGTGAGAGAGGTCGAGTTTGGTCATTTGGTATCTTCCAGAAGCTTAACCGCATCTGCTTGTCAGCATCACCTTCCGAACAACTAAAGAGAACAGAGCCAAGACTCATTAGTTCGGCTTCTCGCTGATTGGTGATGCCAGTAATCAAAAACCTCTGCACCTTATTGCCGTTAATGTACCTCTCCCTGAGTTCATGACATATAACGGTATCGTCCGCCTCTTGAAACTTCCACGAACCATCATCGCTGAAGTCGTTGAAATATACGGACGGATTTGGTATTTCAACGTAGAACCAACCATCGGCGTCTGACACATCAAGGTTCTCATTCACCCTTGGGTTAAAAAGACTATGCCGCAAATAACTCAAAGACCTCTCATTCCAGCACTTAGCCAGGGAGTAAATCGCCTTAAAGTGTTCCAAGTTGATCTTTTTCTTGCCCCGAACACCGAGCATCAACTCCATCTTGCGAATCGCCCCGCACTTCTCAGATTCACCCTTTAACTCAATCGTACCCAGCGAATAAGTGCCATTGGAGGCGGAGTACATCCGATTGATTTGAGCGGCTGTAAGGCAGGACCAGAAATGGTATTCGGTTGTCAAACCTCTGGCACCCATGACCTCATTCGTAAAGAACTGGTCGGGGTGTTCACCCAAGTTCTTATTCATGGAAAAACCATGACTCCTTGGTTCTGGGCAAAACAGAGCGTCTTGATCATAAATCTTCTGAAAGTCGTTAATTACCGTCTCGCAACGAACACACTTCAATCCTTCGCAGTTGTCAAGACTCCACCTCATCTGCTCATCGTAGCTGACGATATGGAGTATCTGATAAGGTTCCATCTTCACCAGAACATCATCAGGGTTGATGACAGTCAGTACGTTATCCTTGGGGGATTTGGCATCAGTACAGTAGACACAGAGCCGCAGCTTCTCCTTAACACCACCAATGCTCTTGGTGAGCAAGACGTTGCCCATGAAGAGGTCTGAAATCTTTACCCACTCTGTAGTATCGTATTTCTGCTGGAACCTGAAGGTGATGTTGTGGTCTTGTTCAAGAGTTTCCGTCATAAGCAAGGAATCACCGACGACCAGGGCATTGAAGCGGTCGGCAGGGTCACACCTTGTACAGACTATCTCAAACGATTGGAGTGGGAGTAGTCGGACTGTATGTCCATTGGTGGAAGGGTTTTTTACCTTCACCGCCCCATATCTCTTCATATCTTTCCTACCATATTCTTGCTTGCGAACACCCACCAGATGTCGTTATCGTATTGTAGACAGAGACTGTTTATCTTCTTTAAGAGACGAATCTCAATCTCGTCAGAAGCTCCGGTTATATCAACCGCCTCCTCATCCCATGCCCACTTCTCTGCGCCGGGACAGGTGATCTGGATACGGTCCACGCCTTCCGTGTAGATGACCGCATCGCTGACCGGCTTCAATATACTAACATACACGCCGTCGTCTTGTACACACATCTTAGGCACAATAATGGACTTGTTCTCAATGAAGAGTGAACACTCCTGATCGCGGCAAGCGTAGGTAGCAGCTTTTAGTCGGTCAGGTTTACCGTCCCTACCCAAAGTAAATAGTTTTTGAGAACCGCTCACAAGCTCAAAGTGGTCCTCGGCAACCTCAATATCTTCAGAATCGGAGACGATGAGTTGCAAACTCTGACCAGGGACCATCGGGACATAGGTATGTTCTGCCTTCGGGTGGAGCGTGACAAGGTGGGGAATCGCCATAAACCTTGCCGTCTTGCAATTGCGATAAACCATAAAGGTCAATAAGTCAAACTTGTGATAAACAGCACTATCGTGAAAGACCTGTTCTGGTATGCAGATTAACTGGAAGTAACCAAAATTCTCGCCTTCAGAAAGCTCGAAAGCAAAATTCTGAGAGATGAAGGCATACTTGCCATGTGTCTTCCTGGCAACATCTCCTCGCTCCATCTTTAAGTTGTGGGTATTGAAGATTGCCCAAGCGTAGTGATCCATCCAGGGGATCTGGGAGATTAGCCTAAACTCACAGCAGTTTTGGTAAAAGGATTCTAGACAGTTAAAAGTGGCGAATTCTTCCTCCATGAAGAAGGCACGCTCCTCTAGAACGTCACAAGTAAGACCAATCGAGGGTTTTTCTTTGATATCCTCTAACAGCGTAACATCAGCGCCCTCGGCAAGGTCAGAGCAGTCAACAAGCACTAAATCCACCAAGGTTCACCCCTTTGACAACCTCACCAGCCAGTGTGCGTATCTTGGAGAATTGATCATGTTGACCAATTCACACCAAGTTGACACAATACTTTTGTAAACAGAATTACACGACACGTCGGCACAAGATGTAAGCCACTCGACAATGCTGTTAAGCAATCCCACTCTCGTTCCAAATGAGAGGTTACAGTCTAATATCTTGTAATTCAAGTCCAGCAGAGAAAGAGGTAGTTCAGCAAATCGCGAATCCCGCGTATAGGAGAGTAACTCCCAACAAGCCATCTTTAACTCATCGGAGTCTCCAAGGGGATACCAATCAGAATTACGCCACTCCTTTATCTTGTCAAGGATGTGCTGTTCATACTCATGCCAATAAACAAACCATTCATCGTCTTTCGTAAAGTAAGACCCGCCTGTCTTGTCCGGTGTGGCAAAGCTCATATCAAACTTGCCTATGTTGACACCATCGTTACCCTCCTTATTGACGGCTCTGATGTCAAAAAGTCTGTACCTATCGCTAGACCTTATCCTTTGAGGATTGTGGAGGATCACTTGGCTACTGCCGAAAAACACATATGGTGCGCGAACATTGTTGCGCAAATAGTATTCTTGCAGTGGGTTCACGACTATTCCTTTAGATTCAGCAAACAGAGGTTCTCCACGGTTGTCCACTGCCTCTTCTGTTCGTCCCAGATGATCGGATAAACCTGTGGCAAACTTTCCAGAATGTCGAAAAGATCCCCTAAACTCTTCGCATAGATACAAGACCTATTGAAGATCCAGGGATGAACGTGTGCGTATCTCGTTCTCAGTTTTTGCGCGGCAATTTCATCTACCATGCACTTATCCTAGCAATCTTTCAACAAATGTGGAAGATCACCAAGAAAAGTAATAATCAGAACCCGTAGCCAGCTTGGACGCATAGAGTTTCACCCTAGAGTCACAGTCTGCACAGGTTGCGATATTGAAAAGCCGCAGGGAGTATTCAGGGTTGATCATAGCACCCCCAAGGAAGTCAAGGAACACCTTGCCATTGAACTCTTGTCTAGCCCACAAACAAAAGAAAGCCGCTTGAGCATCGAAAGTAGCCTTTTTGGTATCATCTAGCTTGGTGTAAGCTTCGGGTGTCATGGCGAAAAGTGACTTGGAATCAAAGCCGCCCACCAAAGAAAGCCTAGCTCTGATGTCTTCTATTCTGCCATTGAGGACACTCATTCCTCTATGGCACCATACGGGGAATTTGCTGCCGGTACTAGCTTCAAAGTTGGCAATGACAACTTCGGTCAGAAGGACGGGCAGATTGGTGTTCCATTTGGTGCCCTCTGTGATGAACCAGACAGTGTACTCTGGAACTCCATCTTTAACCTCGACCCGCCAACTAGGAGTCTTCCTGTTAAAGAGTTTCTCGTAGAGATCGGCACTAGGAACGCAGATCAATTTGCACTTCACCTTCACGGTGTCACCCTTCGAGTTCTTAACAGAAGGGAAGTCGAAATCCTTTATGCCCCAGCGCCAAAGAGTCCACGTCTTGATGTATTCGATATTGCTGCAAAGGTACTTACCCTGTGCATCATCGAGACTCAAAACTTCAAAGTTGTCGGTAGTGTATCTATTCCACTGAAGCTGAGGTTGGGCGGGTTGTTGCGGCTGAGGTTGGTTTTGTTGTAGGTTAAGAACCAAGCCACGAATTTCGCCTATCCGAGACTTCGCGGTTTGAAGTTTTTCTCCAACATCAGCAGTCCTACAGACGACAGGACGATTGACTCCATCGGCGGGCAGCTTAGCGGTAAAAAGGCACGCCTGGAAAAAAAAGGCACACTGGATAACAGCTATAAAGACACGGTAAGCTCGCATGACTACTCCATCCCTAAATCGTTTCAGTAAACACCCCTGATCTCTTGTCAAGGCAGTATTTACGCAGAGGGCACCACATATTATTCAACATAGTTATGGCATCGCCACATAGTTTCTTGTTCTTGGCGTGCTTCAAAATGCGATAAAGGAACCATTCTTTCGTCCTGAAAAGACCTTCGCTGAGTATCAATCCCTCCCCTTCCACAGCCCGTAACCCCATAATACACAGAGCTTTGGGCAGACCGACCGAACTCATGTCACCCGGTATTGGTATCTTCACCGCGTTTTCTACAAAGGTGACAAAGAACTTCACCCAATTTTTGACATCTTCAGCCTTGGGTGACATTTCTGGCAACCTGAGTTCAACTGTTTTACGATTGAACTCAGGTTCCACTACACTTTTTACAAAGTTGCAGATATTTAGTGAAACCCTGCGATCTCTTTTGCAGTTGTAGTCATGGGGTTTCACTTTTTGGTAGAAATCTGTATCCTTCCACACGGCGGGACTTTTGCCGATCTTGCAGATGTACCTACGACGAAGCATCTTGCAGTAGACGTTACTGACTCTGTGTTTCGGAACGGCAGTAAAGACGACAGGCTCGATGCGCATCCAGTGAGCAGCTATTCTGGCGATGTCTCCCTCTGTGAAATCGGAGACATCAACGTGAACGTGTAAGCCACAGTCAGAATTGATTAAACCACCCTGAGAGGCAACTGTCTCCAGGCATCCGGCGATGTTGTTGAGGTCGGCAACGCCGCTGCCCTTATAGCTGGCTACTTCCCAGCCGCAACTGGAGTCGCTCTTGACGTGCCAGCAGGAACCGTCGCTCAAGTTGTAAGGAGTTACAGAGACGACGTGATTGGGATCATTGACCTCCAAGATCCAGGCGATCTCTTCTTGGTCAATCCCGAAATCGGTGTATTCTCCCTCTACCCCGAATGATCTGGTGGTAGAAAAGCTGCGGTATTGAACCCTCATAAAGAGATGCTACACCAACGTCATTCCAAAGTCTACTCTGGTGTATCCTCTGCGGTTTCAACTACCTCTATCTCGTCAGCCTCTTCGTCCTCATCCTCGTCGTCTTGACCAGCCTGCTTCTTAGCCAAACTTTCAGCCATCACCCCAAAGACGCCTCCAAAGACATCTACCGCAATGATTAGAAGAAGGAAATCCAAAGCTAATCCGAAAAGACAACTGATGCCGCCCAGCGCAAAGAAGAAGACGCTAAGAATGCCTTCGGTCTTCACGCCAGCGACAAAGCAAGCGGAAATCTGCATCATGGCGAACGTCGCCAGACCCAACATACCATATACTTTCTTTCTACTCATATCAGACACCCAACAGTATTTTTTGTAGAGGGGCGGATTGATCAAACATCCCGACACCAACATCGGGGAACGAAGCACTCACCTCGAAGGAAGCAGTTGGGTTACTTATGAAGTTTGGTCCGCCAAAAGCACCCAACTCGTCTAAGAACACCACAGCCCTCACAACGGCTGGTGAAGTTATCAGCAAATTGACATCAAAAGAGAAATCAAACTTCAACAAGCCGGGGGCGGTACAAATCTGTGTAGGATCAAACTCCAAAACCAATCTAGTAACCTCGACTCTTGAATTAGTTAAGCTTCTCCTACGGACCATAGTGGAGAAACCCCACACATCCGATGGCACATCCAGCAATCCATTCTCCGTCAAGCATCCGAACTCGAAGATGACGTTCCACACCTGTTGTTCAGTTTGGTCAACTGAAGTGCCTCGGAACTGTGAATTAGAGTACCAAGCATTCCTCTGTCTACTATACATTAGATTTAACACTTGTGGCAAGGTGAAACCATTAACATTCAAGAAGTTCGTTAGTGTATAGGAACGATTCAGATCGTGCCTAGCAAAGATGACCTGTGGCAGGTTCAGGGCACTACAGCAGGAAGCCGCCACTTGACCCGTGCTTGGAATTAAAGTGGCGGCAGCTTGATAGCCAAAGGTGATCCCCACGTCGGACACCAACATGGAGGTTTTACCAGAAGCCGAAATAAGACCATAGTCACTCGGAAACACAATGCTACTTCCACCACTACCCAGACCACCAGAGGCGACATAGTAGAAGAATTGAGGAGAAGCAGCCCGCGCACCACCGCCCGCACCAAGACCACCCGATGCAGTATAAGAGAAGTGGCTGGAGACGGTTGGCGGCTTAACGGCTGAACCACCAGCACCCAAACCACCCGACATTGTGTATGAATAGTTGACATCGAAGATCAAACTGGCAGTGACTTTGCCGGTCACAGCCAAATTTTGATCTACAGTAAAATCATATCCACTAGAACTGCCAGAACCAGTGGACCCGCCGATACACGCTGGTACTTTACTGAAATCAACCGTACTGAGAGTATTACAAGAAGGATCGGTGGTTGACGACCAGTCTGATCTGTTAGTTGGTTGCGACCATACCTGAATCTTCTTGATTGGTCCGGTCCAACCGCGTGCTTGTAACTTCTGGCAAAGGTCAGTAAGACTGTGCGCCGCGACCGTCATCATGAACTGCATGGTGTTGCCACTGGCACAACCTGAGTCTTGATTACTTGTCGGCGGGCAAGGGTGATTAACTGATACACATTTACCCTCTACGCGCCAGTTCCTTAAAACACCTTCACTCACATTCCAAGTAAAGGTTGTAATGATGTTTCCACTGATCTGAGTAGGGGCTTTACCACCGCAGCCCAAGCCTCCAGAGGCTTCGTAGTTGAATACAAGAGCAGCGTCCGCGCGCCCATCAAGGATGACACCTCCTGAGCCTTCAGCGGAGTCGTATGCATTATCTTTAGAAGATCCACCCGAACCCAGACCACCGCTGGCAGTGTAACGATAGGTGACAGTAGCTCTGGCACTATTGCCGATATTTAAGCCACCAATAGGCTCATAACCTCCGATGGCAGCATTGGAAGAGATGTTGGAACCTAAGCCGCCACTTGCTGCGTACTTTAGATCAATGGTTCTATCACTGGAACCACCAGAGTTCAAACCACCACTGGCGGCATAACGGAAGGAAGGAGAGATAACGCCAGCACTGCCACTCAACTTCATGTCGCCTGAAGCGGCATATTCTGAATAACTGTCAGCACCGCGAGCGCTACTGCCAGAATTCAAGCCACCACTAGCAACATAATTGAATATCACCGATGCTCCTGCACTACTGCCAAATCCCGCCTTCCCAGACATGGGAGCATTAACTAGCTCCTTAAATGGACTGGTTCCTCCCAGACTACCATTGCCGGCACCTGTGTATTTATATTTTACGGATACGCCCGCGCTACCCTTTAGATTTGCACCACCAGAACTCGTAACGCTGTAGCTAGTTAACGGCGTGTAGGTAATTACAATAACGCCCTGACCGCCGTTGCCTCCATTGCCCGGTGTAGAACTAAAAGTACCACCACCGCCACCACCGCCGCCGCCGGCACCATAGCTACCGCCTCTTCCGCCGGCAAAAGCAGCCGTATCATTTACGCCACCATAGCCTCCACCACCACCGCCACCAGCGCCCGCTGTGGCACCACCAATAGTAGCAGTCCAACTTGTGCCATTACCACCCGTGCCTCCAGCATTCTGATTACCTGCCAATCCACCTGAACCACCAGCGACATTACCATTATCGCCAGCACCGCCGGCATTGCCGATTGGCGTGGTTCCTGTGCCGCTCCAGCCAGTGCCATTAACACCGGCACCGTTTGGTCCTCCCGCACCTCCACCACCGCCGCCACCAGCACCATTGCCGCCGCCGCCTGGATTACCAGAACCACCAGCACCGCCGCCAATTCTGATACCGCCCGAACCTCCAAAAGCGGGCTGACCGCCATTACCCTGTGTAACACCAGAGCCAGCACCGCCACCTAAGCCGCCCGCAGACTTCAAAGTCGTGGTGTTAAATATGGTAGCCCCGCCACTACCGCCGCCAGTCCCTGTCGTATCACCAATACCGGCGCTACCAATTTGGTATGGTATAAATGTGGCACCTTGAGGATCGAAGTTTGTAAATTTCCTGTATTCAGCACCGCCACCTGCGCCACCGCCCGCTTGATTGGTGCCAAACGCACCTTGTCCGCCACCACCACCAGCGCCGATAGCCTCGATGGTGTTGTTGTTGGGATTAAAGTCAGACGGTACTGTCCAACTGGTTCCAGACGTGAGGATGATAACTGTCGCCATTAGTCATCGGTATCTATTATGATACCGATGACTTTACCTGTACATGAGGTAGTTTCTACCAAGCAGGTAGGTGGTGAAAAAGTTGTGATAGTAGAGTCGGTAAATGGACGGAGTGTTGGTGCAGATCCAAAGCATCTGCTCAATGACTTGGGAGGACTTGTTACCCTTTTGAGACTTTCTGAACCTTTGCCAGCGTGTACCCTGAATAGGTTTCAGTTGAAGGAACAACGACCAGAGCCACACTTCTAGATCCTTGAAAGACCTGGCTTGAAATGGAACCAGCTTGTCATCCAAATTCTTCCTTATGAAGGCGTTCAAATCAGTGTCAGGGTGAATGTGGTCGTGAATCAAAGAGGCTTTGTTGTCTGAGAAGGTAATGAACTCAACCGTAATCTCCCCTCTTTTAGGCGGACACCGAGGACAGGAAGCGAGTGATCGCGTTGGTTCACTGGTGAGGCAAATGAGATTTGGTCTACCATCCTTGGAAAAGAAGCATGTCCCATTAGCGCAGCCACTCCAGATAAAATCCAGTTTATGACGCTTCCGATACTCACTCAACAAGTTTCCCATCGATGCACCACTGGTAAATAAGGTGACTGAAGCTCAAGGAATCAGATTGCTCTCTCCGTTTCCCGCCTGCAAAATCAAACTTTCCATCCCATAGAAAGGGGCAGCAAAGAGCAGCCCTAATAATGACGAGGTTCGATTCTGTGGCGTACACTTTGTCACCGCCGAGAAATTTGGCAGCGAAACCTCCCTTAGCCTCGTCCCAGAACATACTCATAACATCAGGACAGGGAGCGCCACAGTAAGCTTCATGGTATCGAGCCATGTGCGAACATACAAGTGACACCAGATTTTTGTTAAATGGTTTGCTATTGCCCCGATTGAGAGTCAAATAGGGGATGGCGTGTACGTCATTGGAAGCGCATCTTTTACACTCAGAGTAACTCTCAAAAGGCGTGACGTTAGTTTTCTGGTAGCTGCAAACCCCGCAAAGGTAAATGTACTTCACCTCGCTCTCTTGCAGGAATACCCTGTAGCTCAGCAGGAAATTCAATAGTCCACCGTACCTGATTTTGCGTAGAGAATCAGGTACGGTATTTGGCAGCCCTACATCTTGCCATGATGGAAAATGAGGTGTTTTCATACACCTCTATTCTAATCCATTAGGAATTCCTCTGCAACCTCTTGAGGATCTGTGAAACTAGCTTGTGGCGGACAATGTGTTCCTCAGTGAACTTCACTGTACCTACGCCCTCAAGACCATCCAGGCGACGTGCTACGTCCATCAGAGCAGAATCTCTCCCAATGTCAGATTGATGAGGATCGCCTGTAATAATCATCTTGCTACCCTCGCCGAGGCGGGTCAAGAACAACACCAGTTGTTCCCAAGTGCAGTTTTGCGCCTCATCAAGGATGCAAACGCTGTTATCAAACGTCCGACCCCTCATGTACGCCAGGGGTGCCACCTCTGTGTTGTTTTGCACATACTCGGCATTCTGATCCTTTGTCGGGATCATCTTGCGAATGCAATCATAAAGCGGCAGCATGTAAGGGTCGGTCTTCTCGGAAAAGGTGCCAGGAAGATATCCTAGACTTTCACCGGCTTCGACAATAGGTCGTGTTAAAACGATACGACTTTTGGTTTCTCTAATCAACTCATTGATGGCAAACATACAGGCTAGATGACTCTTGCCTGTACCAGCCGGACCTAGAAGAAACACAACATCGTTTTGCTCATAGACTGAATAAGCCAGTCGTTGAGCCACGTTTTTGAATTGATCCGAGATATCAAAAGACGGCGTTGTTTTGACAGGAATGATTTCTCGCAATGAATCGAAGACGCCCTCCCCAAATTCCCTGGCTTCTCTCTCTTCGTTACGTTTGAGTTTGTTGTTTCTTTTCGCCATGATACCTTTATCTAGCGTACATGGCATAAAAAAGTCCTGCCGCAAAGATATGCGGCAGGACTGTGCGTACAGCGAAGATTGTGCTTTGGTTCACCCAAAGGACCGTGTTCCCCACACGACTAGAGCCTGGCACCGTGACCGCCCCCAACAACCCGTCCTATGCCCCGCAAGGCACGCGCACCTTGCCGCTCGCCTGCTGCGGTCAGCAGAGTTGCTTTGGTCATCAACTGGTTGTCGGTTCTGTAGCTTAATCGCCACACGGCACCCCTGTCAGTGTGTCGAAGGGACGCTTCGACTTCATAGACTGCTCCATGAAACTCCGCAACTTCTTATCTCGCCCCCAGAGCTTCGCTGAATCCTACTGACTCTTTATTATAGCAGTTCTTAGTTCAATAGTAGACTGGTATACCCTGAAAAACAACGATGGGCAGACCTAGATACCAACATGATTATGACCGGGTTCCGAGAATTCCTAATTGAAACAGAAGCCCACCAAGAAGTCAGGGACACTATTAAGGGGCTACCCAAGGCTCACCAAGCACTTGTAAAGGGGTACAAATTCAAGTTTGAGGGCGGCTGTACCCTCAAGGGGAGCGACGATAACATCGGCATGATTCACCTTAACAACGAAAAGAAGAAAGAGATTCATGTTGCTGCACCGTGGAATTACGGTAGACAGTTTGCCATGCTACATGAGATTGGGCACCTCGTTTACGAAAGGTGGATGTCTCACAATAGTAAGTTGAAAAAGGAATGGCAAAGGATCGTCAACAAGACCAAGCACAAGCTACATCAAAACGCAGAAGAACTCTTCTGCCACGCTTATGCCAATACCTATGCGAAGAACAAAATTGAGGTACACAACCACCCGGAGTGGGAGAAGTTCATAAAGGATATCCCCGGATAAAGATAGGACAACGCACTAATGCCATAAACAGCAGAAACTGCATGATGCCTATCGCCAACATCAGCACAATCATCATGATCAGAAGAATCCAATCAAAGCCGCTGTTCTTGTTGTAGTTGTGATACATTTATACCAAAAAGTACAGGTACATGAACACCAGGGACACTACCACCCATGCACCAAGGATTGACATCCAAAAGATGTTGTCAGTATTTCCACCATCCATCTCCATGCTGGTATCTATCCAGGTGACACCAACACATTCCATTACTTTTCCGGTTTTTGTTGAATGGCGTTAATCAACTTCGGGATCATCGCCGCAGATTGCTCACCCATCTTTTCAAATTCGCTGTTATCCATGCTGAAAGCAAGATAGTGATGAACCAAAGATAGCTTACCAACGATGGTTGGCTTGTAGCCGAAACGCTGAGCGGCAATGGTCATTACGAATGAGGAGCCGACCTGTTTGAGTTCTTCCGCAAATGGACCGCAATCGCGCCAGCAATCCCTGCTGACCATCAAGCACCACTCCCTGACGTAGGGAATCTTCTTGCGGTCGTAGGTGAAATGACCTTCCTCAAGACCAATAAAACCAGATCCCTGAGCCTCGCCAATGGAGATCATCAGATCGATCCAGGCGGGGTTAAGCACCGTGCAGTCTTGGTGCATGAAGACTATGTACTTGGATTTGCGATCTGCTGCTCTGGCACCTTGATTGCAAGCAGCAGCCCACCACCTATTCGTCTCATTGCGAATTAGTTTGATGTCTGGTTCTTTTTCCAGAACCTCTAGGTAGTCCAGAGCATCTCTGGTAGTAGAAGCGTTATCCACCACAATGACTTCGATGTTGTTGTTGACAGATGTAATAGCGATGGACTGCAAGCACATATTGAGCAGTTCGGGGCGGTCGCGATGAACGACAACAATAGAAACTCGTTCATCTGTCCCATCATTGAGGTTGATCGTCAGTTCTGGACGGTCGCCCTCAAGAGGATTGTGCGGGCTTATCGATGGCATTGTCCTCCGGTTGCGGAATGTTGTTAATAATCAAAAGTCCCTTGCCATTGTCGCAGTGCAAGAGGACTTTATTGCGAGACATGGTTTTGCCCCAATACACTTTCACATGATCATCGCTAATAATGAACTCGCCGATAAGCGGCACTTCAACACTTCTATCGGGATGACCACCAAAGCAGTAGGTTCTGGAGCATTCCATCAGATCGGCAAAGAACTCACCTGCCGTGATGATGAAATCGCCTGTCTCCAAGCCAGCGGCTTTAGCCTTGGCTTTGAGGATGTTTTTCAGTTCAACTAACTTGACGTAGACGCCCTCATACTTCTCCTTGATGGTGTCTCCTTCAAAAGTTGTCCAATCACAGATGGCTACTGTATTAACTTGTGGATCAAAGAAACCGGCTTCTTCCTGTGCAAGTCCCATGCTGTCCTCCCATGTGTTCTCCCGAATCTTTTTCTCCCAAGCATTGTCAAATTCGGGATCGTCAAAACTCTTAAAGAGCATCACTCCTCCAGTTCAACTGGATGAATGGCACGCTCACAATCGCACTGTACACCTTCAATGGTTTCACGCCAGTAGTTTACTTGCTTTCGCCAGTATTCTTCAGCCCTGGTAGGATCGATGTAAGCCTTCTCTGCTGAGATGAAGATGTATTCACCGTCCACCTGTCTACCAGTCTTAAACACTACATAGATTGTTCTTGCCATTATCTACCTCGCAACATCCCTTCTGGGAATCCCTGTACTTCTGGTGACAATTCTTTGATGGAGACATTATACCAATTGTCTACCTGATACCACGAACCGTCCTCAAGTTCGTAAGAATCGTTACGGCGGTTTACCACCTTACCAACGAGTCCATTCTCATGATCAAAGCTGTTAACTACTTCAACAAGTTGACCAACCTCAAACTCAAACTTTTGGAACCTGAATCTTCCTGTCATTCTCATCGGTTATCTCCTGATCCGCCAATTACACCACGATCCCGTCTGTCGAACAACTTATCGAGGTTCTTCTTACAAACCTCTTCCAAAGTAACACCAAGCTCAGTAGCAAGGGCAGCAATGTACCAAAGTGTATCACCAGCTTCGGCGAGTATCGCCTCTTTCATTTCAGGAGTAATCTGACCATTAGAATCGCGCAAAACCTTCTTAATCTTGCCCTGAACTTCACCAGCCTCACCAAGACCCAGACCGCAATAAACAACCGCCCAGACACTACCAGTGCCATGCTCCGGGTACTTCGCCACCGTGAAAGCCTGTCTCTGGTACTCATTAAGAGACATAGGATCTTGCAACTTCGCCTTGGGTGCTTCAATCCAACGTAGCTCAGCTTGTTGTGGATCACCACCCTTCTCGAAAGCAACAGCCTTCGGGGGTTCGGGCTTCTTTCTCTTCGTCAAAGGCTGCCGAGGTCCGTAAGTGAACAACTTGAAGAAATCATTCCAAAAGCTCATTCCATCACCTTGAAAGTAAGTGGGTAAATTGGTTCAATCCTCAGCAAGGCAACACGATCACGGTGGTTGACAACAGCAACCTCGCGACCGACGTTACGCACACTGAGGTTTACCCTACTCTCGCTTGTAATGGTGTTTTTGTAAACCTCAAGCCCGTGTTCCCTGAGATCCGGCGATAGTTCGATAACAAGTTTGTAGCCTTCTGGCACTTTCGCACTAAAACCACAGTCCACAGTAGCCATACCCCTGTGACCCAAAGCCACCCTACGATTGCCATCGATGGCAACAGGCACATTGGCTATCAACCAAGTGAATCCGTCCTCTGCCTGGGGGGTGAATTCAGGACCGTCCAGGGAGACTTCAACGGGTGGAACGCGAGAAGAGATTTTCCCTTTCTTTTTCGCTTTCAACTGGCGCTTTTTTCTCTGTTTTGCTAACATTTTCTTTGCTTCCAGCTTCGCCAACTCCTTCTCTGCGTTCTCCACTACTAGGCTGTTGCTTGCTGGGCTGATGAGCTTGGCTCTCTGCAAGCTTTTTTCTGTTCTCTTCATGCTGCTCCTTTAATACTCGGTTTCGCTCATTGATGGCAGTTACCACAATCTGATTGATGTTCTGCACGAAGAACGTCAAAGCGGAATCAGGGTACTCGTTGACCCTTTTAGTCAAATACTCCCTCGTCCAAGGATCGATGGCGGGGTGTTTATTGATCCTCTGGATAACATCGCTGCGTGTGATGTGAATGTATTTTTGATCCTTTTTGTTGGGACCGTGACCGCCAATAGAAATACCAAGATCGATCTTCGTAAGACTCATGAGACTCCTGCTAAATACCTTGATGCCATATTACAGTAAGAAGATGATTAACTTTCGTGAGTTTGTGGAATCGTCGGGAGCGTTCGTTTCCGACCAGCAGACGACCAGTTCCTATGACGGCAGGCTCCATCCACAAATTTCACTGGAGTTTCCTACTGAGGAAAAACATGGAGAGGTGATTGGTGTGCGGGTACAAGGGGCGAACTACTGCTTCCACATCAACGGCGGCACAACTGTGTGCATCCCAAGGAAGATTTATCACAAAAAATACAACCGACTCCCGCGCCACAAAACAAAGGATCGCCCAGGTGATATGGTGACTGCGGTGTTCTACAAGTACAAGCCAGACCATGAGAAGGACCACAGACTGAAGTCCTTCCAAATACACCACGTCCGCTGATATTTAGCCAGTTACCTCTGTTTTTCCCATTGCTTGCGCCACTCATTAAACTGTCTGCTCGGAGGTGGCAATGTGGATGGATCTCTCATGTCATGCGGACCCAGCCTGTCTGACCTCCAGATCATGAATGCAATGACCAAAAAGAAAATAACAGCACAGAGCAGGAAAAGTCTCTTAAAGTTCATTTGCTCTCCTCAAGGTTTCTTTTGAAGTTTCTTCGTGAATCGCCCAGGTGGTCTTTCTCAAAGTCAGCCGTTTTCTTTAGAACCTCCTTGTACTCTTCTGGTAAACCATCTCCATCTGGGACATCAATAACCACCTTCACCAGTAAATCTCCTCTAGCAGATTCATCGTCATCTGGCAAGGCGAAACCCAAACCAGGCATCCTGAAGATAGCCCCAGACCGTGTACCAGGCAGCAGCTTAAACTTACACTGACCATCAAGGCAAGGAACATCAATGTCGCCGCCAAACACGGCTTGAGTGTAAGTAATTGGTAGCTTAACGCATAGGTTAATGCCCTCTCTCTGGAAGACCGGGTGGGCTTTTACCCTCACTACACAGTAAAGATTACCACAGCCAGACAGTCCAATGTCGCCCTCGCCACGGGCGCAAATCTTCATGCCGTCATTGATACCGGCTGGTATCTTTAACTCCAGAGTGCAAGGGCGATCATGATAACCCTTGCCAGTACAATAAGCACAGAACGAGGACACAACTTTGCCAGTTCCGCGACAGGATTGACAAGTAGTCTTCCATCTTGCATACGAGGAGGAGGTACTTTGATGAAGATAAGTTTCCCCCTTACCATCGCAAAGTACACAATCCTTGAACTCAGTCCCATCGCGTGCTGTAGTGCCTTTGCATTCCTTGCATATCTCTCGTTTGTCTATATTCACCGTCTTACTGCAACCGCGCGCCGACTCTAGGAAGTCGATAACAATTTCTAACTCGATGTGCTGACCCCATCCCTGTTGTCTGGGTCGCTGGGTGAAGAAGGTGTCGAAAATGTCTTGAATAGTGGTACTGCCGCCTATGTCATTCATGAATGGGGGCGGTGGCGATGGTGGCGTAAAGAGTTGCCGGTCATAAACAGCCCTCTTCTGTGGGTCATTCAATGTCTCATAAGCAGTCTGCACCCGCTTAAACATCTTCTCGGCTTCCTTGTCACCTGGATTTCGATCTGGATGGTACTGAAGCGCAAGCCTACGATAGGTCTTTTTAATGGTTTCCTGGTCGGCATCCTGTTCGATGCCCATTATCTTGTAGAAATCATCCATAGTGCCTTTCAAAGTCTTCATACTTTGTACCGGACACAAACGTGAAGCGATTATTCATCCTTGCCGGCACCCCTTCGATTCGATCTCCATCAAGGACGTAGGTAGGTTTAAGTCTAGAGAGGTCTAGCTCGAAATCAATGTCCTCGTACCAGTTCTCAACACAAGAATACTTGTCGATGATGTATTGCTTTACTGTCTGACTGTTAATGATTTGAAGAGATGCTTCGGGGAAATTGTAGGTAGGTGTATAACCCGCGAAATAGCCTTCCTGTTTCAAGTAATACAAGAAGTCTTCCCTGCCCGCACTTGTTATCCAGCAGTCGGACTCGATGTGGGCAATGTGCTTGTATTTATCACGCGACCAAAGCAAAGCATGATAGAAAGACCTCTTCCAACCTGGGAAGATCCAGATTGAATCCCTGCCCAACTTCTTGTCAAAGGTTTTAAGTTCGACAGCCTTCAAATCTAGATGGAGGGTGACAGGTCCATCGTTAATCATCCAGAGATCAACACCGCAACCTTCAAAGAACTTGGTATAGTAGTTGATCCAGTTCTGGTATCGTTGTTTATCGTAGTCTACTAAAGAAGTACAAAAAACCAATTGATCATTCATAACGAACATGCTCTTGCATACTTTGTGGCAACGACTCGCAACACCTCTGCCCAAGTACGCCACCGATTGCTGTTATGTCTAACTGAGTGTTCTCCTTCAGCAAATTAGCACTAACGAAACCATCTCTGTCATCATAAGCTCCGAACACAACTTCTTTAACACCAGCAGATTCAATCGCCAAAGCACAAAGTAGGTTAGGTTCCAGATTGCTATACAACACCGCTTCACTCAGCTTCTTCCTACCTAAAGTGCCCGCAGCTTTGTTGATCAGGTTGATGACCGCATAACAAAGGGGATTATGCTCGGAGTACCTCGTATCATGCTCGACAAGTTGTTTCCCTCCAGCCCAGACCAAGACGGCGGCGATGGGGAGATCACCCCTGGATTTTGCTTCTGCGGCGACCTCCAAGGCTATCTGCATGTAGTCATGGTCCTTGAGCCTGCGCTTCTGCTCCATGTAGCCGTCTAGGTTTTTCACCAGCTTACCTCCCAATCCTTAAACTCAGCGGCAGTACAATCGACTTTGTAATCCTTGCGTCCGCCGACGATATCTTGGATGATGTTCTTTGCTGTGTTCCTGATTCCATTCAATCCGTGAGTGAGTTCTAGATTATTGCCGTCCTTAATGCCCCTCCTGAAGTTACTCTCGTTGTGCCAGATGTGTAAGTTCATTTGAGACAGCACAACCAAGGCACGAAGCATCCTAGCATCAAACCAAATCTCCTGAGTCCTTAAGATTAAGTCAATATCATGAAGTATCTCATCGATCTCCTGGGCATATTTATCCTTATACTCAGGGATCTTCACTTCCTTGATCTGGGTGATTGTAAGCCGGTCCAGAAGTTCCCCTAGAGTGGGGAGATATTTTCTAGCAACATCAATCCTCTCCTTCTTCAGCCCTTCCAACTGCTCGCGGAGGAGCCTGTTCTCTTCTTGTAATGAGGAAATACTTGGTTGATAGGCTGGGTATTGTTCTGTACCACAGTGCAAATCGTCATCGAAGCTCATTTCATCCCTTCAACTTGAACCAATCATGAACTATCGAGATTATGTAGTCCAAGTCATCTTTTTTCAGGAATTGGTGACAGCCGAAGTGCAAACCATTATCACCAACATATTCTGCCTCTGGAAACTCGCCCAGCTTATGTCCCATCCAGGCGAAACTCCCCTGCTGGGTAGGAATGCAACCAAAGTTCCTCTTCGCCTTGATCGAGTTTTGCTCTAAGAAGGCGTAAAGCTCTTTCATTGGATGGCGTACCGGATCTTTCAGCACGATGCTGAAAGCGTGGGGGCAGTTGACTTCATACTTCTCTTCCTTGTTAAAAAAGCAATGTTCCTCAAGGTCACGCATACCCTCAAGTAGATAGACCAAATTGTCTTTGCGGGTGTTGAAGACCCACCAGAAGGTCTGTGGTTCAACCGCCTCCAACCCCAAGGAAGCCTCCAGATCATTCATCTTGGAGTTTAACCCGAAGCGAACATGGTTAAAATAAAGATCGCCATTCTTGCGACCATGAGTGCGGGTACTGTTCAGGACATCTGCGAACTCCTTGTGGTCGGTGCTGACCATGCCGCCCTCGCCACAACAAATCAGGTGAGCAACATAGAAGGAGAAACAAGCCATATCACCGTGCTTGCCGATGTATTCACCCTTGTACTTAGCACCATGAGCCTCACAGGAATCCTCGATCACCAAGAGTTTGTATCTCCAGGCGATGTTCATGATGGCGTCCATCTCGCAGGGTTTGCCCATCGTGTGAACACACATGATGGCGCGAGTCTTCGGTGTGATCTTCGCCTCGATCTTCTTGGGATCGATGTTCAGGGTTTCCCGTTCAATATCCACAAACACCGGCTTGAAGCCCGCTGCAAGAACAGCATTGGAGGTAGCAATGAAGGAGAGGGCTGGGACGATGATCTCGTCACCGCGTTGGGCACCGAAGTCATAGAGAGCCATGCAAGCATTGATGCAAGCATCCGTCCCAGAAGACATCGCCTTGCTGTAGCCGTAGTCAAAGAGCTTGCTCCACCTCTCCTCAAACTCCTTCACCTTGGGTCCGCCTGATGCCCAATGGGTTTCAATACAGTGGAGAAGGTTTTGCTTTGCCCTCTCACCGATTCTCAATTCCCCGAATTCAACCCTCATAATTCACCTCTGAAACAACTTTGTAACCCAAAGATGCAGCAAGCTTCCTTACAGCCCAGAGTGCCCTGCCGAAGTGACCTTGCTCGGCGTACTTTTCGTCCTCGAACCAAGCATCCAGTAAAGCCTTGCACTCCTCATATTCTTCTTTTTTCATATCTCGTACTTCTCAATGATGTTCTTATTTATGTGCTTCGGTTGGGCACCCGCAGCAAGCTTGGCTTCGTGATAGAGTTCATCGATGTTCACAAACCCTGCGTCGCGCTCCACATTGATCGCTACCGCCTTGGGTTGCTGTGGATAAGCCATGTCATTGATCAGGATTCGCTCCCCGCCACCGATCCCCATAAGTAAAACATCCCAGAACAAACCCACTTCAGTGAGTTGCTGTTCGGTGATGGTTCGCATACTCTCGCCTCTGCCGGTGGTCAGAATCAAGCGATAGCCCTTGCCAGACCACCTGTCGAAGGCTTCCCTGACGCCTTCAAGGATTTCTGGATTGAAGCGATTAAGCACAACACCAGAAGCGTTTTTCTGGTGCTTGAGGAGCGTGCCATCAATGTCGATGAAAAGAGTCTTACCTCTGCTTTCCACTTGTGCCTTTCTACATTAGAGTATGAAGAAGCCGCATGTTTTGTTTGTCACTGAGAAATATGCCGATGCCAACCCAGCTTGGTTAAGCAACAGTCACCATAATCTGTTCGGTTCACTGGAATGCTCTAGCCTAGCGACCTACTCGAATTTCTTCTTGGAAGAAAATCTGCAATACCTAGACGACAAGTTGATCACCTATCATCGAAGGTTGGCACCAGATTTGGTAGTTGTAACCATTTTACCTACCAAGGGCTTTAACAGCAATCCCACAGACAAAGCGCTCTCTACCATCCGTGGCAAAACTCCCATTGCATTCATCTGGTTTGACGCTGTTCACAAGGAGATAATGGACAGGGCACGCCATATGGAGCGTTATGCTGCTCTCAACTTGATACTGGATACCCCATTTTTTATACCAAATGACAAATATCTTTCTCTCTGGACACCCCAGGACACGCGCATCTACAAGGACGACAATATGCCACGCAACATAGATGTCTCCTTCGCGGGGTCAATGGCTGGCTATCCTGATCGAGAGGAGGGCATTAGTCATCTCATGGCAAACGTGAACGCTTGCATTTGTAGAGACGGCGGGCAAAGAGAGAAAAACCTAAAGCCGCAAGACTATGCACAAGTCATGCAGAAGTCCAAGATATCCTTAAGCTTTTCCAAGACCAGAGACGGAAAACATCAGACGAAAGGCAGGATTTGGGAAGTTACTCTTTCCGGCGCGATGTTGATGGAAGACATTAACCAGGGAACGGGTCAATGGTTTGAACCGTTCAAAGACTACGTTCCTTTCGTCTCCAAGGAAGATTTGGTAGACAAGGTAAACTACTATCTCAGCCAGCCTGGGAAACTAGCTGAGATAGCTGCCAACGGGAAGAGAAAATCAGAGATGTACTACAGCCCGAAGAACTGGTGGTTCACCATACTGAGCAGGTGTGGTATTCAGACCTCAACCACTTGACCATTGAAGCGAATCTTTACACCAAAATGACCGGGGATGCGGATGAACTTCACCCCAGCTTCCTCAAGCATCTTGTCGGCGACTTCAATGGACTCTTTCCAACTGGTTTGCTCGCGGTGGGGTGGATAGTCGTGTCCCACCACCTCTGTAATCCCCGCTTGGATGATCGCCCTGGCACAGTCCGCACAGGCAAACCAAGGGACATACATGGTCGCTCCCTCAGTTTTGAAGCCACGCATCGCCGCTAAGTAGATGACATTCCGTTCAGCGTGTTCCACAAACTTGTACTTCAGAGGACGGGTCCAGCGTTCCTGGGACTCTTGAACGCCACGCGGGAAGAAATTGGCTGATGCAACAAACTCCCGAACGGTCTTATCGCCCTCCACGGGTCGAGACGCGCTTACCAAAACAGCACCATTTTGGGTGCTGGGATCGGTACTTTCTTTTGCTGCAACCTGATAAGCCAACTTGAGGTAAAATAAAGCGCGATCATGATCAGTTTCATTCATGTATCACCTGTGGTTGTTGGAATTACTAATATCCCCCTTGATTTGACTCCCACAGGTAGTTTTTTGCAATACCTACCGTTTTTATCATAAACCAAACTTCACATCACCGGGTCCACTGATGTACCCGGTCTTGACTTCTCCATCAACATTGCCACCCTTGATAACACCGCCCTCAATTCTACCTCCTTCTATCCTGCCACCCTCGATCCTTCCATCAACTATCCTTCCCCCTACCAAAGTAACATCGGTCAGAGTAGCTCCCGTAATGGTGACTCCAGTTAAAGTCCCAGATTTACTCAGTGAATTGTCACCGCCCATGTACTTGAGAAGCTTATCAATGTAAGGCGCTGGATTGAAAGTGGTGAGGGGATTTATGGTTCCCACGCTTTTCTGCTCAACACTATGGCTAATGTGATCCCGATTCCTTGAACCATTATGGTAAGAGATGTGGTCTAGGCTAACTCCGGGGATCTCAAAGATACGACCAGTGGCAGAGTAAATACGGTAGAGGGCGATATCAGCGCCCCAGCCTGGAAATTCAGGCGGCATCACAAAGCCCAGGACATCCGCAGCTTTCCGTGTTACTAGCGGGAAGCAGCAATACTTCATTCCCGCCACTCTATCTTTCAAGCCTTCCTCGATCCATCCGTAAGCAACTCCGTCCGGTTTGTTAGCGAGGTACATGCTCATTTGAGCCATGATGATCTGATCCCAATTTTGGGTCTTGAACACCACGTCATCGTTGACAATGATGATGTACTTACCTGTCGAGAAGTTGCGCCATGCCCAATTCAGATAATCATCGTTGAGGTTAGGAGCGCGATCTCTGACAATGAACCTGGCAAACGAACAAGTAACCTTAAACCTATCAAGGAAGCGTTTGGTAACTCTATCATCAGTGTCTACCACACAGATGACTTCACAGTTGCTTCTATCGCCGGTAGTGTTTACAATGCTGTTAAGCAAGGAATCAAGAAGATGTACACGCTCTCTTGATGCTAGGATGATTGAGAAATTCATGGTAGTAAAATAGTGAGGCTACATGGCAATAGTTCTTGTGACCGGATCTCTCGGCATGGTGGGTCACGCCGTAAATAATCTTCTTCGCACAGACGAATACAAGGAATTGCAACTCCGTGTGTCCGACCGAACGGATTTCGATCTCCGCAGGGAGCAAAGTGTCAGGGCGCTTTATGAACTGATGCGCCCTGACTATGTAATCCATTGTGCTGCCAAGGTTGGGGGTGTCAAGTTCAACAAGGAACACCCAGATGTCCTCTTTAGGGACAACATTCTCATGAACAACCACATGATCCACTACGCCCACCACTACGGCGTCAAAAAAATCATTGCCTTCTCCTCTGCCTGTGCTTTCCAAGACGGCGTTTACCCCTTCAAAGAGGATGACCTCCAAGACGGACAACCCTATGAAGGCAACCTCGCCTACGGCTACGCGAAACGCATGGTAGATATTCAGATTGGCATCTATAATAAACTGTATGGGCGCAAAGACCTGACTGTCATACCCGTCAGCATCTATGGACCGGAAGACAACTTCGATCTGGACAACGGACACTTTGTTGCGGGACTGATTGCCAAAACCCACAGGGCAAAATATACTAGCACTCCCTTGAGAATCTGGGGAGATGGATCGCCAAGAAGAGAACTACTCTTTTCGGAAGACTTAGCCAAAATTCTTGTTAAACTTCTCTTAAAAGATACGCCGGACAAGCTGTTGATTCCCGGTGAAGAAGTGAGCGTAGCTGATGTGGCGAGGACTATCGCCGACCTAATGGAGTTTCACGGCAAGATAGTTTGGGAAAGGGATAAGCCCAATGGACAGCATAGAAAGCCAACAGACCCTACCCGGTTCAAACAAGTGATGGGGAATTACCCCTTCACCCCGTACCGAGAGGGTCTGTTGAAAACGATCAAATGGTATTGTGATCGTAAGGCTCACCATTGGCATGTGCGTGGTGAGCCTTACGGTAATCAGGATTAACCTCCAACGCCAGCGTTAGAAGGGGGGGTGGTGAAGATCGTATCGTTGCTGAAACCTGGGCGGATGCGGATAATCAATGACCTAATTTGTCTAAACAGGTAGGTAGCAGGTGTTTCATCGATCATCCGCTCCATCTTGTCCTTTTGGATACAACCGTATTCGTGCGTCTTGCCCGTAGATTCACTGTAGTGGGTGGAAAAAGGCTCGGTCAAGAGGGCATTGTTGATGCCAATGATCGAAACATTTTCTTTACCTGCACCGGACCAGCAACCAAAACGACCAGCGTGAGGGTCAATCCACCAACAACAAGCCGACTGACACCTGCACCACGTCGGCTTGTTGGGCTTCTGGTCAGGTACTACCAAATCCGCACAATTTTCACAAAAGAGCAGCTTCACGAAGATATACACCTTTCATGTGCCCTCGCATCATGGCTTCACACTCACGCCGGGATTTCGGCTTTTTACCAGTGTCAATGCACATGGCGAGATAAACGCCAACGGGTGATCTTTTACCCTTGGGGTGCCAGAGGCGATGCTTCTTCCAAATGTTGAGAAGAATCATCGTACCCACAGGCTGTTCCTTGATAGGAGTTTCACCCCTCGCTTCTACATAGGAACCAAAATCATTTCTCACCACCAGAAGCAAACTATACTGGTTGGGAAAATGTTCATCATCATGCCAACTACAGATGCCGTCAGCATACAGAGCTTCCACGCCATTAAGTTTAACGGGTTCCACCCCATAGTCATCGCGGAATCTACCGGGCGACCAGTCAAAGGTAAAGTCGGCAATCGGAGCTTTGAGGGAGGAGGGAATGACGATCTTGGGATGCCAGACTTCAATGGTATCGTTCATTTGGAAATTGCTATTAAAGAAAGGATGAGGGTGATCAAGACGACCAGAGTTCCCATGCCTAAAAGACAACCGAACCAGAGATAAAGTGACTTGCGCGCCCGCTCTCTGAGTTGACGAATATGCCTCTTTCTCTCCAGTTCGGCGGGGTCGTGATGTCCGTTCATGCTGGGCTGCGGGATTCTGTTCTTCATAGTCCCATGATACCCCGGCACTCCCGGTGAAATCAAGCATTTACTGCCAAAAGGTCAGGAGTAAATCTTGTGGCGGTGTTCTGCTGCCCTGATTTGCTCTACTATTCCCCTTTTGTCATAAGCATAGACATAAAAGCCTCTACCATCCGGGTCGCCTGGCGGCGATAATACCCAATGGGAGTATTGACCATTACCGCACCAACGAATTAACCAGTCCTGATCGTATTCGTCTGTGCCGTAAAGCCGACCATCTTCAGCACGGATGTCTAACGAGGTAGGGTATTTCATATCACATGCTAAAAGAGGAGCCGCAGCCGCAGGTGTTCTTTGCATTTGGGTTTGAAAACTTGAAACCACGGCGGTTGAGTTCGTCCAAAAAATGAAGCGCAGTGCCCTCTAGGTAAAGGGCAGAACGATTGTCCACAGCAACCTTTAGCCCACTAACTTCAAATATCTCATCTTTCTCGGTGACACCTTCATCAAGGGAAAGGGTGTATTGATAGCCAGAACAGCCACCGCCCTTTACGCCGATGCGGACATAGACCTCACCAACTTCAGGCTCTTGTTGCTTGTGGTCGGCAATAGCTCTTTGCAACTCTTGAACTGCACGTTCACTGATTGCTATCATTTTTACCCTTTCTTCTTCTTTTGAGCCTCTTCCTTCATCAAGGCTTCAGCCTTCTTTGTGGCAGCATCTCTTTCCTTAAGTTTGTAATATGCTTCCCACTTCAAAACAGACTGGTCGCTCACACGAACATTGTGACCTTGGGCGAGGACTGGAGCAGGCAGGATGATTTCCACAATCCCAGAAGTGGGGATGTTGCCGACGTTCCCTACCAAACCAACCTCAACCAAAGGCGGGCAATCTGGACCCTGATCTTCGTATTCGTGATCGGGGATCGTGAACTCGAATGGAGTGCCATCAAACAACTCTGCACGCATAGTGACATAGCCCGGCTTGGGCGATCCCATCTTCGTCACCTTCAACCAGGCACGCAACAGTTTGTCTTTAACCCTAATGCTATTCATGTTCCTCCTAGTAACCTAACATACCCCAACACCGCAGTAAACGAGTCAACCAGTTTTCGTTCTTTGGCGGGGGTGGCTCTTTCTTGGGTTCTTCTTTTCTGAAACGGGACAACCATCTCTCTGTACTCTTGTTGATGATGTCTTGGAGAGAATCATGCACCTCCATCTTGACTTCTCCTAAGAGAATCTCATCAACGGTGTGGTTTCTCCTGCCCTCGGTGCAAAGGTAAGGTAGTGTCCAGTTGCCCTGATCGTTCAACTTCAATTCCCAGCCGCATATACCAGAATGAAGGAGAGCCATGATAAACCTCATCATGGTACTCCCACGCTCATCCCAGCGAAGTGACCACCACGGAAGCCAAACGGCATTGCCGTTAAGAGGTCGGCGCTCATTCACCTCCATGCTGTAACAGAAAACCTCCATGTCACCGGCAAACACCTTGCCTTCGAGGTGTGGATGGCGAATGAACTCCATAGGCTCCCTGAACACGATCCCTTCGATCCTGTCGTCCGGGTAAAGTCCCAAGCCGGTCTGCGCCAGCACCTTATAAGCAAACCACTCAGGGTACTCACCTTCTGGAACCTCACCTTGCGGCAAAGTAAAGGTATCTCTGTTCGGTTCCTTGATTACCAATACCTTATCCCAGCCTCGGTCATCGTGGGGCTGGGCGTAAACAAACACCTTTTGGTGAGGCATATTCACCTCTTAATAGCCATGACATCCAAAAGGATTGGTTTTATTCACCAATCCTGTGACTGCGAGCCGAAGCTTATTCATAACCCGCTCAATCAACTCATGTTCAGCCATCCTGATATCTCTTTCAGTCCAAGGATGACCGTCGTGTTGGGCATCAAACAACACTTTGAGTTTGATGTCTAGTTGATGGTATGGTTGACAGGTATCAGCATCAAGATAAATCTGATCATCATAGTCGCTGATCGTCAATCTGTAGTTATGATCCATGTCACCCCATTTTGATGTCTGCTTCAGCCGTACTAAGCATCAGTTGTTTTACATTGCCAGCACAGAAGCCGAAGTCCTCGCGTGTGATGAACTCGTAGATCACGCCGGTCAAACAACTTGGCTTGGTAAATACTTGAGTTAGTCCTGGGCACTGGAAGGGACTGTCGGAGGTGAATTCAGCATAACCCTTCTCCTTCCATTCATCCATTTTGTCTTGCACGGACTCAACCTGATATGCTAGATGATGAATACCGCCAATGCCGCCGCGAGACGCCACCCACTTGCCGACAATAGTCTCAGGATCGCCATCGCTTACGAAAATTTCAGGAGGCATGTGGTACTCCTGAAGATGTTCTTGGATGTAGGTATCCTTTTCCTCGTAGGCGACGTTATGACACGTCCAGGGGAGGATGCTGGCAGGTAAGTTCTTTTTCTCAGGCGGTTCCAAGGCAAGACACTTCACCTTCTTCTCGCCCTCTCCGAAGTCCAACTCAAATTCCTTTTGTAGTCTATAGCCAAAAGCCCTCATGAAGAACTCGGCTGTCTTCTGACGGTCTGCAACTCGGTAAGCGATGTGATCCAGTCTAATGATGCACCCCCTTATTTCAATTCCAGAATCCAGTTCCATAGTTCTACGGTATCATAGAAAGTGTGAAACTCGGCTCTTGATCCGAAAGTCCTAGACACTTCAATACAAGGCACTATCCCTAGATGATGTTCTTCCTTGAATGATTTTACCATCCAGCCATCTCTGACCAGCAGAGCTAAGGCTTGCAGAAGGTCAACCATATGCTCGTCTAGCTTCATGATTACCTCAGTCCTTTGGTATATATTTGTTGTTACCTAAGCCTTTCAGCACCCAATCCTTCGCTTCCTGTTTCTCCTTCTCTGTCATCGTTGGGTGTTGCTTGATCCATTCTAGTTGTTGTTTGGCTCGCTCCCACGCCATCTGATCGGCACGTTCTTTGCTAACCGCCAGGTCACACTTCTCCATCACCCAACCCAACCACACCGGAAGGGTCACGGGAGCCACTGTAACACCGAGCATGTTACTTTTTGAGCGCTCGATGGTGTAGTACGTCTCATACGGAGAAAGAAAGAATGCTGCTCCAATGAGTGCCAAAAGGATTGCAACAATCACAAACACTTTTCTGATTTTTGACATCTTATCACCCCATCAGATTTTGACCATTCAAGTTTGCGGTTAGTTTCCACTTGTCGCCTTCCGGTTCAACAGTGTATTCATAACCGAACCACTCCTTGTAGTCTTCACCGGCTTTCACGGCACCTTCTTTGGTGTTGTATATTTCAACGATCAGTTGCTTCATTGCCATCAGCATCTCCTGGGTTAAAAGTCTTACGGTCCTCCCCAATCTCCATGTGAATGATTGCTTCTGGCGGAAAACGGAGTGGCGTGCCCTTGGTAATGTTGTAAACCTTCGTCGCATCTTCCATGAGCTTGAGTTGCTTGCTGTTAGCCTTCTCCTTCGCCAAAACCTCGACCCACTGGCACAACGACTCTCCAGTCAACTTCTCGTACTCCCTCGCCGCTCTGACACCTTGAGTGGACAGCAAGCCCTTCTTGATGATTCGCTCACGCAGCAATCTGCCATTTACTTCTCTTTGAAGAATTCTGGCAAACTCCTTCGCCAATTCCGGGTCCATGACCTTGTGCTTGGTCTTCTCGCCGCACCACGCAGCAGCAGCAAGCTGAAGAGATTCTTCCTGGGACATTGTGCAAACACTTGTCATACCAATTTTCACTTCGTCTTTCATATTTCCTCATGGGGTTAAAAGCCTTTGGCTTCTCTAAACAAGTAGTTTTGATATAACTTTCACCAGTCACATCAAAGTAGTAGTTGTAAATGTCTCGTAGAGAATCCATCAAACCTTGTTCATCTAGCTGGTTACGCAACTGCGCAAGAGAAACAGCCGGTCAACCAAAGCCAGGGCTGGCGAGAGCTTGTTGCTGAGATAAGGGACCGTCTTTCCAGCCCCACTCATGTACCGCAGGATAACTGTACATCCACCGCCACACCAGCCAAAGCTCATCTAAGGTCAGCATATCCCTCCATCAAATGTCTGATGCTTTTCTTTGATGTTTATGAAGCTGAGAAGCCCTATTGACTTCCTCCCAGGTGCGGGTTGAATAAGCTGCCTCCACCACCCAACCATTGTCCCAATTATCGGTGCCTTCATCACGCAGCTTCAATACCTTCCCTACCTTGGCAAACTCGCTGGGAATCCAACTCATCTGATGCGTTTCACCATCTTGAGTTTTCTTCTTGAGCTTACATTGCGTGTAATTCACATCTTTACTCATCACTCCTCCTAATCACTGTACTTCCCTCCATGATAATAAGGGTAAGCTGAAGTATCTAGTGATCCTGCGTAGCCGGACTGCACAACACTTGCGAGTTTTTCCTTGGCGTAGTCCCAAGCCTCCTTTTCGCTCTCACACACCTTGGTGAGAATATAGGGGGAAAACAAGCCGCCGTAATCATCCTCGTATATTAGCCAGACTTGTTTTTCCATTGGATTTCATCCTCCAAAATCTTTGCAACCTCTTGGTGAGCTTCGTTGGTGCCACGGCAGAATTCCAGTTTTTCCTGACACCAGTATTCCTTCAGGGGAGGGCGTTGTTTTTCATTAACCAACTCCTGTAATTTCTCGGAAGCTTCTAGAGTGTCACGATAATGACAAGCCATCACATTGAACACAGTTTCGCCATGATGCTTCAAAATCGCCCACCCTTCGCGATCCAACATTAGCCGGGTCTTAACTTCGATTTCCACATAGGGACATAAGGTGTCATGATCAAACTTCACTTCAGAAATGTTCAACTCCACTACTCACCTCCATAAGTCAGCCTGAACCTTTCATAGTCCTTCCTGAAGTCTTCGTTCAAGAAGTCAGAAACCTCGCACATGATGTAAACACCCGGCATGTGATAGGCTTCCGCATAAGCCTTCACCACCTCATGTGGGTGTTCAATCCTCTGTACCTTCACGGTCCTGCACATGCTTTTAATAGCTTCTGTGAAGTCACCTTTGTGCTGGAACTGTGGGTCCAGAGGCACCACACTGCCAATGCCGGTGCGAATGATAACGTGGGGCTTGTAGTCGGAGATGAGGGGGTACTTGTCCAGATGGTTGATGAGACTGCTCATAGCGCAGAGCAAGAAATTCCACCTGGGGAAGATGCTGATGGGAACATAGCCGGAAAGGGAAAGACCCAAAGACATGCCCATCTGCATCTCTTCGGCTACTGGAAGTTCTAACCGCTTTTCTTCAGGAACTTCTTTGAGGGTGTTGTACATGGCAGTGCCGGGATAACCAACCGCCTGACCGATGAAGATGGTTTTATCTTTCTTGCCTAGCCAAGTCATCGCCCTGGACAACTCATCGAAGTAGGACTCAACTTCTCGCGAGTGCCCGTAGAGACTGTTGCGGCTATCCGGGTTATAGAACGTCTTCACACTTCCCCTCTTTGTATTCATTCAACCATTCTTGGAATTCAGAGGAAGCAAAGAATAAGTCTATTTGCTTCCTTCTTTCTTTATACACCTCATGGCAATGGGACTCAAGACATCTGTGGCAAAACCAACCGCAACACCTGTAACACCACAGAATCCTATGAGTCCCATTGCACCAAACACATTCACCAGAAATGCTGTTCATTTCTTGCCACCAGGGAGAGGTCCAAGCGGAGTTAGTTTCTTAGGAAGCTGTCTTGGCTGGAGTCCCTTGGGGAGCCAACCGTTCACGCCGCCTGCCATCTGGAAGTAGTAGGTAGGTTGAACGCCAGTTATCTTAACACCATTTTCCTTATACCAATCCTTGAAACCACTATGGCGATCTTTGTCGAAACACTGGATGACAGCCTGATATTCAACCGGAGGGTCTTTATGGGTTACGGTGATGGTGATAGACTTTCCAGGCTTTAAGCGATAAAAATGGGCGACATCTCTAATACCGCTGCTTAAACCAATGGCGCGATCAGGCAAAGAACTACCAACCATCCAAGTCTTTCTCTTGCCTATGTTCTTGAGGACATAAGTGTACTCCCACTTATCACCAACCTTCTTGACGGAAGAAACAAGCTCCATACCTTCAAAGCCTTTCTTACTGCCCCTCTTGATGTGGCTAAATAGAGGAGGATAAGTCTTCTTCAATGGGAGAGCCGGTGGATGACTATGGTCCCTGTCATGACGACGCTCTTTGTTGGGTTCCTTGTGATTGTGAATGTTCTCATAGCCCACGCTGGGACCGTGATTTGTGGTGAAGTCTTGAGCAGAAGCAAAACCAGCCAAACAAAACAACAGACTAAGAGCCAGAGTTTTCATTTGATTCGCCTTTTTCTTGTTTTTCTCGTTCTCGACAGTGATCACAACAATCCCAAATGCCTGTTTCATTGTGCAGACGCTCACACTCAAGCATCGCAGCCATCTCAGATTTACTCATTGTTGCCGTCATTCCCTGCAAAAGGGAAGAATTTGCCCATCTCTTTCCGAGTTCCTGGGCTTCTTTCAAGAACCGGGCATTCATGTTCATGTTGTCTCCTCAAGTTGTCTACTTTCGACACCATATATCTGTGACCCTTCCAAAAGAACTTCAGCGGAAGATCCGACCAAGTTGGTCTGATCAACTCATGTTCATCATCAACCTTCTGGAATAAACCCTCTGGTAGAGCATGTTCAGAGATCAGCCAGTCCCAAGCATCTGTAGGTTCTGCACAATCCGCAACACACTTATTGTTGATTGAAATCAATACACCCATTTCACCCCCTCAATGCAGTAGTTAATTCACCCTCTGGGAACTCAACCCTTGAGTCAAACTCCACTGCAAAACCACCACCTGTTACACGAAGATAACGATATTCGGATCTCTCGCATTCTCTTGCCGCACGACACGCCTCAACCATGTTATCTGCTTCAAACTCCCTCAAAAAAGAATAGCCAAGGAGTTGAGCATGAAGACCTTCAATGTCATCTAACTCATCTGAGGGATGAGTATTGGTTCCCCATACTTTGAACTTCACTTTTCCTCCCGGTGATCGCGATGGTGGTGATGTTGATCCAAGCCATAGCGGTGTTTCAAGAAATGTGTCAGGGTAAGAATCTCCCTGCGGAGCTTTCTCTCCAACTGTTGCTCCATCCTCTTGCGCCGCTTCAGCCGCTTCTTGCGGTTTGCCCCTGCTCGATTGTGTCCCATGTTATCCCTTCATCATTCTAAGAGCCACGGTGTTGTCAACGACTGGATCGGGCACGAACCTACCAGAGGAATCGAAGTTGACCTTATAGTGCAGAATCAACTCGCCATCCTTATGATGACACAAGATGTCGTAGCGGGCGAATTGACTACGCCCCGCACGAATATCTTCATGGTAAGGCATGTAGTCGAAGGTACAGCCTTCTGCCAGGAAGCCGATCCGGTTCTTGATGAAATCTTCAACCGCCTTGGAACCCCAGAAACCATCCATACCAGGCTTCTTTGCTGGTTCTGGTGCTGGTGGTGCGACATTGACCTTCTTCGTCTTTGCCTTGGTCTTGGTCGTTTTCGTTGTCTTTGCTTTCGCCATGTTGCCTCTTATTCTTTTGACACTTTCACATCTTCAAGTTTCTCTGGTAGACGACCACGCTCGTCTAGCCACTCCATGTCCGGTTCTATGAACTCACATTTAATGCCAGTTAACTTCACGAAATCGAACAGGGTCAGATGGTGGTTCTCCTCTACCAGCTTGCCATTGACATACAAGCCTTCCCATCCGTCGCCGCACACTACCGCAATGGGTTTTTTCACGACAGCCTCAGAAATTTATTCTTTGTCCACCGCCCGCATGTGGGTACTTGCTCTTGTACTTGTAATAAAGTACCTTTGGGCTGACCCAATAAATACCGCTACCCTTCAACATACCTTCCTTTTCTTTGATCAAGGCACTCACTATAGGGTGTTGGCAATCATTCCCATAGGTTAGTTTTTGCATGTTCCAGACAGGCAGGGTGGGGGTACAAACGCTTTTGCCGTTATCTTCCACGACAAACAAGATTGGAAGATCGTGGTTCTGACTGTATTTAATGCACTCATGGGCGGCTCCTGTCTCAGAAGTCATTTCACCCATAAAACACACAACCTTGTTTGTTCCGCCCTTCCTCTTAATGCCAAGGGCAATCCCCACAGCCACAGGCAAGATGCCGCCGACAATCGCCGAAGATATGATCTTGTACTTAGGGAAACATAAGGAGATGGATTTGCCCTCTAAGATAGCCTGCATCAGTTCTTCCTTGGGCACACCTTTGAGCAAGCACTTGTAGTGTTGACGCCAAGAGCCACAAATCCAGTCATCTTCGTCCACACGATGTTGGAAAATAAGAGACAATTGCTCCTCATTCCCATTATCCAGATGGACAGGGGCGCGGATCTTCTTGTCTGCAAAGTGCTTACAAACCTCATCCTCAAAGGCAATGAGGTCTGCTGCTGTCAAATCTACCTTCATTCTTTCTCCACCTTATCGGCACCGCGCATCGTATCTTCGATCATCTCAATCCAATTGCGGATCTTCTTGCCTTCCTTCAAATTCTTGCATCCCTCGCAAGATTTGTCAACACATCTTGTCACACCGTTCTCTTGACGACGCAACTCACAGATATGGCAGGAGCAGTGGTGATAGTATTCCCACCCAGCTTCATATTCCTCCCATAGCCTTCCATAGCCAATGCTGCGGTTAGTGCAACAAGCTTCTTGGAACTTCCCTTTGAACTTATCCATGAACCCTTCCCGCCACGCAGCCGTTCTTATGCACGTCAAACTCAGTATGTTCAAGTACCTTGATCCTTACAACTGGCTCGGTGTACTGATTCAAGTCACCATTGTGATTGACTTCGCCGCGCTCCCAGCGATAGGCGCAATCAACATCGACAGCCACCTCATAGCCGTCCCTGGACCTACGGACACGGAATGTACCATCACCATTGAGGGTTACAAGGGCACCGGGGTCCAGCCATAAGTGGTCCTCATTATCAGCCGCCATAGCATAGGGCATGGCTGAGCCTTCCTCACCCTCCTCCATATCCTCGATACGTTTCTTTATCTCCTGGGCGAGTAGTACCTTGGGCAAAGTTGCGTGCATATCAATCTCCTAACAGCCTTCTTTTGAGTTTGATGGACGCCATTTCTTTGATGTGATCTACTGCCACCTTACCGAACTTGTCCTCAACTACCTTATGGTACTCAGGACGATTGAAGTACATATCCCAAGCACGATCACGGAAGCGTAATACCTCCGCAGCACTCAAGTGCTTAGTAGGAAGAGGCAAACATTCGTAAGAGTGGAAGGACCAAGCCTCGAATGTTTGAGGCAACGCCCATCCTTTTTGCCCTGCTTGATAATAGAGAGGCGAACCCGGCAGAGCAAAGCAAGGGTACATATTCGCCATCTCTGTATTCAACTCCGACGCCAGGTCAAGGGTGGCATTCATGGAGTTGTAGTCGTCATCCGGCAGACCGAAGATGTAGTTGGAGATCGTACTGATTCCAGAATCTGCGATTTGCTTGACGATCTCTCGGATGTCTACTTCTTCATAGGTGCCCTTGGTAATCTCTTTGCGGATCTTCTGGTCGGCAGCCTCAATGCCCAGCGCCAGCCACTTCACACCAGCCTTGTTGAATAAGTCAAGGTATTTGGCTCGCACCGTATCCACGCGAGCATACGCCCACATCAGCAGTTCCTTACCATAACCACGATCTACCAATCCTTGTAGCAATGGCTCAAAGTATCTCTTGTCAAGAAAGAACATCTCGTCGCTGATGCGGATGGTCGTAACCCCGGCATTGACTAACTTGTCAAACTCCTTCAACATGAAATTAGGCGACCAAAATCTCATGTTCGGAGAGTGAGCAGCGTTCACGCCGTCGCTGTTATCTACACGATTCAAGATATTGATCATGCAGAAGTCGCATTTGAAGCGGCACCCCAAGGAAGAGTAGATGGCAGCATAAGGACGCCTCTTGTCTTCATGGAAGTCCGCGTGCCAGTTACAGGAGCGATAAAGATCAAAGGGCTGCTTGTTGTAGGGCAACAAATCCCAGGCAGAACCCGGCAAGTCCACATCCATCAACTCATTTGGAACCACACGCTCTGGTGCATTCAAAACACAGAGACACTTATTCGACTCGCAGCACCACTGATCAGCGTGCATCTTAAGTGGAGCGCTTTCCTTCCAACCAATGCCCTTAATACTCTGAAGATCGGTCTTCAGATCGGTCGCCAGAAGGTTCCTCAAGGCATAGACGCCCTCGTTCAGCAGAACAAAGTCTACGAACGGGTAGGCAAGCACCTCTCTGGGGAGGGCACTGGTGTGCGAACCGACAAAGCAGACGGGATACTCTGGGTATTCCGTCTTCAATTTAGCCGCAACTCCAATAGCACCAGTCATCTTTGTGGTGCCAGCATTCGGGTTTTGTCCATAAACGACAAAGCACACCAATCGCGGATTGGCTTCCTTAATGCGAGTCACCGCCTGCTCGTAATTCAGGCGTTCAGCGTCGCAGTCCAAGATGGCTACGCCAAAGCCTTTAGAGCGACAAGACTGTGCCAGCAAGAGACACCAAGTAGGTGTCTCTATGGCGCTAAACTTGTTGCTCAAACCCTGATACAGCAGATGTGCATCTCCTGGGTGAACAAAAAGTACATCAAGCCTTCTATCCATTTCACTCCTCTTCGGGAACGTCATCGAAGACTGTCACCCGACTGTAATAAGATGCCCCATTCGGGAGCAGCTTCTTGCCGTAACGGGTGAGCAACCCGAAAATACCAAAATTGATGGCTGGCGTCAAGGTGAACGGAACATAGGGCGAAAGTACATAACCGCTGTCCATGTAAGATTCCCCCTTGCGCCCGATCAAAACGCCCTCAACACCCTTGTGAGGGTATATAGAGAGGTTTTTGCAAAGATCAAGAGAATCAAAGGCAGGCTTCAAACGCCTGTGAAGTTTATCATTCACGACCATCCAGTTCGGCTCGCATCCTTCAAACATCTTCTCGTTAAACTTCTCCTTGGCGTCTTTAATCACACTTTCCAAAGCCTCTGCCAAACGAACAGCCTTGTCTGATTTGTAAGCCTTCAGGTTGACGCAGCCAACCGTTGCGCAGTTGTTGGACAGGTCTTTCAAGACCTCGGTATCCAAGTCATCGATTACCGCCTGTGCTACATCCTTGGGACCGAAATCGTCACAAACCTGCCTCTTCAGCCTTCTCGTCCTGGCAACAATATCTTGAGAATCAATGGTCAACATCGGTTCATTGTTGACCGGGCTAATTCTACGACTCAGATGATAGATCAATCCGGTAGGACCAACAAGGGGTTGGACAGAAACAAGATTCCAGGCAAGTAGATTAGGGTACACCGCCGCAGCCAGATCGATGAGCTTCTTCTTAGTCTCTGGAGAGTTCATCTCCGTAGAAGTGGAAGCCTCGTTCATTAACCGCTGGTTTTCCAACAGGAGACAAATACAAGAACGCTTGAACTTATCTTTAATTTTGCCGATAGACTCAATGGCTTTCGACCACCTCTCATCGACTTTTTTTGCTTCTTCGAGTGCTACATTTTTGGTAATTACTTCAGCAACTTCGTTTTCATTCAGTTTCTCGCAACCCATTTTACCTCATTTTACTGGAACATAGGTACTCTGAGGAGTCCTACGATTTTGACTAACCTTGATGTCTATCGCATGGATTGGGGCGATTTCTCCACACCTCTCCATGAAGATGCCGTCTGCATGGTTTTCATGCTGGTCTTTAGCTTCTCTCCACCACTCATTGCCGGGCATCCTGTCCAATAGACGACGGCGGTGGCAGAATTGCAAGTAGTCCACCTGACAGTCCAGGGGTCTTCCATTGCAACACTTGCCAGCAACGCCGATTGCACGCCTCTCCCCAACGATTGCACGCCAACCGTTAGGATAAATTACCCCTATGTCTTGCGAAGCGTACATTGCAAGCACTTCGGGGCGACTTTCCGCATAGGAGACAAAAGTCTGAAAAGCATTAGGATAGAGGATGTCATCATCACAAAGATACATGACGAGTTCACCGCTCACCAAACCATTCCTGAAACACTCGTTAAAGCACCAGGGTGCCATCGCCTTTGTCTTCCTTGTCTCTTCTGTCTCGGAGGAGCGGATGAACCTAAATCTCTCATCAGCAGACCAAGGGAAAGAATCATAATACCCAAGGTCATAAAGAACGCCACTATCTACTACAAAACACTCCCATTCTTGATGGGTCTGATTGACGACGCTCTGAACAGCCTCACTACAGAGGTCGGGTTTATTATGACTCACTAAGATGCACGACACCAACATCTAACCTCTCCATTGCTTTTCTGGCGATCTCATCGCACCTGTTATTCAACTCATCATCAGAGTGACCCTTCACCTTGATGAATTTGACCTTATGACCACTGAAACTCTTCATCAGTCTGATCCACAGGTCTTTATTGGCAACCGGCTTGCCGGAACTATTGATCCAACCGTTCCTAAACCACTTCTCAAACCACTTCTGCAAGAAGCACTCAACTAGATAAGCACTGTCAGAGTAAAGCTCGACATCGCAAGTCTCTTTAAGGTACTCCAAGCCGACAATCGCCGCCATCATCTCCATGCGGTTGTTGGTGGTTTCTGCATCATTACCAGAGAGTTCAATCTCTGCCCCATCTTCAAATAATAAGAGTATGCCATACCCACCTTTCCCTGTCGAGGAGGCACGCTGGGAGCAAGACCCATCGGTATAGATTTTAACCTTCTTCATTTGCGCCTCAAAAGAATTTTCCAAACCTCTACAAATTCCGACTCAAACATACCAGCAGGCACCTTACACTCAAGGCGTATCTCTTCAAAAGAGGAAGTAATTAACCTGAGAGGCTCGACACTTTGGTAGTGTGACTCACCGAAGTTCTCCATCACTTCAGCTTCGTTGGGATGGGCGTTGTAGACAAATCCAGCAACCAAAGCGGCTTCCATGCCGTTCTGGAAAAGTCTTTCATACAAAGCATATCTCTCCTTGAAAGAGCAATGCACCTCGGTAGAAAATAGGCTAACAAAGACATTGGATGTGCTAACAAAAGCATTGTCTTGTGCAGACAGGTTGTTGTAGTCGCCCTCTATCAAGGCAATCGCCACTGAATGATCAGCATTAGACAAATCTAAGTCAACGCCAACATAACTGCCCAATCCCTGATCCATAACGTATCTTCCAAACTCACAAGTGCCACAACCTAGATCAACAACACTCCAACGAGACAATTCCAACTCAGCCATCGCGCGGAATGCCTCAAAGACTCGACGGTGTTGCCTTTTGACTTCTGGACTTTCCAGATACTTCCGGTACTGTGAGAAGAAAGACGGGGGATATTTTGTCGTCTTCATGTTATCTCCAATCACACATTGGCGTACTTCTTTGACACATTGGGGATGATCTTGTAAGCCTTGATGAGTTCTGCGATCCCTGCTTCTAAACTGACTTCTGGAATCCAGCCTGTCTTCTCAATCTTCTCGTTGGAAACGATGTAGTTCCTTTGGTCCGGGTCTTTACGAATCTCATCTACTTGGATTGAGAAACCCGGAACCTGTTCCTTGATCTTTTGACACAACTCCAATTTACTCAAATTGGCATCTGAAAGACCCATGTTGAACACCTGCCCCCTGTGCTGGTCATAATCCGTAATCATGTGGCAAAACGCCTTTGCTACGTCGCGAACATGGATGTAGTTCCTCTTGAAGTCCTTCTCAAAAAGCACAACATAACCGTCCGTGACCGCCTTGTAAGTGAAGTCATTTACCAATAAATCCAATCGCATCCTGGGAGATACCCCAAAAACTGTAGCAAGGCGGAAAGCAATGCCTCCGCAATCCAGAACCGCCTTTTCAGCTTCGCACTTGGTCTTGCCGTAGGTGCTAATTGGCGTCAGTGGTGTATCTTCGGTACAGTATGTGGTGCCAAGACCTAGACCATAACCGCTGTTGGTATTTGGATACAAAATCTTCTTGTTCGTCTTGTAACAAGCGTGTGCAAGTTCAAAAACTTGCATCTGGTTGATTTGACCCGCACCACACTTATCACGTTCGCAGGCTGGCATACCCACGATGGCGGCAAGGGGGATCACCACATCCGCCCAATCAGCTTGCTTGAGTAGGAAATCCGTGTCTCGGACATCGCCATAGATGAAGTCAAAACAGTCCTTGTGCTTCAGGCTACAGAAATAAATCAAACCGTCTTGTTTGTACATCAAGTTGTCAATGATTCTGATGTTGACTTGAGGAACCTTAAAACCCGTCTGAGCAACCTTCCAAGGCTGCGAAAGAATATAATCGACCAAAACACTGCCGATGTAGCCTGCGCCACCTGTAATCAGAATGTTCATTTGCCTCCAAATGTTATATGCAATACCCAATCGGATACTGCTGGTCATCTTTTTGACCAATGAGAACAGGGAAAACCATCCGATGCTTTATCATCAAGAAGTCCAAAAAGACAGAAGCATCTTCCCTCCTATCAAAACTTCTTATCGTCTTACCGTCGAAAATGAAAAAACCCATGTGCCTTTCGTTGTAGAAGTAATCGGTTACACCCACTGAGGGAACCAGTAGCAAGAAATGATCGAAGATAGGAAGATATCCGTAATCATGGAATCTGTCCAACTGATCGAGAATACCCGTGGTGTCTACCGACAGAAGTCTACTAACAATGGGGTTAGATGCCATGTAAGCTCTAGCCCGATAGGTAAAAAACGGTCCCTTCCTAGAGATGAACCTTACCACATCTTCCCAATCCCCGTAGTTGCCGGTACAGTCTAGAGCCTCTAGGAGCGTAGTGGGGTCATCAACAATCCACTTCTCGTCTACCCACTCCATGATCTCTTTGAGTATTTTCGGCGATAGACAAAGGGATTGCAATAAGAACTTCACCATTACCGGATTGTTGTCCACCGACAATGAAACGGACTTGCCGTGATTGGTGAAACCGTGGACCTTCCCCATCACAGCAATTAAAGCATCCACGTCTACGCACTGAAATCCACAGTACGTCTCCCTTTTTTTAAGAGCTAAATTCAGATGCGCAAGGAGAGTATTGGCTTGATTTTCCATACCAAGCTCATGAAACCTATGGACAATGCGTTTATACCTCTCAGTATCGCCGGTAGGCTCATCGTTTAGCCGGATGTAATATCTCAGTGATGAGGGATGTTTCGACCAGCCCTCAGCATCCGTTTCAAACTCGGAGAAATAGACGCTGCCGGCGTTTCTTGCCAGCTTACTTCCTTTACGAAACTCGTTACGCACCTTTGGGTCCACGATGGCACGGACGGGGAAATGTTCATCCAAGAGACTATCGACTTCTACGGCTACGCGAGTCTCATTGACCGACCTGTTAACCAAAGAAATGATGTTAGGGGCATTGAAGATATTTGCTAATTCATATAAAGACAGAATATCTTCCATCTTGTCTGAGACGGTAGTATGCTCGAACAGACCAACGACAGGCTGTAAGCAAGGATGGTCTAGGTTGAAGTATTCAACCAACTTTCTGAGTTGAATGCCGAAGTTACCAAAACAACTTTCTATTTTGTGAAGCGGAAGATCAGCAATCTTCGCAAGTATACCCGGAGGGCGCTGTCGCGGTTGAACCTTGTTGATTCCCGTCTTCTTCAATAGATTTTCGTAGAGGAGGCTCTGGACAGATAGAACCTCCTCCTTCAGATTCACTTTTGCGTCGATCATTGAATCCCTGCATTTCGACCAGATCCCGCTCGACTTCTGCTACACAAGCCCATAGCCCTTTTTGATCCTCCAGACTACCGAAGGTCTTACTGCTACGGAAGTAATCGATCTTAACATAATACCTATCATCGGCATTTTTGTAAATACCAACGTACTTATGTCCCAAAGATGAGCAGTAGCCGAATCCAGACACCTTCTTGTCTATCATTTGGGGTTCACCTGTGCGACGAGGTTCTTGCCTTCCAACTTCGGCGGCACAAGGGTGCCAACGTCCTCGATCATGGTGGCAACCTTCTTGAGTAACTCCTCGCCTTGCTTTTTGAACATCATCTCGCGGTTCTTGAACTTCATAACGATGCGAACCTGACGCTTCTCCTCAAGGAACTTCTTCATGGCGTTGACTTTGGTTTCAAGGTCATGATCGCCAATGCAGTAGCGCAATTGGATTTCCTTAGAAGTAACAGTCTTCTGCTTCCTTGTTTCCTCCTTCTTGCGTATCTTCTCTTCGTACTTGTACTTGCCAAAGTCGAGGATCTTGCATACCGGAGGTTTCGCATGAGGCACTGTTTCTACAAGATCCAGTCCCAGATCATAAGCTCTACGTCGAGCTTCTTCAATACTGACAACGCCCACAGGCTGATCTTCAACGAAGAGACGAACCTGTGGGACGTTGATCTGGTGATTGACTCTCAAATACCTCTTCTGCGGGTTAGCAGTCATTTTCTCCTTCTTTCAGGAAACCTTGTTACCTTCTAGCCAGTTAACAGAGGACAACATTTCCCCCGTCTTTACAAAATGCTCCACCACCTTAAAAGCAATAGCTGCCGAAGTGGTGTAGAATCTCTTGTGCATGTCCATCTGTCCATTATCTAGGTCAAACCATATTTCCACGTCTGGTTCACTGGTAATGGGGTCGGTTATGATCCAACTTTCCTCACAACGCGCCTTGTCCATGTACATCACAAAACAGCGATCAGAGTGCGTCAAAACCCCAAGGGTTCTACCATCCTTATCAAACCACGCCTCAGACACCACACGCTTACGCCTTCTATCGTACTCCTCAACATCCGCCATAGTTTTGTGGAAGCAGGCGTTGGCTTTTTCAACGATCTCTTCGTAAGAGATCGGCAATTCTTCACTCACTTATCACCCCATCCTTCTTGATCCACCAAACCTCATTTTCCACTTCGTAATTTTGAAACGCCTCATGCACTGCCTTTACGACACCCGGATGGCATCCTCTGCCTTCTGAATATAGCACATGGTTTTTATCCAAGTTCCCCTCAATCAAATCCGCATTCAAATTTTCATACTTACCCAAGCAGTCATGTCCACACAGAATGCCAGGAGATTTGACTTTACCTTGATAAAGGGCGATGTCCTTCTTTACTTCTTGATACAAATGACAGCCGTCAATGTAGATCAAATCGAAAATGCCATCCTTCAGAATAAGAGCCGCCTGTTCCGAACGCATCTTCAGGGGTAAAACGACATCAACCAAACCGGCATTCCTTATGTTGGTTTGAAAATAAGAAAAGATATCATTGGCTTCCGCAGCTTTCAGTAGTTCTGGAACACCTTCGGAACCCCGCCACCAATCCACGCAGAACAATAGCCCATTGTTTTTCTGTACGATCTTCCCAATGTGGTAGGAACTGTATCCAACCCAAGAACCAACTTCTAAACACAACATACCCGGCTTAGCCACTTGTTGAACTAACCGAGTAAGTGTCAACAGGCTATCTGAATAACCCTGTGAAGGGTACGGACCAACGAAATCCATAGCAAACTCCTCACTCAACTGTCGCCCCTCGTCTCTTTATCTCGGCTTCCACTTCACGCCTACTTTCTCTCCAGTAGCCCCGTTCTTTCCGGTCACGGTTCTCTTGGTCGTTGTAGTACGCTTCGCAAGCCTTAAAGTCCTTGAGACAGATCAACAGTTGTTCGTTTGTGAGCCTGGCAGGGTCTGCCCACCACAGCTTCCTGAAGTGTTCGCTAACATCGGGACGACCTTTGAAGTGCCGGTTCGTCCATTTGGTACGGCGGTGTTGACCGCTCATGTTGCCATTCGTCTTATGCATTCTTTTCATTACTGAAACCACCCTTCCTCGCCAAGCCGCCCATAACCCGCTTCACGGCGTTGGTAGCATCGTGCTTATCTACCACGGCGTTGATGACGAAAAGCGTCTTGCTTGCCAAAGCAACATTCATCGCCGCCTCAAGCTCACCCTCTGTTGTCACTTTCGCACCAGCACCTAGACCCATCATATCAGGGTACTTATGGTAGTTCCAATCTGCAATGTCGTTATAAGGACCATCTTTGAACATTCTCTCCGTAAGGTAGCCCTGGTTGTTTAAGACCACCACAATCGGGTTCAGGTCCAAACGACCAATGGTACTGAGTTCTGGAGCATTCATCTGAAAAGCACCATCGCCCACTATAACCAATGGTCTAATGTTCTTGTCGGCAATCTGAATGCCCAAGGCTCCTGGGATCGAGGTGCCCATTGTAGTATAGAAAGCCGGGCAGAAAAAGTGATTAGCAGCAGTATCTAAATCCGCAGCCCCAAACATACTATCACCCACGTCTGAAACGATAGCCATGTTATCGGTGACGGTTGTTCTGATTTTCTCAAAAAGACGGGCTGTCGTCAACTTCCTATCTTCCACCGGGCGGAAGGGGGAATCATCAATCTTCCTGGGGGGGTGTTCTTCTCTCTCGAAGACATCTGACTTGATCAAATTCTTGAAGAAATCAACAAAAGTCACTTTATTGAAAGAGTGATTCCGAATACGCATCTCATGACAGGTAGACAGAATCATATTCCTTCTTAACAATCTGCTAGGCGTGAATCCGAAATGTACGTCCGTCATCAGCACACCAAGAGCAATAATACAGTCGGAATTATTGATGGCTTCTTCTGCCACATCATTTGATAAACCACCACAGAACACGCCAAGGGACAATGGGTGTTTCTCGTTAACGACACTCTTTCCTAAAAGCGTTGTGGCAACAGGAATGTTCTTCTGCTCAGCAAACTTAATCAACTGCTTACCGAAGCCGTAACGGGCGATCTCAACACCAGCCAAGATCACTGGTCTGGTAGAAGAATTGATCCAATCTACAGTTTCAGTCAGCGCCTCTTGGAGATTGACCTCATCGCTCACCATTGGGTCTGGAGGTGTGCCTAAAGACCAAGAGTCGTAGGTGATAACAGAGTTGACCAGATCGCGGGGCAGTTCGATGTACCCCGGCATCTTCTTCGCCTTCACGGTATCAATCACCCGGTCAATCTCATATCCCGCCAGAGATGGGTTGTCGAGGATTGTATGAGCGCAGGACATCTTCTTGAAGACATAGTGCTGGGAATCAAAAGTGTCCGCTACCGTGTGATGTAGCCAAAGATCCTGCCGCCGTTCCCTTACACCGGGAGAACCGGAAATGAAGATAAGTGGCGATTCTTCAGCGCGGGCACAGGCGAAACCATTAAGGAGACTAAAACCACCAACACAGTAGGTAGCCATCACCACACCGATGCCGTTGATCCTGGCGTAGGCGTCAGCAGCATAACAAGCATTTAATTCTGAAGTACAGGTGATGAGTTTGATCTTGGAGTTCTGCGTCTTGTCGTAGAAGTCAAGAATATAGTCTCCTGGGAGTCCGAAAGCGTCTCTAACGCCGGCTTTACGGAGTCTCTCAATGATGAAGTCCCATACGGTCATAATACCCCCAAATTAAAAGACATTTTCAGATGTCGGGGAGTCAACAATATGGATGAGATAGCCTTCGGCATTATTGGGATATCTACGAACCCAATTCACACCAGCACCGGCTGTACAACCCATCTGGAAATCTGTATAGGAACCCGTTTGGCTAGGGGTTGGAGAGGGCGGAACCGGGGGCGCGGGTGTGGATGCCATTTGCAATAGCTTGAATTCCAAGAAGTAGCAGCCCGGCAAGCAGGTGTCGGTAGACGCCCATTCATGGACAAGCCTACTTTCCGTGATCTGGTTAGTGGCTACAGTGCCGTCAACCTGCTGAATATCTTCCATGTCCATTTCGGTAGTGCCTGGAGCATTCAAGACACGGAAAACCCTGAGAGGTGTGCCCCTCTTAAAAGAAGAAATTGGAGTACCATGATACCCACGCTGAACAATGACCAGCTTGTTGATCTCATCAAAATCGACCACCAACATCTGTTCTGGCGCTCGGACTCTCTGCATGACGATAATGTCGCCCGGTGCAACTTGCTCAAACCCGACGTTATCAGCAAATTGGAGTGCCGTATCAGTAGGACCGATATCTATTTTGAGTTTCGCCAATGCCCACATACTAACTTCAAGCACAAGACCTGTCAAGTCTAGCGGTCCATCGCAATCTTCAACAATCACCTTAAACGGCGGCTTGGTGTCATGACGCTTGATTACAAAATCCGCAGCCATGTTCGGGTAGCATCCGAACTTGTCGCGGCACATACCATAAGCGGGTCCGCAGTTAGCGCAGGAACTAGCAGTGGCAACAAAAGAACCTGATGTACATGGAGTGCATCCCATGCAGGTATCTATTCGCGCTACCCCAAAACCCAGAAATGGAAAACTGATGTGTGCGGACTAGATAACTTCACACCTCTTGAAGCATCATAACTCCATTATATATCACTATGAAGTTCCATCTAATTGCACAACTTGAGGTTGCTTACCTCAAAGACAACAAAGGCGACATCGTGCGCCAGTATTTTGCACCAAAAGGGCATTTCTTTTTCCCCGGAGTATGGGAATTTGAAACCTTCCCCAAGGATTTCTTTCTAAAAACCATGACCCTCAAGGAGTTCTGTGACCTCCTCAACGGCATGGATGAGAATGAAGTTGCGTCCTAAAACGCTTCTGGTATGTTGGATTCAATCCAATCCAAACGGTCCCTGAGCCAGTTAATGTTGCCCCGATGCGGCTCGAATTGGATATTGCCCAATCTCGCCATCTCGCGAGTCTGAGCTATTACGTCTTCTGCCAGCATGTTGACGGCTGTTTTTCCATAGACCACTCTCTTCAACCGCTTCGCAACAATTCGCCGCATACAACTAGGGCAAGGCATTGCGCTGACGTAGATGGTGCTGCCTTGGAGGGAATGTACTCCGTGGGATGCATGATCCATCGCGTTAATCTCGGCGTGGTCGATGTAGATGTACTTGTCGGGGCGCTTCCAGTTAATCTCCTTGTCGGCGATACCCTGTGGCGCACCGTTGTAACCGATCCCCAAGGGGCGATTGGTCCCATCGACAATCACTGCCCCCACCTGGGTCGAGGGGTCTTTCGACCGGGACGCGATGATGTAGGTCAGAGCCATGTAGTAATCGTCCCAAGAAGGAACAACTCTAGGCGGCGACTTCTTCACAGCCATCCTAACTCCTGCTCAACGACTGAACAAAGTGAACATCACACTCAGGATACTTCTCCTTAAAGTGCCTTATCATCTTCCTCTGGGGCGGTGATGCGTGCTTTTGAACCAGGGACTCGGTGAGAGGCAACAACTGCTTTCCGGCACAGCCGGGCACCGACAGCCTGAACGCCATAGGCACAATACCCAGATGGGCAAATCCACAACAATTGATCAAATAGTTATCACTCTCAGCAGTATAGGCATAGCCACCCAAAGGATCTCCGTTTGCCTTGATGGATTCGATCTTGTTCTTATCGTGGTGTTTACGGTCAATAGCCACCATGACAACACATATCTTCTCATTCACGCGCTCAAAGCAAACCTCTTTTCTCAAGAGATCAATATCTTCCGGCAAGGCTGGTAAAGTAGGGGTGGTGTCAGCCATAATCGGACGGTCTTTGAGTTGGAACTTGGGTTTATCGGTGAAGCTGCCACTATTGTTCAGTGAGGCAATAGGTGCCGCTTCTCCATCAATTGCCAAATCCTCGCCCTCGCAGGCATAGGTTTCGGGATAGGTGTCCTCTTCAACCGGAGGCGTCTTACATCGACTATTGCCCACGGCTGACCTCTTCAACTCTTTCTTGGAGGCAAATTTTGAAACCATGCCCATCCCTAAATTGGAATAGGTTTTAGCCTCCTGCTCTTTGGCTTCTTGCATCATCTTAACTTCCTGCATCTTCTCATACGTCCTTTTCTGTTGCAGTTTCTTCTCGTACTCTTCCTTACCCATAGGCGGGGTGTGTTCCGCAATTTCATGAGGATATTTGTTAGCCATTCCATTCTCCTGATTCGATGTAGTCGATCACTTTCCTGAGTGCTTGTTCTCGATGACGCGCATAGCCGTAACGAATCAGTGCTGGGCGATAGCGACTGTTAGGGACATCAAACGCCCCCCGGCGATGGCGCACCTGCCATTCCCACCATCCCTTTTCCAACTTCTTGATAACGCCACACACCTCACTTTGGTGAGGATGTCCTAAAAAGACGTGGTGACTGGTGTCGGTATTTTTGTGACAGAGTTTCATTTCTTGCACTTTACCCGTTATCAAGTAAAAAAACAATACGCTTCACTATAGATAAAGCGATCATGATCGAAGAACTCAAAAACCTACAACCTGAAGATACCATCACCTTCACTGATGATCAAGTCATAGACTTCTTTGAGGGTGAGGAGTTGACCGTGACCAGAGTACGAGTCTATTCCTCAGACGATGCCGAAATGGTAGTCGTGGAAATGGACGAGTTCTATTTGGTGGCGCACAACTTTGAATCTGACGAAAAGTGCTTTGTCTACCAGCTAGTCGATGAGGGCAACACCGCTGACCTTGAAGACGAGGGATACAAATTCTTGAACGAGGATGATGATTTCCGCCATAAAATAGTTATCCGCGAAGATGGCAAAGCTTTCGTCTACCACCCATCAGATACAGGCGCTATTTATGGACTAACAAGGGAGAGGGCTGATAACGACTCGTCAGAGGAGCCGCAAGAAGTGTCTATTTGCGAGTTCGTGTCGTTGTCTGCTCGCCTAGGAAATATCCTCATTGAGCGTGAAGACGACTGTGCCTACATCATGCAAGGCTTTGAAACAAAGGGAGATGCTTTCGAGCTTCCTGAGTCAAAATAAAGCGCTGCCAGATTTAATCTCACCTACGCGAACCGGATCGAAACTCTTGTCGGCTACGACAAGTGCCGCTTCGATCTTGACGACCCGCACCAGCAGTTTGCGCACCCATCTAGTAGAGCAGCAAATCCCTGTGTGATCACAGAAGTTGTTGTAGAAAGTGATAAACTGACCTTCCACATACAGTTGCGAAAACAGGAAGTAGTAGCTCAGGAAAGCCTTCTCCGCTTCACCCCTGAAGTAATGCAGCAGGTATTCCTTGCCGGGAGGTAGGTCGCCGTGTAAAAAATTACCCGCAACGAAATCTAGGTCCATGACCTAATATAGACTCTCCCATTCCTGTTTAACACACTGGCTCTCGTCGTCCTTTTCTTGTTCCTTCATGAGCAGCCTGATTTCCGCCTCCTTTTCGCGCTTGGCGATCATTGCCTTGATCTCAGCCAACTTCTTGAGGGTGGGCAGGAAATCAACACCATGACAAACCGAAAGATAAACCAAGATGATGCCACCACGGTGACATTTAGGAATCCAGCGATTGCGGCACTGCTCATGAGCCTCATAGCAGAGGCTCACTTCCCAACCCTTTTCCTTGGTGTTTGTAGTGTCAGGCTGGTTGTGTTCCAGACAATAGTAAGCCAGGGCAAAGGCATCCATGACATTCATTTCCATGACCACCCGGATGTGTTCTTCCCTGTAGAGCTTACTTTTTGGAATCTTTCCACCAGCCCAATAGCACTTGTCGCAGAAGAAGTGATCCATGCACTCGACCGCAACTCTGCGGATCTTATCCACATGCTTCGACTTACTTAAGTCGTAGCTTGTGTCAATGTCATCATCGCCACGGATGTACTGGTCAAGACCTTCCTCGTCTTCGTCAAAAATAGGAGGCATAGCAGCGGAACCCTTTCAGTCTGATCCTGTCCCTATTTATAGCAAAAGACGAGCGTCAGTCCAATATATAACCACATGAAGAAGTTACTGGCTTGTATTGGATTGCTGGCTTGTCTGTTTCTTTCTGGCTGTGGAAATTTATCGCCACGGGATAATATGAACCCGCACGACAATCTGAACCCACGCCTTCAACAGGACATTCAAGGCAGGGTGCAGAAGCTAGAGAACAATCAGAACTCCATTCGGGCAGAGATTGACCATCTCTCGTTAATCAACAAAGAAAACAACAACAACGGCGTGGAAATCTTCCAGGGTGAAGGTGGGCTGTTCTTGTTGTTTGGTTCAATCACGGTTTTCCTTGTAGTGTACTACTTCTACAAGACAGCAGAGGGCGAGAGGAAAACTTCTGAGATTCTAGCAGAACAGATCGTTAGACATCAAGACGAAATTCTGGAGTCCAACGTCCTCAAGGCTGCTGAATACACCGATGTCGAGAAGAAGGTACACTCCCTCATTCAAAAGAAGAAACTTGGCACAAAGCCCAAGGATGGTGAAGAGTCGCCTGCGGAAGAACCGTCTAAAACCCCATGATAAGCTCCGACCGGAGCCTTGTCAATCGCCCTCTCAAGGGCATTTAGTTTTTTCAGTCAGGACGACGCCGTTGTAGCTGGCTCTGCCTTTCCAGAAATCGCCTGGGTTGGGGCTGGTGTTAGGTGCGGGGAAGGCTACGAACTCTTTTCCGCCTAGAAAGCCACTTACTTTATATTCCCAGCCCTTGTCCCTTGTCCACACTGCCGACGAGATTTTTACAACGCCCTTGTTTTCGTCAAGAAAAGCTTGAACTTCCGCTATCTTCGCGTTGATGGCTTTATCGACCTTGTTGACGCTATAACCGAGAAGAAGACACAACAACAAGGCAAGGGCGGACAGTGGTAATACCAATTTATACATTACGCGCTCCCTGGTATGTCGTAACCCTGCGACGTGTTCTTGAGGTAAAGATATCCTGGGCAGTTGTCGCCTATTGGTCTACCCATCATGGCGAGGTCTTGCCCGTTCTTCTTTGCTTTGGCAGTGTACTCGTCCACCCTGTTATCGATCTCGTCCTTAAGACCTTGCACCTTCTTACAGCAAAGATGCTTTCCTGTCTTCTGGTCGTAGATCATGTACCGGCACGTCTTGTGTCCTACATACACTAGGCATACGTCTTCTGCCTGTTTCTTGCTCAGCATATCAATCCTCTTTGAAGTAATGTTCAACGATCTCTGCATTGCGGTTCGTCAACCAACGCTCAAGCGTTTGCTTGTTCACGAAGGCTGTTTCCGGCACTTGCAAGATGATGCGTTTGACGTTGTTCTTCTCCAGGCTGAGCTTCTTCAACCAATCCTGAACATACTCAGACAACTTCTCAAAGCCGCGAGCTTTCGACTGCTCCTTGAGAACCTCAACGAAATCTGAATCAAGACTCAGGTTCACTAAACTCTTCTTCGGTTTCGACATCTTCCTCCTCTTCAGCGTCGGGGTCGTCAACCCCATAAAAATAACGATTGATCCTACACCAGAGATCCTCGCCAAGGAAATCTCGGCTGGAGCAAGGGAGGGCATGAAGCGCCCACATCATCTCATGGATGATGACGTTCGCCTCTTTCAGTTGATCTTCATTGGGCGTATTCATCGAAGAACCTTGGTTCGCGGTCGTAATCCTTGTGATCCTTGATCTCGCCGCGAGCAGCAGCCTTCTTAAGGCGCTCTGCCTTACGCTTCTTCTCCCCAGGCTTAACGTAGTGTTCACGCTCCTTCATCTCATGAAAAATACCATAGGAGTTGCACGCACGCTTGAAAATCTTCTTCATGACATCAAGCTGCTTGTCGCGCCCAGCGCGCTGAACGCCCTTGGGAAGCATATCAAAGGAAACCCTTACGCGGGCAATCCTACCGGAACCATTATCTCGACGGTGCTTCATGATGGAATCACCAACCTTTCCACTTTAATGAAATGGATGCCTAGTTTCTTCGCTTTGTGCTGCCGCACAACTTCGTAAGGCACTTCTTCACAGGACTCTGACAAGGGCGGCAAATCCGCCTTCACCGCCCTTGGGGTAAACTCTTTCGCAACATTGATCACCTGATCAATGAGTTCAGTGTGATTGCCACTGCCTATCACAGTTGGGAATGAGAATATGTAGCGGTAAGGATACATCCCGGTAATGCAAAGATCATTGATCTCGAATTCCTTGGACTTTATGTACCGCTGTCTCTCATCCATCACCAAGAACGGACACCTTGCGACAATCGCCAATCTAGATATACCAGAGAAGACATCGAGTACGCAACCCGTAGCACGCATAGCAGAAAGCACCGCCAAGAAGTTCCTGTCAGTGCAATAAAAACATCGCTCTCCAAAGTGCGGCGAGATGTCGTGACTTGCCTGGTTCTGATATACTACTGGAAGGTATTTCTCCTCCAGCAACCTCTCCGTTAGTTTTATCCAGAAATCCTTGGGCAACTTCAAGGACACTTCCTTGCCTCTGCCCCAGCACTTTCCTTCCAGGTTAGGGTAGATGAAGATGCCATTACCGCCTTTCCGAGACAAAGACATCGCGAACTCACCGCCGCGCCAATGTGGGATTTGCGGGAAAAATCTCTCCACCTTCTTGAACCTCTCAAAGAAGGCGGTGGTCAAACCATTGTTGTAGTAGGCAAGGAAATCTTCATGGGTGAGGACAGTGTAGAACCGCCTCCGAAGTTGAATGCCCAAGGAATCAACTTTCTTATCGGTGTTTCCAAAACCTAGCGCACCTGCCATTAGACTGTTGATCGCCAAGCCATCGGACACTGACCAATACTCATCTGCTCCTGGGAATAAACAACCCATGCCGGGGAACGAGCAGAAGATGACATACTTGTCTTTCAGAATAGTATCACGGAACGGCTTAAGCAACAACATCGACAAGATTGATAATGACCGCATATCGCCAAGGAACAGAATAACAACAATCTTGTCGAAATCCGATGGCAACTTGTTATCAATAAACCTTTCACGTTCAAAGCCGCACTCTAATGCGGCTCTGGCGACAAAGTTTGCTACATTTGGAAATTCAACCATACCTTACCTTATACCATAACCAATAACAATTCCCATGATGAGGACAATGATGAGCAACACCAAAAAGCCGCAACCCATCAGCTTGAACATATCAGCGTACATGCTACCAAACTCGCTCATGACTACCTCCCGTTTTCTAACAATCCACAAACACGAACCAAGTTGTCAGAACGCAAACCTTGGACAACCTGTTGGTCGTCCACCATACCAACGATGTCATTCCAATTGTTCTCGCGCATCTCGGAGATGGCTCTCTCTACCAATCTCAAACCGCCATCATTATCATTGTAGACGTTATAGAAGTGGGAAATAACCAACTTCTTCTTGCCGCGAGTACAAAGTCTTAGTCTCAATCCTTCATGACCCATGCCGTATATCTGGTCGGGTGATTCAAAGATGATGAAGGGCGTACCCATCAATCCCGCCAAGCGGGTACTAGCAGTCCAAAACTGGATGGTGAATTGGAGCTTGGAAACGAGAGCAAGCGTCTTTTCTAGATCGCTCGCCTCCACAGAGTCTCGGAAGTTGGTGATGTGTGAGTAGGGGCATTCATAGGTGGTGCCCGGTTCTCCGATCCAAACCGGATCGTAACCCATCTCCTGTAACATATCTAGAAGACGCTTGTAGAAATCAATCTGGAGATTCCTCCCATAGCACTTCCTGTACCGTGCAGTGACACCAACCGAGTTTGGTTTCAGGAACTTTTCCACCGCAGCGTAAGCCTCTGTACCGGGCGTTGGTATCCAGCAAGCTATCTTTTTGAACGCATCAATGTTGGGATAAATCTGTTGCAGGGTGATGACACTAAAATAGTTGGCATCAATTACTCTGCCTAAATTTCTACCAACTGCCTTCTCCACCCTGCGGAGATTCCTAGAGGCATGGTGATAAGCACGACAATACTCACGCAGCCAGTGATACTCTGGTTTCAACTCCCAGAACTCATCCACAAGATGCCGATAAAGATACTCGCGACCATGCCACCCCATTACAACCACATAGTACCCCAAAAACTGACTTTGAAGCATTCCTGGGATACAATACAAACTCCCCACCAATTCCGAACCGAACTCCGAAAAGCAGGAGAACACAACAACGTGATTCTTGTTCTTAGGACGTGGGCGGATGTTGTATTTGTGAACCTTGAAATCAACCTTGTCGAGGAGGTTCTCCTTCTCTGCCTCCTTCAGAGTCCCGTAGGTGTACGTTCTCGGTTTGAGAATCTTCCCCAGCTTCAGGTCTGACTTCCAGTGCATCTTTCCTCGCCAAAAGTTCTTTCATCAGCTTATTGAAGTCTCTGTCCTCATCATCACATATCGGACAAGGTTCACTATGCAATGGGTGACGTGGACAGTTCGGCGGATGTCGGTACGGGTTTCTATATCCTATCAGAGTCATCTTATTCTCCTATTTGGCGGATCAATCTCATCTAGAACCCTAGCCTTCTTTGGGGGCAATGCCCATCGCGGGAAGTCAAAGGTGGAAAAACACTCCTCTAAGTTATCCTCCACCATGAAATCTTCAGCTAATCCAACATCCCACTCCCAAAACAACAGGGCATGGTAAGCGATCCAGGCACCAACTCGAAACTTTTTGCTCAAACCTAAGATCGACTCCTTTTGTTCTTGAGTCATCATAGCCCATTAGCCTCCACATAGGAGAGGCGGGGTTCGGCAACGCCAGTGCCATAGACCCACTTGAAGTCACCATGCTCCCGGTAGCCGTAAGAGCCAAGTTCCACACCACAGGCAGAAACTATGTCTTTACCTATGGAAGTATCGACTACCATCCAATTATCAAGGTAGGAGTTAAAGAACTTCAACGCATCATCGATCATCCGATCTATGGACTTCTCCACATCGGCAGGGCTGATCTCAATCAATTCCACCTTAAAGAAATAGTTCAGGTGAGTCTCATCGACGTTCGGCTCATCACGGAAACAAGGAGTGGCGCACTGCCATTTACCCGGCTTCAGTTTGCCATCCATCCACATTTGGATGAAGGATTGCTCACCAGAAGCCACCAAATCTCCAATAAAGCTGGTGCAGAAACGACGGTCAGGCGGCGCAGTCACCTGCATCGCCTGGCGGGAGATGAACCAAGGGACTTCAAGGTACTCATAACCTAGCCACTGGTAGTTGTGAATTGCATCTACAATCTTTCTGTAGTCAATTCCTGGCTTTTCTTGCGCCATCTTTGAAAGCCCTTTCTGTCGCATCAGCCATGACAATGAGATCAGTGAGGGTAAAGTTAGGGTGGTAGTTGTACAAATACCCCCGAATAGCACCCATCAGGTCTGATAATTCTACCAGTTCCATGATCCGATTGCCTTGGCTTTCAGCATCTTTCAGTTCATTCAGTTCTTCTTCGATCTTAGAGATTTCGCCAAACTTGCCGTGCGGAATCTCTGCTAAATGATACCCCATGTGTCACCATGACTCGATGTTGATACTAACACCCCTGATCTCTAAACTTCCCTTCCCGCCTCTATCATTACTGTAGCTCAGCAGAAGATTCCCAATGACGTTAATGCCTGGGAAGTCTCTGTTTTGAATCCTGACCCTAATCTTAGCTCTCACGCCGGGCTGAATAGTCATACCATCTCTTGTAAAGAACTTCAAGTCCTTCCCGTTTTTGTGGGGGTTATCCGCCTCTCTGAGAAGAATCTGACGTTGAGTAGTATCACGATCAGCCTGAAATGCATATTTTTGTGGAGCGCGTTGCCCAAGACTGGTGACGTTAAGCGTTGCGCCATCTAGGTAAATGTTATCATCGGTGACGTTTTTCACCCAAACGTAAGTAGAAAAAACCTCGGCATTGGCATTATCAACATAGTCAAGCTTCGGCGTGGGTTTATATGAAAAACCAAGCCAAAAGCCAAAACCAAAACCTGAAGCCAGCAGCAAAACACTACCTAATAACCGCTTCATTTGGTGCGTACTCCTCAGCCAGCATGTTGATGTACTCTTGCTCGTCGCCACTCATTTCACACTGCATCTTGTTCTGGGCGATGTAGTAAAACATCCGTGCCTTAAGATGCATACCAAGCACATAGGGACCGCCCTTGGGGAGATTTTCTCTGGGAGTGCGGTCTACCAACTGAAAGGTCCAGTGTTTATGGTTCATTCTGTGACCTCCAGCCACTTAGTTTTGTTAATCGTACCGCACTGTGGACACTTCAACTTGAAGTGTCCACCGCAGTTCGCGCAGTCCTTAAAGAGGGTTAAATCCTCAAACTCAAGGATGTTCTTTCCTAGTCTCTGGAAGTTGCAGCCGCGACCTTGACACTTATACCACAACTTTCTGACCAACTTCTGTCTTTCCATACCTTTAGATAGCTTCTTTTCAGAAGAATCTGGAAAGGTACTGAGCCACCAACTTCATACACTCATCCACCAGGGTCGTCGGATTATGAGAGGAGCGGCATGTGTGTTCCTTCAGCTTACGGTAACTGCGGCTATAGTCTGCGTAATCCTTACAGTAAACAATTTTGATAGCCGGTCCATCAGCAGAACCAGAGTTGGAATACTCATCGTGAGCTTCTTCCACCCAGGTATCCCACCAACACTGAAACGTCAGGATCTTGTCTCCCAGCCTACCCAGAGAGGCACAAGGGACGTGGGTATGTTCCCCCTCATCCTTATAAAAGAAACCATTCACATCGTCCCACTGCTTCAGTTCCTTCTTGAGGAGCTTCATGGTTTCTTTGATGATCTCGCCCTTGTGCCTACGTTCAGCTTCGCGGCGCTCAATTTCTTCTCGCTCGCGAGCAGCGCGTTCGTTGGCAACATTCCTCGCCATCTCGATGTACTTGCTCATGTTACTTATTCCAGTCATGATCGACAAATTCGACCTCGCCGCTGACCTCGCCCTGAAAATTAGGCTTCCTGGGGAGTTGACAGACCTCCCAAAGGATGTGGGCGGAATACTTGGACACCCATGTCAAACCATCATAGTCAATCTTGTCAGCGGTGTCATCAGGAGTGTGGTAGTCATTGTGCATCCCTGTGTGCAGGAAACAGATGGGGATGCTTCTTTGATAAAATGGTGCATGATCTGAACCACCTCCAGAGCCACTGGTGATATTGGGGCGGAAGGGATAGCCAGTAAGACCGCCTACAACACTTTTAACTTCTGATGAACTGCCGGCACCATAAGCATCAATCTTCCCTTTGTTATTGTATCTGCCAACCATGTCCATGTTCAGCATAAACACCATGTTGGGGTACAGTGGGTGGTTGACGTAATACTTGGAACCGATCAAGCCCATCTCCTCAGCGGAAAAAGAGATGATGACAATTCGCCGCTTGTTTTTCCCCTTCATCTTTGCAAGGACTTTAGCGGCTCCCAAGAGAGCCGTGGTGCCTGATGCATTGTCATCGGCACCGGGGTGGATCTCTCGTCGCTGGGGCGCACGGGACATACTAGGTCCGTAGCCGATGTGATCAAAGTGGGCACCAATCACTACCGCCTCATTCATCAAAGCAGGATCATTGCCGGGCATGGTGGCAATTACATTGGCAGTCCTGCCCGAACCCTGCTCCTTGAAGTTGTTCAAGTTCTGAATGGTGAACTCCTGGGTCTGTACCTCATAGCCCAGGCTGCGGTAGTATCTCTCCAAATAATCCCTGGTGGTGTCATTCCCCTTCTTGCCCGACATTCTTCCTTCCAGTTCCGGGGATGCAAGCCAGTACAGGGTCTTCTTCAGTTCGCCCTGGTCGATAGTTGCCAAAGCGTCTTGAATAGTGATAGCCGGGTTGATCCTCGGCAACTGTCCCGGTGGGACGGGATTGATAATCGACGGTTGTGGCGGTTGATTAACTCGACTTGATATCACCAGCGTGCCGGTAATGATCAAGAAGGTAGCCAAGAAAATGCCAAGTTTACGCATTTTCCTCCTCCGTTAAAATCTCCACTGCACCTGCTTCCACCAGTTTACCAATTTCTTCCTGTTGGGTGATTGTAGCAACCACTTCCATAGCGGAAAGTTCTTCGCCACCCTCTTCTTCAAGAGCTTCCTTGAAGTTCAGGAGTTCCTCACACCAGACGCCATATCTCTGCACGTTCTCAGCAAAGACGTGAAGATCCAGAGGTAGGATCTTCCACTTTGGCTCCCCGGTGTCTTTATCTCGCTTGATCTCCTGGGTGTATTCTATACGACCCCACTCGTCCTTGACGATCTTGTGCTTCACGATGCCCTTCACCGTCATCTCTTCCTTCACCGGCTCGTATTCCACAGAGCAACGGGCGAGGTGAAGATCGGCAAGAGCTTCACGCTGGGTGCCGCTAAGGACACAATTCCAGGCATCGGAGCAAAGCATAATCAAGAAGTCATAACGCTTATGATCGGGGTGCCAAAGTTTATCAACCGGCTGAAAACGCCGGACCTTGCCCCAATTGAATCGACCTTTGTTGAATGGTTTGTTGTCAACGAACGCCACCGCAATCTCAGCCTCTTCAAGACGAGGAAGGTGGTGTTTCTTTTTGACGTTATTGAAGATTTCGACAACTGAACTGTCAGCCGCCCAAGGAGGAACCATTTTTTCTAATACTCCTTACACACTAAAAGCATGAGAACCAAACACGACTATCTAAGTGTAAAAGAAATATCTGACGAAAGTCAATATCGCCTACGATTTGGTAGAGCGGGTTCGCCATACCTGTACCAGAAGTCATCGCCGTATCTGGACAACACATTCCTTAAACGTGCTAAGTCACGAATGCGAACCCAATTACCCCTGTTTTCACTATAAACTAATATGGCGTCGATGCGATTCGCTGGAATTCTGCCACGGTAGCCCACAAGACCAGCGTGCTTACTGGCTCTCATGCTATCAACAGAAAATACCGGATCGTAGTCCTTGGGTTCAGGACTATTGTAGGTATTACGACTTGCTATTTTGTCTACGTCGTAGTCAGGCTCCAGGCGTGCCTTGTCTGGAATGTGATTGATCTGAACCACCATCGGTAGTCCGCCAACTTTTCTGGCTGTATGCCAACCGTGGTACTGAGCTTCCTCTATCTTAGCGGTCAAGAAGATTAACTCTTCGTGGTGAATATCTTGATCAGCGTAATTACTGTCACTTTCACCGGGTTTCAAACCAAGCCTTAAAATGTCCTCTAGGTACTTGGTGCTGGTGCCATGATACCAAACACTATCCCAATTGCCGCGAAGCTGTCCTCGTCTTCTGGTTACAGTGTAATCCCTTTCATTACCATCGAGAGCTTCGTATTGAACGCTTTTGGCACGGAGTTCAATAGCCACCTTACGAACCAATGGAGAGGTGGTTGCAGATGTCATGCTACTACTATGTAACCAAAGAATTTTCTTGTCAGATGACCAGTTAGCAACAAGGGCGTCAGGAATATAGTCCTTGACCCATTCTGATACGCCTGAGATAGTTTTCTCACGAAGGTGAGTTAGAAGTTCTTTGCCTTTGGGATGGGCTTCAGCAATCTTGTCGGCAATCTCCTCACCCTTGTCACTATTGTATTTAACCACCCATAACCACTGACGAAATGCAATTACAGTGTCGCCGCCCTTCTCGCGGTTGACGAACATCTCATTAAGAAACTGTGATAACCCCTGGAAACTCCTCATGCCTTATCTAGGCACTTAGCTTACGTCCTTGCGTGGATCAGGAATCAATCTCTGGCTCAAGGATTCGCACTGCTTACGCACCTTTATCATCTTAACGCGGATCGGTTCAGGATCACCGCCGCGCACGTCGGTGCCAAGCATCTCGCTTTCAAGATCATAGAGGAGAGCCTTTAGACGTGCCAATTGACGCAAGTTGTCTCCATCCGTGAAGTTTGGCGTGACACGCAGATCATTGTCAGCGCCGATGGAGGCAAAGTGAACAGGATTAGGATAAAACTCTGCATCGCCAAGCTTCTTTGCCAAGTCCTTGCCGAAGCCGTCTTCATCTTCATCCCAATCTGGGACTTCATCACCATCTCTCGGCTTTCTTGGATCAGCCTCTACCCTCTTTTTTTTTGACTTGGAAGAAGACTTCTTCTTCGGCTTGGAACGTGCCTCAGCCGCCTTTCTTTTGGCTTCCTTGGCTTCGCGAATGTCCATCATACCAGCGAGACACTGCTGATCAATCTCATCCTCGCTTAGAAGACCTTCTTCGGCACCACCACTAATTTCATCTGGGTCGATCTCCAGAGAGCGGTAATAAATGTCTCTCCAATGCTCCTCTTCATCTTCGCTGATGTCCTGAGCATTGATGTTCTGCATACCGAAGTAAGACGGAGCTTGTCTGGCTGGTTTCTTCTTTTCTTGAGGAAACTGCTTTTGTGCCTGATCCCACAGTGCCATGTACTCACCAATCTCATCGCGAACATTTTTCATATCGGTATCTATTCCTCTTCCTCGTTTTTTTCAGGGTCTTTCAGTATGCTGATCTTGATCACCGTCCAGTGGGGATCATTCTTCGGAACATACTTCTCTTGCGTCCAGAAAAACTTCTCCAGGGTGTAACTGTAGGGTTTTTCCAAAACCTGCTGTCGGTTCATACCGCCCAAGAGATCCTTGGTAATAGCCTTGCAGAGCTTAATTGCTTCAACCTCCTGGGCGGCAAAGGCGTTCCTCGCTATTTGCACACCCATCTCGGCACCCATAGGGTTTGTGATAAGGAGATCAATCAAATAACCTTTCTCCTCACCAGCGATCAACTCTGCCTTCGACATATATCTAGCCATCACCTGTCCTGGTTTCGGACCACATTTCTTCACGTCGAAGAAGTAGTTAGAGAAGTTGCTGGCATCGATTACAAGGTTATCACCTAAGTCGTTGTGTTCTTCACTCATCATCATTATCTCCATCGTCAATGCTCTCACGAAACTCATCAGACATGGACTCCATCAACTTCTTCTTCCTGCCTGGACTCAACAGATAGCTGTCGTCCTCGTCATCAATGAACTTCTTCTTCTTGATACCCTTGGTCAAAAGCACCACACGGAGATCCCACTTCGGATCTTCTCCATAAGGGTTCTTGCCGCGCATCTCCCAAGGTTTCACACTCTCCAAGCTGTAGTTGGGATACGGATGCTCAGGAGGATATAGTCTCATCCTAACGATATTCCCAGGCTGGAGTGTTGCCTCGAATCTATCATAGTCATGCTCCCACACAGTTACCGAACGCAAAACATCCGGCTCCAAAGCATCACACACCCTGATCTTCCAATACTGCATCTTGCCACTTCGAGAAGTGACATGCTCCTTGGACATGATCTTAACCTCTACGGGCAGCGCTGTACCGGGGTGCGCTCGTAGGATATCAATTTCATAGTCATCGAAAGTGAAACCCTTGTAGTTGGGACATTGCTCGAAATCGTTCTTCCAGGGGAAGCCATAAAAAGCAACCTCAGCCTCAAGCCCCTCCGGGTCTTTTAGAATCGGTTTCAACGTCTTGTAGGTCTTGAATGCCGACTTGCCCAAGGTCAGGGTTTTGTTTGACGGCGATGGTGGTACGAACTTATCCAAGGAAAGAATCATACTGATGTCTTCCTTGCCTTTGCTCTTTTCTGCAAAAGTTTCAACACATTTGTCGTACTTCTTCTTCAGGGTGCAGAGTTTAATCCAGGCATCGTCCTCTAGCCAGCTACGCAGCTTACCAAAGTAGTTGTCATCAAAACCATGCTCCCAAACTCGATCTGGTCCCACCAGGGCGGCGAGGTCTTTCATGTATCGCTGCACAGAGTTCTTGTTCCTCTGGCAGCGATCCTTCTCGGCTTTGACTGCCTTCTTGTATGCCTCATAGTAAAGGTACAAGGCGTGGGGGTCTTTCTCCTTGAATACCTGTAAGCTGATAAGAGGTTGTACTACCTTTGCCTCTGTGCCGAATCTCTCCAAGAAATCTTGGAAGCCACGATAAGGTTGCAATTGAACGATCCGAGTAGCTACATCATGACCAACACCCTTTATCTTGTTGAAGCCATAGTAAATCTCATTATCGTCTGCGATCTCGAAGTCAAACCTCGACTTGTTAAGATCCAAGCGGTTAACAGGAATGCCACGCTTTCTGGCATCCTGAATGTAGACGGAGATACGATCATCAGCCGTCTTAAGACTTCTCAAGGCGGCGGTATAGAACTCCAGGGGATAGTGAGCCTTCTGCCATAACTGTCGTGCAGAGATGTAGGTGTAAGCAACCGCGTGGCTGAGGTTGAAACCATAACCAGCGAACGCAACGATCTGAGCAAAGAATTCTTCCAGCCACTCCACAGAAACATTCAGCTTCTTCCTGCCAATATCAATGAACTGCTCCTTGAGCTTATCAATCTTATCCTTTTTCTTCTTAGAGATAGCCTTGCGTGCCGCTTCGCAAGCACTAAGCGGAATATCACCCACCACGTTCAGGGCGCGCATAACTTGCTCTTGATACACAAGAACTCCGAAAGTCCTCCCTAAAAAAGAAACTAGAAGCGGGTGTATCTCGTATTCCTTCTTACCGTTCTTACGGTCGCAGTATTCATCATGCATCCCCTCGTCCATAGGACCGGGGCGGTAGAGAGCAGAATAAGCTACCAAGTCTTCAAAAGAAGTGACACCACCCTTCTTGGCGAGCTTACGAATACCATTGGAGTCAAACTGGAAAATACCCTTGAGATCGCCAGCGTTAGCCATCTCAATTGCCTTGAGGTCATTAAGATAACTGGTATCAGACCAATTAGACAGTCCCGGCAAGGCACAGATGGAGTCTAAACCATACCTCTGCATAATGAGGCGGTTGCACTCAGCTACCTTGGCGTTAGCTTCCAGGCTCAGATAGTCGAACTTGACCAAGCCCACGCTAGAGCAGTCGGTATCAGCTAAACCTTCTACCCAGGCGGTAGCTTGAAGTCCTTGGTCGCGAGAACCGGGCGGTACAACTAGCGGCACGAACTTGGGCAAATCAACACCAGCGATGATTAGACCACTGGCGTGTTGTCCCATGCTCTTTTTGCGACGAGGCGGTTTACCGTATCCGAACTTCTTCCAGTCAATAGGCGAAGACACCAACTGACTCGCTGCTTCCCAAACTCTATCATGTTCCTTGGCGTACTCAGCAAGCTCCTTGGCTATCTGTTCGTACTTGGTGAGTTGCTTCTTTTCTTTCTGCTTCTGTTCGATCTTCTCAAAGGTTTCTTCCAGCCCCTTGAAGGTGACATCATTGCTGTCATCATCTTTCATACCCATTCGCTTCGTAATGAAGTTGATCTCATCGCGGTCATAATCCATGACCCGCGCCATATCAATCAAAGACGAGCGGACATCGTAGGTCTGGTAACTACCAATGTTACAGACGTGTTGCTTACCGTATTGACGAAAGCTGAAGTCGTCCTTAAGGTACTCGCGGACTACCGGGTGGTAGTCTACGTCAATATCGGGGAGTTCTGCTTCTGTGTAAGCTGGACCCTTATTGATATTGACATTGGGGCAGACACCCAGGACATACCAAGTGAAAAGATTGTGTTCGTTCTTCTCGATAGACTCGATCTTCTTGTGTTTTACTGCCCGGTAGAAGCGCAGGAACATCCACGCCTCTTCCTTCTTTTTAATCTCATCAAGTTCAAGATCGAGGCGATTCTTGCATTCTTCATAGGAAGTTGGAAGTTGATCTTCGTAAACCTCACCGGCTTCACCAAACTGAGCAGGACCAATTTCGTCCTGCTTCGCCATGCCGTCGAGATTTCTGTAACAGATTTTTACCAGTTTTTCGTGATCGGTCATGACCCAATGATAGTTAGCCTTTAGCCATAAAACCAGAGTCACCTTACGGCGAGACAGAACAATAGGATAAGAAAAAGTGCTAGGGATATGACAAATAAGAACTTACGGCGCAGGGGGGTCTTGCGCCGAAAGTGCCTTAGACGATCTTTCCTTTGTTCAATTGTCATAAACGCGAAAGCAATACGCTTCTCGCGATTATCCATGAAGTCAAGATCACAATCTCTCATCATGACACAACTTCCAATATCCTCTCAATAGCCTTCTTCCTTATGTTGAAACACTCGATTTCAGGGAGGGTGTAGAAAGCAATCGTGTCATTGGAAGCTCCTACAAAAGGCAAAGGGTCGTGCAGGAGAACAACGGGCTTGTTCTTGGCATAAGCAACACCCAACTCAAAATGACCGCCCCTGCCTACAGGCGTTACGAAGAACAATAGGTGACAGTCCAGTACCGCCTGGTATTCCTTTTTGGCGATCTCTTTCAAGTCCTCCTTAACCGGGATGCCGGTTTCAGCCGCCTTCTCGAAATTCTTTTTGTATTCCTCAGCCCAATCGTAAGTTAACGAGATCCCATACTCTGATAACTCGTTCCTCAGATCAAGAACACGTTGGTAGTTCTTGAGGCTGCTGGCGATGTAAATCTGTTTGTTCATGCTATATACCCTAGCGGTACGAGGAAGAAAAAATCCGACGCGGCTATATATCTCCAAACGGAGGAACGAAGGCTATGAGTTTCAAAAACTTCAAAGACTACCTTGCTGAGCGATCCCAGGTTTATTCCAACGGCGTTGTGAGTGACGACAATGGTTTCGCCAACAGGGACTACAAGGGTGATCTCTCTATTGGCACCACGCCGACGCAGCAGCGTCTCCAGCCTGAAGAATACTATTCTGGGTCTAACCGTGAGAAAAATCCAGGCTTGATGACCGCTGATACCCCAAAAGATCGCGGCAAACCACTTGGCGACTTGTCCAGCGGCGGCTTGACTCCAAAGAACTCTGCACCTTTGGGGCAGAAGCCGACTGACAAGACCAAAAAGGTCGGCGTCAAGACGAAGAAGATGCCCAAGAAGATGCCCAAGAAGAAGGGCATGAAAAAGGGCATGAAGGTGGAACAGTTTCTGGACAAAACCAGAAGCATGAGTGATGTTCAGTTCACCAAACATCTCCTTGAGGACGTAAAGAAGGTTCCAACTCCTGCGGTGCGTGATCTTTACGGTCGCGAGTACGTCCCAGAACCAGCACAGACCATGAAGTATGTGGCACACCTCATGCTCACCAATGAGAATATGATGCGCCGCATGGTTCGTGAACTCAAGAGGAATGATGGTTTTCATCTCCTTGTCGCTGAGGTCTTGACTCACCCAGAAACCTACGAACACCTGAATGAGGCAGCACGCGGCGATTTTGGCAAGATGATCGAGCGCAAAATCGTTATGTTCTTTGAAGGTGTTAGCCCCTCCAGAGTTGGAGAAGGTAGCCCAGGTCCAGCCAGTGCAGGCTCTCCATCCCAGCAACAGCAGGGCGGCGGCGCACCACAAGGCGGTGCTTTCGGTGGAGGCGGCGCACTTCAGGGAGCGCAAGGTATGCCTCAGCCGGGCATGAGCGGCGGAATGGACAATGGTGGTGGTATGCCTCCAGTTAACGGCGGCAGCGGTGCTGGTGGTGCTGCTGCAACGGGTGCCGGTGGTATGCAGGGCATGGGCGAGGACGACATGATGGGCGGCATGGGCGGTGGTACGGGCGGTGGTGGCACCGGCATGGATGACGCTGGTGGCGATATGGAACCCGAAGAAGGCGATGAAGACCACCATCACGAAGACGACGAACTAGATGACCTAGCCGGCGATGATGATGAAGGCGAGGACGAGGATGACGACGACGACGATGACGATGATGACGATGACCTAGCCGACGATGAGGATGACGACGACGGCGAGAATGATGACGACGACGACGAAGAGGATGATGATCATCAAGGTGTCGGCGACACCGGCATGGGCATGGACGGTCCCGCAGGTGGTATGGGAATGGGTGGAATGGGTGGCATGGGCGGTATGGGGATGCAGTAACCCTGACACCAAACGACGAGAGCCTCCTTTTTAGGAGGCTCTTTTCGTTTATGGAAGTTCCTCGCATTTTCTTAAATTGCAACAAACAGCAGTAATGGCTTGAATTACCTAGCGGGCGCAATGCGAACATCAAGAGGTCCAAGATCGCCTTCGCGTCGGGAAGATACTTGCTCTGCCTTTAGTTCAGCGACTTCTTTTTGACCCGTCCAGACAATAGTCTCCCCTTCAGTGTGGATTAAAGCCATAAGCTTGAAGGATTTCGTCTTGTCGTAGCCAAACACCTCCATCAAAACAAGAATGACAAAAGCCATTGTATGAAAATCGTCATTCTTGATAATGACATTATAAGGAGGTAAAATACCTGACTTGGTGTCGGTATTTACACCCTCCTCTGGTACATCAAGAGTTGCCGGCATTTCCTCTACTACTGAAGACATTTTACTCCTCATCTGGTGCGCTTACCCACTCACCATTCTCATTCATAACCTGATGATCAATCTCGACGCCCATATCGTGATTGTTGGCGATCCCAATAGCCACCTCAGTAGCCCTCTTCTCAGACAAGAAAGCCATCACCCTCTGCTTGATGTTGGCTGGGGGAGTGACTACCCATCTCTCAGTTGCAAAGATGTGAGGGCTGGGTTTGCTGTAACGAGGAGAGCCATTGTCATCTCTGCGAGCCTTACCCCAGCCGTGACCCATCCTGCCCTTCCTCTTGTCTAACTTCTGTCGGCGTGTCAGACCCTGCGACCCGCGCTTCCCCTTCTTGTGTTGAATCTTTTCCATCTTTCTCCTCTTTTGGTAATCGGAAACCGTAATTGCTGCCAATATGATCAATGAACGAAGACAACATATTCTTCGTCATTAAGAAATTGAGCATGAAGTGGATTTTTCCTGATCTGTTCTCCCCGTATCACGCACAAAGTCAACCAACCACCCCCTCTGCGTGTCGTTAAGCAGCATCTTCACAATCCTCTATCGGTTCAGGGATCGGAACACCACTAAATCGCGTCTTCATCTCCCTGCCGCCGCGCGCCTCACTTAGGAAACGGCTGAACAACAAGTCGTGTTTCAACGGGTCTACGTCAGTAATACCAAGACAGTAACAAACAAGAGAACCCACACAAGAACCACGCCCAGGACCAACAGCTTCATCACCCTTTCCCCAGCCAAGAAGTTGAGGACAAACCCTGCGAGCCTCTCTGATGATCTCCTGTTGAATAAGGAAGTAAGCGGCGAATCCTTTCTTGCAGATGAGATTAACTTCTTCTGTGAGGCGGTTGATGTATTTGTTCTTCATCCCCAAGCCACGCCACTTATAGCCCGCCATTACCGCCTCCTTGAAGCGGTGATCTGCATCAGGAATTTGCGGAAGCTTGATAGAACGGTCAATCTCAACGCCTGACGCCTTGCGAGCGATCTCAACTGTGTTCCGCTTCGCTTGAGTATAGATGTCGGCGGGGATGATATTTGAGTATTTCAGTCGCCACATCTCATCGAGTTCTTCCTCCGACTTCATCCACAAATTGCTATCCTGAAGCTCAAAGTAATCTTTACCGTCTTCGATGTTCTCAAAATCCTTCTCGGTTTTCTTACCGCGAATCATCAACATACGTCGCTGCTGTTGAGAATCCTGTTTACGGCAGTAATGGCAATCTCCGGTAACGATCATGGGCACATGGTACTTATCATGCATCTTGACAAGCCATGCATCATACGGAGCCTGTTTCACAAAATCGAGGAGCATCATCTCCAGATAGAAATCAGGAGAGAACCAATCAATATACCTCCTCAACACGTCTTCTGCTGCGTCGGGACCAAAACGATCAAAGGTTTGACCAATCTCGCCGATGTAACATGAGGAAGTAAAGATGATACCTTCCTTGTGTTGGTCGATCTGGTCGTACTTAACCCTCGGCTTCTTGTAAAACTGCTGCCAAGCCTTTGAACTAAGTTGGACGAGGTTAGAATAACCCTCGTTAGTATAAGAGATGGCGAGAAGATGGTAATTTCTCCCAGCCTCTTCTTTTTCTGAGTCTGACAACTGTGCCATTTCCGACTTCGGCACATGCTTGTCGTTCAAGTACAACTCACAACCGAATATCGGTGAGATGCCCACCACCTCGCAGGCACGGATCTGACGAGGGATAGCCCCCATCATGCCGTGGTCTGTCACACAAAGAAACTTCTGGTTGATCTGCGGGGCACGATCAGCGTACTCCTCAACCTGACCATAGCCGTCCAGCAATGAGAAATCGGTGTGTAAATGAAGATGTTCAAAGCCCACTTCTCTCTGCATATTACCTCACCAAATAAACAACCAAATGAATTGATGATACAAGAAGCTGGAGAGCCATTAGAACTACAATCCACTTCAGGTAATTCGGTTTCCTGATGTCAGGTATGTCATCAGAACTATAAAGTCTTAGGCACATGATCACCTTGAAAGAGAGTAGAGATAGTAGGCAAGCGCCATGAAGAAGAAACCAATGTTAGCAATGAGGTTCAGTAACCAAAGACGAGCTACTGACTTCTTCAACTTGGCAAACTCTTGCTCCTTCTCTTCGGTCCACCTGGGACCGATAAGATGATTTACCCCAAGGGTGTGATGCGCCGAACCACCTGAACCCGGACCCACTCCAGTGACACTTGTTGCGCCCATTATACCTCCTGCTTTGGCAGTTTGATGTTAGGTGTATCTATCTTGTATTCTCCACCTGTACTGTAGGCGTTCCAGATGGCTAAATCAAGTTCAGCCGCCGACATCTCAAGGGCATCAGCAATTGCCAGAAACACACTTTCAAGTCTCTTGTATACTTTGCCGGTTGGGGTACTGGCTGGAACCTTGTAACCCAGGCTCTTAAGCCACTTGAGAAGGTGGGTGTCCAGACCGGCGTGCCTTACATTGGGTCTGGTATGCATCACAAAACAACGTGCAGTCTTGGGACCGATACAGTGAACCGACTCAAGTTGCTCGACGCTGCAAGTTTTGAGATCAAGTCTCTTGGAGATCAAGTCACGCAGACCACGCGCTTTGGCTCTATGACAGCCAAAGCCACAACTCTTCATGAGGCTCTCCAAACCGCCGTCTGGATTGTCCTCATCGTACATCCTGATTACGTCAAAGGGACGCAGTTGTGGTATGTCGTATTCTTTGTGGAGGCGCTGGAGCATGTTCTCCAACAAACGCGCTGTGGTTCTGGCAGTCTTGCCGGCTACCAGAACCCAGAAGACTGCCATTTCCTGAAGCTGATATTTGTTCAGAGCGAAGTTGGTGATTTTGGTTGGATCAATCATGGCTGTTTGTTACAAAAGGAATCCTAAGTGCAGGCTATATCCTAGCGTGAACGCCATGATGACACAACCCAAACCGATCACAAAGAAGGAGTAATGAGGCTTTCGTTTGTAGACGTGGTAAACAGCGCCAATCACGAAAGTGGTCATCAAAACCTTGAGAGCCACCATGCCCAAAGCCCCTCCTTGCTGATAACAAAGACAAGCAATAGGATTGCCTTCAATGTTAGACTTAAAATGATCAATGAGAAGAAGAGTAATCACCAAGTCAGCAACATTCAAAAGTGCATAAGCAACAGAAAGTAACGTAAGCATGATGCCTCCAAAAAACAAACCCCGGTAGTTGGTTGACTACCGGGGTTTGTCGGTTTGCTTTTTGAGCTTATTCGCCACCGATCTTGATGGTTAGACCGCCCTTCTTCTCCTTCGCGGCAGGGGCAGTGTCCCTGATCATGAAGTTGAACTGCGTGCTGTTGTAATCACCGCGACCAATACGGGCTGCTGCTGCATGGCTTCCTCCCTTCGGGGTGTCCTCGATGGAGCGAGCCTTCAGGGTGTCGTCATCCGGCGCATTGACGCTGGGATCAAGTGTGAAATCCACACCAACCTTCTTCGCCCACTTGTACATACGGCGGATGGGAACAACCAAGTTGAACGTCTCACCGGCACCGCGAACCAACATCGCCATATAGCGACCGTCCTGAAGGTAAACGCCACCACCGGAGCTACCAGGAAAGGCGGGGCAGGTAGTCTGATCATAGATCGTACCCTGATACACACGACCTTGCTGGCTGACGATACCAGCAGTCATGCTGTTGCTACCACCCTGACCTAGCAAGCTACCAACATGAAACAGCGGGGTTCCGATAGCCGGAATCTTCTTGTCTAGATAGAAGTGGACGCGCTCGGCAGACAGGTTCTTTTTGCGGACGCGGAGTAGAGCCAAGTCCTCGCCGTGGTCGGCATCACTGTAACGAATCACCTCGGCGTTGAAACGCATCTGACCCACGGTACGACCGTCCTCAACCAAAACCTTGACGACTTCAGCATCATCGAACTCGACAACCACCTTCGGGCTGCCGCTACCGTCGATGATGGTACGAGTGTTGCGGAGATGGGCAACAACATGACCGGCGGTCCAGACGTAATTGACACCATTCACATTGGTGATAACACCGGAACCTTCAGCACTACCAGCACGGATGGTGACGGAGATGTCCTGAAGGTGCTGCGCGACATCATCCTTCTTGGGCAGGTTCCTGTACTTCGGATCGATAACCTGCGGAGTTCCCTTCTTCTCCGCTTTGCAGCAATCACCCTTGCTGGTGGGAGCCTTCTGCTGAGCAGCGGGCTTATTGTCAGTCTTGGGGGCATCAGACGCCCCAGCGAAACCCAAACTCAGCGCCACTAGGGCGCTGCAAAGGAGCGCACCGATAAACTTCTTCATTGTGAAACCTCGAAAGAAACAACGCGGAAAAGAATGACTAAAAGTCATCGCTATGTGTGGTGTTTGGTAAGGGCGATGAATCAGTCTTCATCATTGACCTTACCAAACACCTTCAGTTGCCAAGATTGGTATTGCCTCTCCCCTTCCTGAAGCAACTGGTGCCCGTCCAACGGGACAAAACTGTTCGTGGTGGATTTCGACTTGGATTTCACCCCCTTTGTGTCGATGAATCCGTATTTCGCACGAACGCGACCAAGGATCAACTTGGCTTGTGCTAAAGCACCGTCTTGAGCAACTAACAACTTCAAGGAGTCACTCCACTTAGTAACTCTCGAAGACGTTTCCATCATGTCACAAGTACGGTCAACACACAATGCCACTTGGTTTTCGTCAAGTTCTATCTTTACTACTGGTGCCCCAAGCATCAGGAGAACGAAGTCCTTGATGTTACCTCTGACCTTTGGATCACTCAACTCAATCTTTTTTGCCATAAATATCCTCAGATGTCAAATCACAATTGTGACCATTTTTGTAGCCACTCGTTCCTCTTCAACTCCTTGACGATGTTGAGGTCTGGGGAGCAGTAGTAGATGCTGTCCTCCTCCTCCTCGTTCTTTGTTAGAAGCGCAACAGGATTCCTCCAAATCCTCGCCAGGGAACGAAGTGCCTCGCGAGTGTATTTAGGGTGCATGGTGCGACCATCCCAAGTGTGCTGGACGACCAAAATGTTTTTTCCTTTACCGTTGGGGTCCACAAGTCTGATCTCTGGCAAGCCTCTGTTTAGGCGTCGCTGAATCAGCATATTCCTCGTCTTCTTCCAGTCGCGGTCCACCAGCTTGTATTCCGCCTCGACCCCTGGTTCACCACTGACGCGGCGCTCCCAATTGTAGAAATCATGTTTTCGACAGAAATCCTCTGTGAAGAATTCCGCGATCATGGTGACATCATTGTACCTCTCGCGAACTTCAAACACCTTCTGGTGTCCCAAACCAAGCTGTAAATCCCAATTCTCCTTGCGCTGGTTGTCTTCGCACTTTTCGTATTCTCTTCCAAAACGACCCTTATTCCAGCGTTCCTCGATGTCAAAAAACAACTCCAAGCCGAGTTTGTAAGGGTTCTCAGACCACTTACCACCTAATACCCTAGCCTTGTGATCGGCGTATGCCCAGATGCTGCAATTAGGCATACCAACGCGAGCCATTAAGTTGAAGTCCACGAACGACGCCCAGCCTTCATTAGCTACCTGCGTCATACCTTGTGGGGCAAAGTAGAGTGCCTCATCGTAAATGATGCCGAGGACTTGTTGTTCCCAAGGTTTCAGCGGAGCATTTTCGAGAAGAAACTTCACAATGTCCTTGTCGTACATTTCGATGATGCCAAGATCCCTTTTCTTCTCCTCCTTTTTGATTCGCTTCCATTCTTCATCAATCCATTCCCTCGGATTGATCCAGTCCTCCATGTAATCATGACCCTCTGGAACCTTGAGGCGACGAGGGAATTGATACTCCCTCTCATCATAAAGAAGGGGGTCGCTATACTCCGTCTTCTTCCAGGCACTCGCCGGGTCAATCAGATTCTCAATGGCGAGACAGTCATCAATGAAAGCCTCTACAGTCTCTTCCCCCCAGCGAGACATGATTTGAAGAATGCGAATTCGGTTATTGCCGAACTCATTCATCATCTTGGTGTTCGTCCTAGCGTAGAACGTATTGTTCTTGAAGAAGTCATTGTGACCAAGAGCATGACCAATTACCGTCACATTATCGGTGTAGGTGTTGCTGTTAAGAAGATACATCACGCAAGGTCGGTTATTGATCACCATCTCAAAGATGCGGTGCATACCGAACTCGTACCCCTTCGATAGTTCCTCATAAGACATACCAAACCGCCAGTGAGGATATCTTTGGGGGAAACCATCATACGCGGCTATCTCAGATATACCGTCGTAAGCCATATACTCGATGATGGTTTCGTAGTAGTCTAAGCCGAATTCATCTGCCGCCCTGAAAATAACGGGGATGACATCTTGCAATTCCTTGGGGATCTTCAACCCAGGAATTGTGTTATCCCCCATGAGAATAGGGGTGTTAAAAAGCAGTGTTGTTGCACTCCAGTCACTCTTCTTTCTCATATAGCAGCCCCCATCGCATATTCTTCTGCATCATCATCGTCTCTGACGCCTAAGATGTCAACAATGGCTCTCCTCATCTCTTCATCCAAGCGTGCATCCCGTTCTGTATCGCCTGTGTAGCCCATGCTGCCGTAATAAGTACCATCATCACCATCACCGTCGTCTTCACCCTTGTGCCCTCCTACGGAAGTGGTGCGAATAAAGTCGGTACTCTTGAACTTCTCGACATTATCATCAATATGCTGCCGCAGACTGTCTTCCCACTCCGTAGCTAAAATTTGAACAATGCCAGCCATGTTAAGGCTGTCCTCAAGTTCCAGAAGTAGATCCAAGAATTGAGCATTGTCTTTCTTGAGGTTATCGCCATCGCCGAAGTAGACAAGGTAGATGTTCCACTTTTGCGGTGGGTACTTGAGTCTGATCAGTTTTCTCAAAAGCCGCAATACGGACGAACAGAGTGTGCCACCGCCATGACGTTCATGATAGAAGTCATATTGGCTGACTTCCTTAGCTACAGTGTCGTGCCAGAGATAGAGAGTTTCAGTCCTGTCGTAGTCTCTCTTAATCCAAGTCTCGATCCAGAATGCCAAATCAGAAACAATGTTGCATTTGAAGTCATCCATGCTGCCAGAACCGTCCCTGGCGAACACAATCAAAGCGTTAGCGCTGGGAACGCGAACTTGATTCCATTGCCGGAAAAGGAAGTCCCTATCATCAATACTCAGCATTGGAATAGGAACAGTATAGCCAGGAAGAAGCACTTTCTGATTCCAAGTGCCTTGAGCGATACTTCGCTTCATCGCCTGTTTAATGGTCCTACGGCGGTGAACTAAGGAACGCGGACCATTTCTGGAGATGTCATTGTAGTGTGTTTCCAGGCAGTCATAAGTATTGGAATTCTTCGGTTTCATCCTGGGAAGGCGAAGATCCTCCTCCATAGCGGCGATGACATCTTCCATATCAACGTCCACTAATATACCTTTACCCTCACCCTTCTCTCCAGCATTGGGTCCATATCCAGGCTCATACTCTTTATCAATAGTATCGCCCGGCTTGCCAGGACCGCGAGATATCCCCCTGTCTGGCTTACCAAATCTGAACTGCGGTTGATCGATCTGCGGAAGGGGAACAGACACCTTACCCTTACCATCAGGACGCATCTTAAGGATGTGTCCTGTCTTGATGAACTTCTTCAACCGTTCATTCAACTTGCCGTTGATGATCTTGCGGAACCTTGCATGGTCGCCCCTGATCTTCTTGGTAGACATTATCCCCTCTTTGTGGTTTCCAGCAACTTGCCGATGGCTTTGACATCCTTTTCAGTGTAATACTTGCGTGGACGATCACCTACCTGCCTGGCAGGTGGGAAGATAATCTTTTTGACGTAAACTGCATTCCAGAATTCGGTCGGGCTAGAATCAAACATCCTAGCTACATCCGAAAGGGTGTATAACTTTTCCCTAAGCTTCAGCATTTTCAACCTCTTCTCTCTGCTCCCTTTGAAACGGTTAAGGTAGCAAAGGCGACATCTGAAACCACGCGAAAAGTTATTCCAGCAAGTCACCCTCACTTTCCCACACTTGCACCTATACTTCAACGGTGATTTGTTGCAGGTGTACTCGCTCTCTAGCAAAGTACAACCATACTCTCTGAAATAACTCTTTATGAACTTTAGTTGAAGCTTAGGATACCCTGGCATAGCCCTCCTAGAAAAAACCGGACCTCCTAAGAGGTCCGGTTCCCCTGTTAGTCAGCCTTCTTCTTCTTTTTGAGATCGCTACGAGCAAAGATGCTGGCAACGAAATTAAGGGTATCGGTGGCAGATTCTTCGTTATAGCTGTAGTGCTTGATCAAACGCTGCTTAACAGCATCAATCTTTTCACGCACATGAGGCTCAACCACAGAAGCGCCATGACCCAAGGCACTCAGCTTGATAGTATCGCGAACATCCTCAAACAGCTTCATGCGGAGAGCTTCTTCCAGCTTCGGGTTAGACTTGACATCGAACTCCTGACCCCTTCGGTGCAAGGAGCCAATCTGGGCGGCGATGGTACGACGGAAATCGGGAGCCATCTCCTCGCGGATTTCTGCTTTAGCCTCGATGCTTCTCATCAGTCGCTCATCAGGCTCAACCTCGCGATTGGTATATTCATCGAAGACCTTAGCCTTGTTGATATAGGCATCCACGTTATCAAGGTAATTTGCCAGCAAGCGATTCATAGCATTGTCATCAAGCACCAAGGCGTCCTGTACATCACCCTTGAGGAGTTCCTCGTATTCCTCCTTAGCAGCGTCAATGCATTGATGGAACTGCTTTAGCTGCTCCGCGTTCTCAATGAGAGCATGAGTTTTCAAACCATCTTCCATTTCCTTAAGGACCATGAAGCCGTTGATATACTTGTGCTTCATGCTGGCGACGCAGTTGGAAAACTTGTTCTGCGCATAACGGGCAGATAGTCCACTTAGACCCTCATCGGGGTACTCGTCCATTAACTCCTTGACAGAATCCTCGTTGAAGCCCTCAATGGTGCCGCCATTATACAACTTCGCCTTGTCCACCAAGTTCATGTTGCCCTTCTTAGGCTGCTTCAGACGACTCAAGGTAGTCACAAGAGCCGCGATCTTGATGGTGTGAGGGGCGATGTGGCGGTAGACGCTCTCTGGGTTGAAGTCTTGCTCAAGAACCTTGACTTCATCACCCCACTTGCGAAGGTAAGGAACATCAACGCGGATAGTGCGATCCTTCAAAGCCTCCATTGTCTCATCCGCCTCGACTCGCTTGTAATCGGGCAGGTTGGTATGACCAACCAACACCAAGTCGATGTCAATTTGGCTGAATTTCTTGGGCTTGATCTGCTTTTCCTGACAGGCACCTAAGAGATCGTACAAAAATTCCCTGGCGAGCTTTAAGACTTCCATGAATTCCATGACACCACGATTGGCACGCTGAAGCTCGCCGTCGAAGGAGAAGGCGCGAGGATCAGAGTCAATACCATACTGACCCAACAGGGCGTAATTGATATCACCTGTCAACTCGGTGGAGTCTTGGTTCTTCTCGTCCTTGGGCTGGAACGTACCAATACCAACACGCTTGTCCTCGTCAATAACGAAGCGAACGACTTTGATGTGTTCGGCAAGAATCCTACGCCAGTCGCCATTATACTTCACCATCAACTCATCCCAGACGAAGCGGGAGAAGGGGTTTAGATTACCCTTCAGCTTCACCCGGTTGACATTTGCCTTCTCATGGTCGGGAACGCGATCAAGGAGAAGGGTATTGATGTCCTTCTCGACCTGAGAGCGAATCTCCCAAGGCAGGAGCTTGATAGGGTCGGTGTGCATCGGGTCCACGATTTCTGGACGCACATAGATGTCACCGGGCAATCCAACCCACTTGAAGGTATACATCTCGCCGGCATCGGTCTTGGAGTATTGCTCCAGACCACGCTTGAAACATCGGCAAATGGTAGACTTGGCACTACCCACTGGACCGTGAAGCAGCAAGAGACGACGGTCAGGTCCAAACCAACCAGCGGCACCGCGAATGTTTTTAACGAGTTCCATCAAGTTCTCTTCAAGACCATAGATGGCTAAATCATCGCCAACCTTGTCAAAGAAGTTGTAACGAACTATCGTCTTGCGGTAGCGCTCGGAAGTGGTTGTTCCTCCTGCCAAAATACAGTCGTAGAGACGCTGGTATGCCGATCTAAGAAGTGAAGGCTTGTCGAAAACAAAATCGACATAATCGTCTACCGACATCTCCTTGTGGAGTTTTTCGTAAGCTCGCCTGTCCCACAGATGAGCCAAGTTATTCAATCGATTCTTGACATGCATGTATATCTCTCCAATCCAGGGTGTATTGGTAGTCTACCTTTTAGTGACAAAAACATCAATACTAATCAATCAACGAAATTCATTCTGTTGCCATTGTCGGTGAAGTCTGGCAAATTCGCATAAGGACTGGTGATTCCCTTCTTCGCCGCTTCTTCTCTGGCGGTAGAACTCTCTATCTGTGCTTTCTCAAAGTTCTTCTCAGCAGCATACTCAAAGTTGTTCATTTTGTCAGTGCTGCCAACAAAATGAACGCGATTCAAAGCAAAGATATGCTCAGGTTTCTTCTTACCACAAGCCGGACACTTAATGCCAGAGAAGCCTTCATCGAAATCATCGAAAGAGCAAAGGGCATTAAACTCATGCTGACACTTCTTCTTAGTGCAGCGGAAACTGTATTCAGGCATATTCCTCCTAATCCATGTGGATCTCATCCCTATTGTGACCTTGAGGACATTCGATGTACCAACCTTGCTGGGTGTCGAACATCAAGCCTCCGTCCTCCAAGACCTTCTTGGCAAGCTCGGTATTGCTGCTCTCGTCACCAGAATCGTATCCACACTTATCACAGTACACAAACATCTTTCTCCTTCTTACAAATCGATAGCCCACTCCCTTTCCGCGTAATTGAACAGCTTTTCATCCAAGGAACCGGGACGGAAGCCGCAATTCTTGAAATCATCGGGATTCTCGATCATAATCTTCAGTCGGCGCTCTCTTTCCTGATCCTTCCTGATGCCAATGAATCTCTGAAGTGCTGCAAAGTCTGTGTGACTCAACTGTACATTCACCTTGTCTTTGGCGTCTTTAATTACAATCTCAACTGCACCATTACTGAAGTTAACTTCCATCTTCAGGTCTTCACTTTTCGAGAAATCTGTTTGCACTTGCATCTTTACCTCAATTAAATTTTGGCAACCTCTCCATTGATGCCTTGGTTTTCTTACTAAAGAGAAGTAACCCAGACTCCAATTTGTCTAAAGAAGTTGTAAAGTTTGAAAAAGCCTCAGAGTCACACTGACTGATCTCCAAACCATAGGTCTTCAAGACCTTGTACAACTGGAAATAGATCAAATGCAACATGCCCAAGGAGTAGTTTTCCTCCTCTTTGGACATACGATCCAAAGGAGTTTTCTTCTTAGAGGTGGTTTCAGACTCAATACGCGAAGAAAGGGCGTAGTAGAGGATGCCCTTTTCCTTGCCGGCGCGACGGATAAATTGAGGAGAGCGGTCCAGCCACTCGCTCAGCGCCTTGGGATCGACGTGTAAGATAGTGGCGAGAGAGGATAAACTGCGCCAGACCTTCTTCTTATTGAGTTCAATCAGAAGGTCTTTAATGAAGTCGGGAGTGCCGATCTTCGTCGTCTGGTCTATCGGGGGTTCGGTAACTACATCAAGCGGTGGACCCGTGACAATATCAATTTCCATATTATCATGATAGGATGATCACATCTTGAAAATCCATATCAATCGATAAGTTTTTTGAGAGTTTCATAGGCATCTGCCACTCTGAGTAACTTCACCGAATGTGGTATCAAACCCCAGAACCAACCTTTCGAGATGAAAATGGCTTTGTCAAGGAGATCGTGGCTCATCTGCCTATTAGCGAGCTTGAGTTGCTCCTCATGATTCTTGTTGGATTGTGCAATTGCGTCTGCCATCATTTCCGCCTCAGCTTCATCGAAATCATCGTCGTCCTGATCAAAACTGTCGATGTACTCCATGATGGCTCCTTAAATTCTGATCTGGTTGACAGCCTCCCAGAGAGTGCCCATCTGACCCCACAGGGCTAAGACTTTTCTCTCGTTGAGAGACATATTGGTGGACTGAAGGGCGTAGGCGACATTGAAAGGAGGTACAGTTCTTCCCTTCTCCCAATCCTTTTTCGTGAAGCTACCACAGCCGTTGCCGTAGTGGGCAAAAGTAGCAACCTCGTTCTCACCAGCCTCACAACCAAGTTCTTCTAAGACATTCACGCTGTCTCCGAAAACTTTGGAAAGGGCTAGTAAATCAAGGTGTTCCTTCCCCTTCAGTGTTCTCAAGGTATTTATTGCCTGTGCCACCTTTTCCAGAGGAACTCGATTAAAGAACCAAATCGGACCCACCGGCTTGCCGGAAAATTCCAATTGGTATGGGCATCGAACAGTTGCGAACTCAACCTCATTGAACTTGTCCACCGTAGCTTTCGATAAATCCCGTAAAGCTACCATATCTGCATCCAGCACCACCAAGGGTTGCTTCACCAAACCTTCCTTTAACGCCAGGTAGACCCCGTAAAGTTTGTTGAGATAGGGCAACCCCATCTTTTCACCAACATTCTTATGGAGGTTGTAACGGAGATCGCCGCACTTGTACACCCAATGATAGAAGTAGTTATCTATTTTAGGCGAACGGGGGCAGGTGATTGCAACCTTAGCGTTAGGGAGGTTTTTGTACACTGAATACCAGTTGGAATAGGTCATCCAGTTGAAATGATGCTTGTAGGCGGTGCAAATGAGAACACTTAGACCAATGCCGGATTCGTCTAAACGATCCGGCATGGTCACGTCTCTCAATGAGTTCTTTATCATGTGGTAATAGAGCTATAGTCAATTGTTTTGACATGGACAATCGCCGCTGGTAACAATTGTAGTTGCCAGGGACGAGTCTTGGCTATAGCGAGTGAAGGCTTGCACTCTGGTGGTGCAAGTCGGCGTTGGAATCGGATTCTTACAGGTCGAGCAACAACCGCTGTTGAACTGCGGCTTCCAGGGTTTATTAAACTCCGGTTGTCCTCGTATTTGAGAATTGTCGCTCTGATCAATGATCAAGCCCTGACTGACCACGTTCTCGGTCGGCAAAGGCGGTGTTGAATAACTGTCGGCATCGTACTGATTGGGAGCCAAGTTTGGCGGTTGGGGGTTTATGTCCTGTGGAGTAACGGTGACACCAAGAGTCAAAGCCTCTTGGTTGATTTCAGGCTGGACGATATCGAACTGGCTAAGTGGCATGACAACTCCTTTTGTTGTGGTCACACCATATTTAGTTCTTCCCCAATGAAAACTCCCTTACATTCCCCTAAACCTTGCTCTGCCTGGAGCCAGAAATCATCAGAGCGTCCTTCTGGTCTTCCTGCCCTCTCCCACAAAAGATACGCTGCGTTCTGTATCAACTGCCAACGACATCCCGGCAGTCGGGTATCATGATCAGGGACGTAGCGGGCATAGACCTTACCATCCTCATCGATGACGCGAATATCGCAAACAATTCTGGCAAGGTTGGAATTGTAAACAAGGTTGTTGATCGCCTGATCTAGGTCATCAAATCTCTTATTTGGATCAAGACCAAAGGTCTTCCAGCCATCGTCACGGCGAGGGAGACTCCAGTTGCTTTGCACCGTATACTTCATTTCAAAATCTCCCGTAATACCCCGTCCGCTTCTCTCTGTCTCTTCTCATCAGCTATCTTTCCCTCCTTCTGCCTTCTTGGTTCACTTATCTCTTGATCCAATCGCAGAAAGAGAGCCTTTGCCACTCCTCGCATATATTCATTTTCCGCTACATCAAGGAATAGACAAAGAGGCTTACCATTCACATGAAAGCCGTAACCTGTACTCCATCTCTCGCGGCACTTCCAGACTTCTACTTTACCATCTGTAAAGTGTGTGGTGACGTACCAGTTATGTAAACCAGATTCGTCAATACCAGATGTTGTCTTCCCCTCTTTCCAACTTTTCACTTTCTGGGCACGCCGGCAGATTTCTTTGGCGAGAGGGGAAAGCTGCCTATCAGGAGCATCGGGAACAATACGAGGCGTTTGCGCCGAACTACATCCAACTACACCCAGCAGCAGCATAATCATCGTCCTCATAAATCGAACTCCTCCATAATCGTGACCTTGTGACCTTCTTTCTGAAGAATATCCACTCTTTTCCAAGAGTGCTTCTCCAGATAGTCGTTATTGGTAAAGATCCAGTCGTAATACTTCAGGTGCTTCTTATCATCTGCAACACGCAAACCGCGACCGAAGCGTTGAACAATCTGGTGTTCTGCCTGACCACCAGCACAGTTGATCAAACTGTGAACAAATACGTTGATGCCTGTATTGAAAATACCACTGGTAGCGATTGCCACAGTTTTGTTGGTATTTTCTTTGAGTTTCTTAATGATGTCTTTGCGAATTTCTATCGTATCCTGACCACGCACCCAAAGACTGCCTGGGATCAGATCATGGAGAAGGTCGCCGTGAGAGATACGCTCCACGATGATAAGTACCCTGCCGTCCAGTTTCTCAACCAGGCGGCGGGTCATCTCATGGAGAACCATGTTGTGAGCGATGCCATCTGTTACCGCATCAAGGTAAATGTGGTAAGGCAGCTTCGGCTCATGGATTGGGTAAAAGACGCAATCCGCAGAGGCAAGAATCTCGCGAGCCTGGAGATCCTTGGTGGACAATCGCCCCGTTTCAGTGTTGCTCGCCACAAAAACGGGACCGATGTAACCTTTCACCTCGTACTTCTGAACCTTATCCTTTTCGCCAAATTTGAATGGTGTCGCAGACATGCCGATGCGCACTGATGCGTTCCGGCAGGCATTATAAACCGCTCGCGGCTTCTTGGACATCATTTCGTGGATCTCATCCACGAAAAGGCATTTCACTTTCGGGAAGTGTGCTTTCAAAAGATGCGCGGACTGAACCGTGGCGCAGGTGATGCTTCTAACTTCCTTATGGTCGCCGTAGAATCGCCCCACGTCCTTGATGCCCCACATGCGTATTTCTTCATAGTTCTGATCCACCAGGGACTTACGGTTTGCCAGAACCAAGGTAGGGGTATCAGGCGGCAAAGCGAGCAAAGTGCCGATCAGGATGTTTGTCTTACCGGCGCTCGTAGGGGCATAGACGATACCACGCAGGTTACGGAAGGACTGATTGATGTAGTCTACTTGGTAGTCACGCAACTCAACAGGCTTCATCCCCGGCTGGAGATATTTCATAAGCCATTGCTCATCTACCTTTTCCTGAGTAAATTTGACGGCATTACGCTTGTCAATGACAGCATACTCGACGCCCATCTGCTTGAGTGCCAACCGTACTTCGGGCAGAAGTCCCGTCAAGAAGCGTCCGCTTTCTCTCTTGAAGAAGTCGATGTAGCCATCCCACATCTTCATCTTGTAACGGACGTTATGGAAGTAATTCCTTTCACGAAAGCGCATTGCGCCCCAAAGGATGTCCTTCACTCGCTGGTCTTCGGTAAACAGTTGCGAGAATGTGTTCTCGATCTTGAGCGTCGTGTTCGGTGCCATATCACAAGCATAGATATCCTTCCCGCTTTTGCAACTCGTACCTTTTGGTAGAAAAATCTCGGAGCAGGTGGGGTTGCAAAACACCTTGCGCCGGATTAGAGTCCTTGATAACATAGCCCCAGGTTGGGCGACCGCGTAAATGCCGTGCGGACAGTACGAGTGGACTAAGACTCCCTAGAAAACTGAACGGCGTAACAACGATACTTCTGAAACAGATTCCCGCAAACGTATCGGTGCTGCCCTATCCGCAAGGGGGGTTATAGGCAGGTACGGCATGTGCGCGACCACACACTGCATGTAGGTCTTGCAAATGTTATTTAGGTAACTCGTTACCATCTACCACGATGGAACTGAAGCAAGGCTAGGGACGGAGCTAGGGGTTGATCCTGGGAGGGCTTCGATAACAAAAACACACCACCTGGGAGGGACGAACTGCGAGGAAGTCCCTTCAACACCCATCCCGTAAGGGGTGGGTGCGCCTGCTTCAGAAGTGCTGAACCTGCTAGTGATAAGTAGCGCTGAGTTTAGTAAAACTAGCGCAGAATAGCGCTACTTTATTAAAGCCGAAAATTCGCTAATTTGCCTTTTCTTAGTACGCAAGTCTAAGAAAGTCTAAGCGCTTAGGAGAAAGATGATGAATGAAGACACTCCTCTTCCACCTGATTTGGAGAGACGACTTAATGCTGTACATGATGAAGCTGCTAAAATGGCTCTTGAAGCTCTTTCCCTGTTATCTGATGAGCGCAGGAAGAAAGTGCTAGAGAAGTTCTGTAGGTCTTGTGCTGTTCCCCTTGAAAGCTTTGATTGGGCAGGTAGGAACTACTGCGATTGCTGTTCACCAGATCCTAGAGAAGATTAACGCTCCATCTGCTTCTGCCGATAGTTGGTGAAGTGTTGCGCGTAGTCACCTTGTATGGTGTTCAGTACCTTACGGTATGGTCCCCAACGATAGTTATGATTACCAACAAAGACGCGCATGTGTTTCTTGGTATAGTGATATGCTCCGCTCTTGGACAACTTACCAGAATAGGAGATGAAGAACTCTGATTGAGTATCCTCCATGACCTTAGCAGATACCCAATTGAGAAGATCCCTTCCCAAAGTTTGACCGGGACCAGGGACAGGTTGGTCCCAGAGGACTTCAACAAATTTCCCTAATTCATCCCAGGCTTCCGTCTTGTGAAGCAAGATGTTTCTTAGAACAAGGGCAGCATTTGCTCGCGACCCGTCTGGTAGCTTGTCCATAAAGTCAGGGGGCACCGCATCGAGAATAAAACTCAATTGGCTCCCAGCGCTATGTGCCCCTCTGTCCTTAACCATCTTATCGAAGGACGAAGATATTTGCTCTAAGTTATGTGAATACTCAAGAAAACTAATCATTGCATCAAGCTCCTGGGCTTTTTCTCCTTGCTGCCCGGCTGTTGTGGTTGAGGTCGCTGATGAGGCTGTTGACCAACTGGTCTATGTGCCGCGTGACCAAGAGCCATCTTCAATGCATCTTCCCAGGTAGTCACATGAATAGAATGCCTTGGCTGCTGTGCGCCACCTCCTGCACCGCCCATACCCATATCCGCACCACCTGGCGGTGCGGGAGGTCCACCAGGACCACCGCCAGCGCCGCCTAGGGCAGCAAGAGGATCAGCACCGCCCGCACCACCGCCCGCATCTGGTGGAGGTGGTGGAGGTGCTTCACCCGCCTCAAGTCTCATTACAAATTCATAGAAGCTCATCATACGAGATATCTATGCTTAACACTGTGAAATGCTAGGTGCCATAATAGATACTTCGATGACGCCCGACATGAACTTCCGTCTCTGGCTTGAAAAGAAGAACATCTTCGGTTTTGATGAAGATGACTATGTAGCCGATTTACCTTACCGCCCCGGTAAAGTTCCACTCAAGGGACCACAAGACCTTCCCATAGAGAGATTGAATGTCCAGAGAGTGATCGAGGAACTTGCCAAGAATGATCTAGGCATTAAAAGGGGCAAAATCCGTTTCTTCAACGAATGCCAATGGGGAGAACGCCCTGGTGCCATTCGTGCCGTTATCACACCCAAGATTAATGTAAAGATTCAAAGACTGAGTAATGACCTTGAGGGGAACCCTACTTGGATCATGAAGAAGTATTTTTTCATTGATGATGTCAATTTTGCCGGCAAGGAAGATGTAGTAGCCTACGAGATATTCGATCAAGTCCGAAACATCAATGACGAACAACTTGATGCACCCAAGAAGAATATCAACATCAAGGAACTGGTGGAGACGCTGCAAGGTAAGCTGGGCACACTAGAAAGTGCTACCTTGATTCCTACACCCACAATCAAGAAGATAACGGACGATGAGTATATTTTGTACTACTACCTGAGAGGTCAAGGTTCAAGTACCTACTTTGGCTCAAGAAATACGAGTACGATATTGGAAGTATGTGTCAACCTGAGCAGGAACAAATACACAGGTCTGATCAAGGCGATCATCAACGTGGTGAATACCGAGAGTGAAGGTGTGTCGTGGCATCTTCAAACAGCCGACTTCAACGAACTATTCATGCCCACGCAGGGTAAGCGTGAGATTGTTGAATCAATTATCACTGCCTTGAAGACTTATTAAGCGGTTTGTTTGATTTTTCAGATTAGGGGCTATATACCCACACATGGCGAGAGGGGAAACAATGATGACATTTAAGCAATTTGTGGAAGTCAAAACCCAGGCAGAAGACCAAGAAAGAGTGGATGAACTCTTTACCGGGCTTAGGAGAGCCTATACTGGTTGGCGCGGAGGTAGAAAGTCTGGGCAAGAATTTGATCAGCGTGCGCAAAACAAACGACAAGCAGCAGTACAGTCGGGCAAACAACAAGCGGTCCAGTCGTTTGATAGAAACCAAGCCAAGGCTAACTTGACCAAAGTAGCAACAGCCGCCGCACAAAGCATTCAGGCAACCATGAAGAACCTCACTCAGGTGTATCAACAGATTAAAGCATATGATAAGGTCTATGGTGGACAATCGTCAGCATATGCCACCCTGGAGAAGTGGCTACAGAGTTTAGGTAGTATGTCAACCTCGCTGAATAAGTTGGCTGGTGGTCAAATGAAGGCTGGTCAAGGCGCAGCACCAACCACAGGTGCCCCATCAGCAGTCCCGGCAGCAGCCTAAAGCAAAAGGCGTCTCTTTCGAGACGCCTTTTTTCATTCAAGCCACTTCTTCAATCTGCTCTACTTGGCGTTTGTGAACGCGAGGCACCTTCAGGGTGTCAGTGACGATCCAACGCCCAGACTCAGGCACACCACTCCACTTCTCCAAAGTGATTCTGCTGATCGACAACTGTTCGTTGACCTGAAGGATCTCATAAAAGGCACCAGGGTAATTCTTTCTGACCTGCTCCATCGAAATCCCCATGTAGAGGAAGTGCTGGACTCCATAGTAAGCATGGGCAACCGCCCGCCAGTTGTTAAAATCTTTGGGACGATTCATGTATGAGTTCTCCTTTATGTGTTTGGGCTTGCCTCAATCTACCCTGTTCTGTGCCATTTGGCAAGAAAAAGCCGTAGACATTGACTTGGGTCTTTGGCTGGTCTAAGGTATCTTTATGAGCAAGATACTTCTCTTCAGCGATGCCCACATTCATATGCACAAAAATCAACTTTCAAGATTGGAAGATTGCTTGCAGGTGTTGAGGTGGGTTTTCGAGACAGCGAAGTCACGCGGTATTGACACCATCGTCTTCGCTGGCGACCTCTTTCAGGATCGTCAGAAGATTCATGTGATTTCCTACGAAAAAACCTTTCGTGTGATTCAGGAATACTGCGGCTGGCTCGACAAGAAGCCAAGCATTATGCTTTATCTCCTTGTGGGGAACCACGATATGTGGTTTAGTGACAAATGGGATGTCTCCTCTGTAGGACCGCTGATGGCTGTCGAGAATGTGCGTGTCATAGACCGACCTTGTTCAATAGCTGTGACGAATGATTGCACCATCGATTTCCTACCCTATACCAAAAACCCGGTCGGAGATGTAAAAACCTACTTCCCGAAGAAAAACGACATCTTGGTGTCCCACTGTTCAGTAGATGGTGCCAAGCTCAACAGCTTCTACAACACAAAGGCTGAGATTTCCGTAGAATACGAAGGTGACATGGTAAAGGTAGGGGTGGATACCTTCACAGGCTGGAAGCGCGTCTTTCTAGGTCACTACCACTGTTCCCAAAAGCTGAACGATGTGGTGGAGTACATTGGCTCTCCCTTAGAACTAAACTTTGGTGAAGCATTTCAACAGAAACACCTCATCATTCTGGACACCAATACACTTGATGCAGAGTATGTGATCAACGATTTTTCTCCTAAACATCTAATCATCAAAGAGAGCGAAATCGATAAGCACAACCTTGAAGGTAACTTTGTACAGGTTATCGTTGACGACATCACATCTACTGACATTATCGACATGAAGAAGAGTGTCAAAGATCGCGGTTACAGCACTATCGAATTCAAGGAAAAGCCCCATAAGAGAGCGAACCTCACCGAAGAGGAGAAGAAGGAAATGAAGGAGAAACTTGACATCGCCGGGGGCGATATTCTTGAAAAATGGGTGAAGGCTAAGGGACATGGCGATATGGAGTTTGACAAACTCATCGCCATCGGTCAGGATATCATTAGGAGAGCGTAACTTCTGTAACCCTAATGGAGACTTTTTCCATGCTGAAGAAGATGTTGGTTGTTTCGGTTCTTTCTCTTGGCGTCTTTACTCTTATTGGTTGCAATAGTGGTAGCGGCACCACCGCTGTTAAGACCAGTGAAAGAACGCAGTATGTCGGTCATCTTGATGGATTCACCGACAAGGCGGTCACGCTGAGGAATCCTAAAAACGGTCATGTGAAGACTTTTGCGGTCAACGACAAGACCGTCTATGAGGTGGATGGTGCCAAGGCGACGAAATTGCCAGGAGTTGTGAAAGGCGATAGTAAGAACTGTCGCGTCACGGTTACTCCCGGCACCGATAACGCCACCAAAGTTGAGGTAAAGACCAAGTTGTAAGGAGGAAAGATGGCAGAGCCACCAAACTATGTTCCGTGGGATGAAGAAACCGTGGCTGCTGCCAAGCGGAATGTTGAAAACCGTCGTCATGAGGAGATTTCCCGTATTGCCTACTTCAAGTGGCAGGCAGCGGGATCTCCTCATGGTGATGGGTCTAAGTTCTGGCTTGCGGCAGAGAAGGAATACAACAAGCTAAATAATCCTACTGCTTGTTTTCAGCCTAAAACCAAGAAGGAAAAACCCAAAGAGGCAACAAAACCCACTCCCCTCATCAAGGTAACGGAGAAAGAAATCCGCCCTCCGATGCCTTTCCCAGAGATACGGGACGACGAAAACCTGCCGTGGATGGAGAGGATTCGTCGCTTCTGGGCGAGGCTAATAAACCCGTAAGATACATTGCGGTCAAGGGACTTCGTGAGATAACTAGAGGCGATGACTTGATTGCCGTTATTAACGCGGTAGCCAAGTTGGAGGAAAACAATCACCTCATTGGTTTTTCCGATGTTATCATCTGGGACATGGGCACTATCGCCTGCCCCATGATGAGCGTCGCCGCTTCTACATGCAGGGGTTGGCTCACGATCAATGTCAAAGGGAGACAATACTTGTCTGAAAACTTCGGCATCAGCTTTACCCCCAGAGAGATGCAAGTTCTCAAGCAGTTCTCTGAGGTGTGGAAGCTGGAAAGTGGTTTGACGGTGGCAGAAGCCATCAGAAACATCTACGAACAGACTTATGTCAAGGACTTCAAGCCCGGTCCTGGGCAGATTAGGTTAAATCGTGATGAATTCAAAGTTCTGGTCAATAAGCTCTTGGGGATCTTGAATAATGTGCCAGCGGAAAAGTAGTCCGATCAAGGCAAAGTATCACAACTCGTTCTTTGGAGATCACGCCGATCATTGTTTGGTTGGTGTGATCTCTCACATCAACAACGATGAAGAATTCACCACCGTAGCAAGCTGCTGCGGTCATGGTAAAAAGAGGTCAGTTCCCTACATCACCGTCATTCAACCTAGATCGCGCATCAGGGAAGTAAAATCCTTTCTTGAGGGAACCCTAGGCTGGAAGGATTTGGGCATTATCATCTTCAGAGATTTACCGGATGATGCCTGGGACCAGTTAGGGGATGATTTTATGGTTGGCAAGGTATATGTTGGTTATTATGCTGGAGCCAAGTACCTCGATGTTGTAGAACTAGATAACAGCGAAACGTGGAGGGGGGATGATATTCAAATGGATGAAAGCGAAGAACTTTCTCTCTATCGGTAAGGATGGCATCCATATTGCTTTCGATAAGTTGGGCAACATCGTCGTCGTTAAAGGCAAGAACCTCGATGTGTCACCCGAAAGCAGTAATGGTGCCGGCAAAAGTACACTGATCGAATGTTTGGTGTATGGTCTTTTTGGCAAACTTATCAAAGGTCTGCCGCACAAGGAAGCCATCAACAAGAAGACCAAGAAGGGTCTTGAGATCGAGTTGTGCTTTGAACTCAATGGCGTTGAGTACAAAATCCATCGCAAGAGAAAGCCAGATGATCTCTTGCTTTGGAAGAATGGCGTAAAGGAAACCCTCGGTGGTATGCCAGATACCCAGAAGGGCATTGAAGCTGCCATCAAACTTAACTACGAGTCCTTCATCAATATCGTCTGCTTTGGTGAACACAACAACCATGCCTTCCTCGCCTGTAATGCAGAAACCAAGCGATCCATTGTTGAAAACCTCCTTGGACTTGAGAAGTATCTCAAGTATTGTAAGGTCGCCAAGGACAGTCTAAAAGAAATCAAGGAAAAGCTTGCTATTCTCAACAAGAAGTATGAAACAAATACTGAGCAGCGTGACGGTTGTATTCAACGCATCTCTCAACTAACCGTCAAGCAAAAGGCATGGATTGCTGTCAAAGAAAAAGAACTTGAGCAACTAAGGTTGAGTCTGGCTGCTAAGGCTCAGGAACTCAATAAGACGGATGATGGCGCTGCCTCCCTGCTCTATGTCCAGGCTCAAGAACGTATCAAGACAGCTAAAGACGAGATGGTGAAGCTAGAAGTGAAGCGAACCGAAGTCTCCACCCTTCTTGAGCAGATCAGAGATAAAAGTGAAAAGCTTCAAGAGACGAAGACTTCGGTTACGGTTCTTAATGTGAGAATCCAAAGTGAAGCCTCTGCCAAGGACTCAGAGATCAGGGTTATTGAGGGACAAATCAAGGCTTTGACCAATCTAACACCGGGGGTTAAGTGTTCTGCGTGTTTTGGCACCGTGGACAAGAAGAACTATCAGCATCTACTTGACCACAACAATACTCTACTAGCTGCCCTCAAGGAAGAGAAGTTGGCTATTGATGTTGAGAAGACCTCTTTGGCTAACAGGGCAAAGGAAGTCACCGCACAATTGAGCAAGATGCTAGAGATGAAGAAGGGTGTTGAGGAGAAGAACTCTGCTATCTCCATGAAGTTGAGTTCCCTGGTCAGCGCCATCCAGAAAGATTCTCAGATAAAGGAACCGAAAGTTGGTGCCAAGGAACTGCTACTCAAAGAGCAAATACTTGAGTTGACAAAGAGGATCGAAGCCAAGCAAGTAGAGCTTGATACCCAAGATCCTTATGTGGAAATAATCACTCAGACCGTTGTTGAAAAGAACAATCTGGATGAGAAGATCGCCGAATACAAGAAGGCGATTGATGAGGCGGATGCCCAAGTTCCCTATTATGAGTTCTGGATCGAAGGCTTTGGCGACGATGGCATCCGCGCCTTTATCATTGATGAGCTTCTTCCGGCTCTTAATGCCAGGATCAACTATTGGCTTCAGTTCCTCATCGACAATAAGATCACCTTGAGCTTCGACAACAAGTTTGAGGCAACCATCGAGAGGAACCCGCCCGATGGCGATCCTTTTGTCTATAATGCTACTTCTGGTGGTGAGAGACGTAGAATTAACCTAGCTATCTCTCAGGCGTTCGCTCACGTCATGATGCTCTCATCAGGCACCTGTCCAAGCATTATTTCTCTGGATGAAGTGGCATTGAACGTAGATGTACCAGGGGTGCATGGCATCTACAAGATGATCTGTGAGTTGGCAAAGGATAGGCAGGTGTTAGTCACCACGCATGATCCCAACCTTAATGATCTCCTGCATTCCTGTGATGTACTGACAGTCATCAAGAAAGACGGCTTCACGGAACTGGAAACCCGGAAGGCGGCATGAAAAAAGGAGGGACTAACTCCCTCCTTTTTCTTTACATCAGCGACTTAGCGTATTGAACGATTTTCCTGACTGCTGGTCTTCGTAATCCGTCTTTGCTGACAATCATGTTTACGAAAGGAATGTAGCCAAACTTAGGGGCAAGCCTCTTGGCTACCATGCTGTAGAACTTGTTGAGATCCTTGTCGCCGGGTTCATATTCGACAATGGACGGATGTTTTCTTTCTACAAATTCTCGGATAGCCGAGAATACACCTTTGAAAACCTTCAGAGTGTACCCTATCCCCTTCTCCTTGAACTTTGTGGTTCTGGTTCCTGGGACCACTTGCCCATTAAACCACCCCTTGATAGTCCACCACCAGCCCTGCGTGGATCTGTCCATGTCCCATACAAGGTAGTAGTCCGACACACTGTCATCTTTCTTCCGCCTATCAAACCCTACGAAGTAGTCGTCTCCATCAACTTGAAATCTAGCTGTGTACTCTTTCTCGTTAGCACTGCCATCCAAAGGGGGAGTCCATTGGATCTGTAGATCGGTGTCAGCTAGATCGTCTGGGTTTAGAACCTCACGGAGCATGTCACTAACCCTCACGAAGTTTTTGAAGCTATCCATGCCCTTATATACCTCAAGAATTGCTTTTCTGAGGTAACGAAAATATCCCTCAAAAGATATATACGGTCATGGGAAGAACCGTAATATCATTTTCCGAATGGCTGGAAACGAGAGATGTTGATCTCTCTCAGGCGATTCAAAACGAGGTCGATTGGGGTCAAATCCTCCGTCACCCTATAAAGTCTCTTGGTCGTGGTTTGAAGAGTCTTAAAACGCCGGCTCTAAACACTGCAATGGCGTTGCCACTGGCGATTGGCGGTGTTCGTTCTGCCATCCCTGAGATGCCAGAAATGGAACCTGCTTCTCCTATGAGTAGACAAGCCGATTTGGGCGGCATGGCTAGAGGCTTGGGTGGACACATGGGTGTTAATACGCCCTCTGAAAACGAGCCTGAACAGCCTGAGAAGGAAGGAGGAATCCCAGGAATTGATGAACTAGCCCATTATGTTGCCGAAAAATTGACGAAGAAACTTTATGAGCTAGATGCTAAGATGACCGCTTTTTTGAAGCGTAGCTCCAATTCTCTGAGAGAGTGGTTCAACTTGGTTGTACATAAACTCATAGGTGCGTTCAGAAGTCACACACCTCAATCTTTGAATCCAAAGGCACTTGCCCAGGATGCAGAGCGGGTATTCGGGCAATCCGGTCATGTCATCACAACTGTTATTGCTGCCACCTGGGGCGTAATCAAAGAAGTTTGGCATAAGTTCTTCAATGAACCGCCACCAGCCGAGTTTGACGCCTCTGTAGCAGATGTTGCTGCTCTACATGGTAAGAAGTCGCAGCACTTCACACCACCTGAGTTGGGCGGCTTTTCCCAGACACCGCCTTCTCGAAGAATTAGGCGCGCCGACCAGGCGGGATACGTCCCTCCCGGCTCGCGTGACCTAGTTAGGATGAATACAGGTCAGCGCCGCCAGCAAATGATCTCAAGAGGACACTAACCCTATAATTATACCACAAAAAGGGAGCTTGACAAAAGGCGGCTCCCTTTTTCTATTGGAAAAGCCGGGCGGTGTAAGGGTTACACACCGAAGGTCCACTGGAGGAGCGGGTTCAACTCCCGACCATCGATGGCGACAGCTTGATGCCTTCTGACACGGGGCGAGTTCTGAGGTGACTCAGACGGCTGTTCTAGGTTCGATTCCTAGTGGCATAGTGTACAGCAGCACACCAGTGTTATTTTGCGGAGATTGGAGGTTCGACCCCTCCCCCGGCAACTAAAGGGCGGCAAAGCCGCCCTTTTCTTTTGCATCTCGCTCTAGATAAGACATGCAAACATTCATGCAGTTTTTCGAGGCGAAAGAAGGTAAGAAGCCCTCTACCAAGACTTATGACTACTCCTCAGTGATTTATTTGTTGCCTGAAAAGGTGGCAAAGAAGATACACCAATGGGGCTTACAAAATGTCAAGGACAAAGACCTTTTTCACAATCCTGAAGACCCCACCTTCGGCAGAGAAGACGAGATGCATTGTACGGTCATCTATGGTATACATGATAAGAGATCGGTTGCGGCGCGACAGGTGCTGAAAGAGGTTAAGCCTTTTGAGATAAAACTAGGTAAGGTCACGGCGTTTACTACGCCAGAGAAGTTTGATGTTCTCAAGGTGGGTGTTACGAGTCCAGACTTGCATGATCTACATGATCTTCTCCGCGATAAACTAGAAGTCACCGAGTCTTTTCCAGAGTACAAGCCTCATGTGACCATAGCCTATCTTCAGAAAGGAAAGGCTGAGTCCCTCGTTGGCAGCGACAAATTCAAAGGCATCACCGTCACAGTTGATAAAGTGGTGTTCAGTTCAAGCGCTGGTGTAAAAACCCCGATCAGCTTGTAAAGCTAACTTGCCTCCCCACATCTATTTACGACGTTGGGGTGGTGTCAGTACGCTTTCATGGGTAAAATGGAGTTACTTGTGTCTACAATACCTGCACCCAAAAGTGTAAGTGACAGGAGAGGTGCAATAATGCTTGATATTGAAGTTGTCAAGAGGGATGGAGAGGTCGTCAAGTACAACAGGAAGAAGATCGAGGACGCCATCGAAAAGGCGTTCATTGCTATTGGCAAGGTGTCCGTCTATGGCATAGACAAAGAAGAAGTCACCAAGGTAGTAAATGCCATTGAAGAGGAGATCGCTCTCAGATTCGTGGACAGTGACATCCTTCTCAACGTGGAGAACATCCACGATCTCGTTGAGAAGAACCTCATGAAGAGTAATCTCTTCGATGCCGCCAAGTCCTACATTCTTTATCGCGCTCAGAAGCGACAAAAGGAAAGCGAAGATCGAAAGAAGTTGTCCTTCCTTAAGACTTTGACAGTCAAGAAGAAGAACGGTGATGTTGTTTCTTTTAATCCAAAGAAATTGAAGGACAACATCAAAAGACATGCCAAAGGTTTACCTGTCGATCAGGGCTTGGTGTTTCAAGAGACGGTCAAAAACGTCTATAACAACATGAAGTCCGAGGACATCGATAAGGCTCTTGTTTTAAGCGCCACTGCGCTTATCGAGCAGGAGCCGGCGTATTCCCAGCTTGCCGCCAGGTTTTTCCGTCAGCGCCTTGGCAAAGAGATTTTCGGTAGGTCCACCGAAGGTGGCTCTGTGGAATACCAAAAGGCATACCGCAACTCCTTGCGTGCAGCCATTTCAGCCGGCGTTGGGGCAGGTGTCTACGATCCCAAGTTGGTTGAATTTGACTTGGATCACCTTGCCGATTACATGGTTCTCGACCGTGATGAACTACTCAAGTACATCAGCATTCATACTCTCCAAGAAAGATACCTTGCCAAGATAGGCAACAACCGTATCGAAATGCCCCAGGTGTTTTGGATGCGAGTGGCGATGGGTCTAGCCCTTCGTGAAGCCGACAAAAATGCTAAGGCGTGTGAGTTCTACGACGTAATGTCGCAACTTCTTTATATTCCTTCCACGCCCACTCTGTTCCATAGCGGCTTGTCCAGTCCGCAGTTGTCTTCCTGCTATCTGTCCAGTGTCGATGATGATCTAAAGCATATCTTCAGGACGTTTGACGATAATGCCCAGATGTCGAAATGGTCTGGCGGTATTGGCAACGACTGGACAAATGTCCGTTCCACGGGCGCTACCATCAAGACCACCCAGGTTGAAAGCCAAGGGGTTATTCCGTTCCTTAAGATCGCCAATGATACTACGGTAGCTATTAACCGTAGTGGTAAGCGGCGCGGTGCCACTGTAGCCTATCTTGAAACCTGGCACCTCGACATTGAGGACTTTCTCGACTTGAGGAAGAACACGGGCGATGAGCGCCGTCGTACTGCTGACATGAACACAGCAAACTGGATTCCCGACCTGTTCATGAAGCGAGTTTCTGAGGACGGGGTTTGGACTCTATTTTCTCCAGATGAGGTGCCGGATTTGCATCACATCTACGGCAAGAAATTTGAGGAGCGCTACACCTACTATGAGAAGCAGGTGAAGTCGGGCAACATCCGCCGTTACAAGGTTGTGGAGGCGGTGAAATTGTGGCGCAAGATGTTGACCATGCTTTTTGAGACGGGTCATCCGTGGTTGACTTTCAAAGACTCTTGCAATATCCGCAGCCCACAAGACCATGTTGGTGTTGTCCATAACAGCAATCTCTGCACAGAGATCACCCTTAATACGACCCCGACGAAGCTGAATGAGGATCGGACGGTCAAAGAGTTGGGCGAGATTGCAGTGTGCAATTTGGGCAGCTTAAACATCTATCGCCATATGTTCATGAAGGAACACAGTATCCATGCCGACGATTGGACCTGGGAAGTGAATTGGGATTTGCTGAAGACCACCATCGAGACGGCGATGAGGATGCTCGATAATGTAATCGATATCAACTTCTATCCGGTTCCTGAAGCCAAAGCTTCTAATCTACGCCATCGCCCTGTGGGTCTTGGTTTTATGGGTCTTCAAGATGCACTCTTCCTTGCTGATATTCGCTATGAAGAGGCTGATGACTTCGTAGACGAGCTTCAGGAGTTCATCGCCTACCACGCTATCTGGTCCTCATCTATTTTGGCTCAGGAACGTGGTTGCTATGAGACTTACAAGGGATCTAAATGGGATCGTGGCATTTTCCCGTTAGATACAATTGATCTTCTGGAAAAGGAGCGTGGCATTCCTGTTGAGGTTGATCGCAGAAGCCGCCTTGATTGGGATTTTCTAAAGTCGCATGTAAGTCTTCACGGTATGCGTAACTCTAACGTAATGGCTGTAGCGCCTACCGCTACCATTGGCAACATCGCCTGCGTTCTTGGTCCTAATGGTGAAGCCACCTTCAAGAATCTTTTCACCAAGGCAAATATGTCTGGTGAATTCACGGTAGTTAATGAGTTCTTAGTTGAAGACTTGAAAAAAGAGGGTCTTTGGAACAAGGAAATGCTGGACCTGATCAAGTACCACAATGGTAGCATCCAGAAGATCGATAAGATTCCGCTGCGCTTGCGTGCCAAGTACAAGGAAGTTTGGGAGATTGATCAGAAACGTGCCATCGACCTGACGGCTCTGCGCAGCAAATGGATTGACCAGAGTCAGTCTCACAACGTCTTCGTAGCCCACAACAGCGGCAAGCTTTTGTCTGAGATTTATATGCACGCTTGGAGGAAGGGTCTAAAGACTACCTACTACTTGCGTACTCTGGGTGTATCTGGTGTTGAGAAAGCCACCTTGGACACTAAGTACGGCTTGACGCAGAAACGTGAAGAAGATATTCCTGCGGTCAAGGTGTGCCGGATTGATGATCCTCACTGTGAGGCTTGTCAGTGAAAGACAAAAATGATGTAAGTACCCTGGAATTCCTAGTGTGTTTTATCATACTCGGAGTTCCGGTTGGTGCTTTGGTTATCGCCTATTTTGTAATCATGAGGTTGATCTATTATGGGTTCTGAACAGCCAACGTGCATGGGTTGCAATGTGCAACCTAATTGGAACTTTCCAAGTCCACCATTGACATTAGAAAACATATCGTCCCACCTACCGTCTTCTTTCAACTACTACGCCCCTGGTCCGCACCGGGGCTTGACAGATGAGGAGAAAGAAGTGCTTAATCATCTGAAGGAAGCTTGGGCGAAGTTCGTGGCGTTGGAAAATCATATCCCCCACGATCTGACGGAGTTCAATTATGCGATCCACATGGCACAGCAGAAGTTAGCAATGAGGGTGGCTCGTCGGGTGGACTCGGATGTATGGCGTCAACCAGAGCAGCAGAGCGAGTAAGTTTATAACAAATGGAGGAGAGGAATGGGATTACTGAGCGGGGGTAAGACTGACCCCAACAAGATTCTACCGATCAAGTACCCTTGGGCACGCGAGTATTACAAGGCTGGTGTTGCAAATAATTGGGTGCCTGAAGAGGTAGCCATGCAGGATGACGTGGAGATGTGGAAATCGCCCGACGCCCTAACAGAGGAAGAACGCCGCCTCATTATATGGAATCTGGGTTTCTTTTCCACGGCTGAGAGCTTGACTGCCAATAACATTGTGTTGGCTATTTACCGGCACATCACCGATCCTGCTTGCCGACAGTATTTGCTACGGCAGGCTTATGAAGAGGCGATTCACACAGACACTTTCATCTACTGCTGTGATACCCTTGGTTTGGACCCTGATGGTGTTTATGCCATGTATCAAACCATCCCGTCCATCAAGACGAAAGACGATTTTGTGGTTGATATTACGAAGACCATCTTCGATCACACTTTTTGCATTCAACCGGAAGGCTTCAAGGCGCGTACTGAACAGGTCCGTTCATTCCTGAAAGACTTGATTGGTTACTACGTTATCATGGAAGGCATCTTCTTCTATGCGGGATTTGCCATGATGCTTGCCCTTAAGCGTCAGAAAAAGATGATTGGTGCCGGTGAACAGTTTGAGTTCATCATGAGGGACGAATCAATCCATCTTGCTTTTGGTGTGGAGTTGATTAACACCATCCGCCAAGAGGAGCCGGGCGCTTGGACTCCCGAACTGGAGAAGGAGATTGCTACCTTAATCTCTCATGCAGTTTGTTTAGAGTGTGAGTACGCCCACGATGCTTGCCCTCAAGGTCTTCTTGGCATCAATGCTGAACAGTTTTGCGCTTATGTTGAATACATCACCGATAGGAGGTTGGAGCGACTTGGTATGCCAAAGCACTATGGCGTACAAAACCCTTTCCCCTGGATGAGTCAATCAGTGGACCTGATCAAGGAAAAGAACTTCTTTGAAACGCGGGTCACTGAGTATCAAGTTGGCGGTTTGAATTGGGATTAAGGAGGAGCAATGTTTAGATACTACAAGAAGCGACCACATGAACCCGCCGATGAGGATATCCAGTTAGAGGCGTACCTCATGTGGGAAGAAGCCGGTAAACCCAATGAGAGGTCTGACTTCTTTTGGAACAGAGCCAAGAGGAAGTTGAGCAGCGGTAGTGGTGCTAAAGAAGAGGTAGATCCAAAAGAGTACAGCAGGGTCATGGACTTGATCCGCTCTGCTGGATCAGAGGCATGGAATAGCACCACCATAAGAAATATGGCTGCAAGCGTCGGAATTAACATGGATCGTTTGTGAGATGGTGGGTGGCGGCATAACTGCCGCCCCCTTTGTTTACAAGGGTAAGAGTAGATGTGCAAATATATTGTTGTGAGCGGCGGGGTAGTGAGTGGTATCGGGAAGGGCATCAGCGCGGCATCGATTGGTCTTCTCATGAGGATGAGAGGAGAGAAGGTACAGGTCATCAAGTTTGACCCTTATCTCAACCTTTCTGCTTCGCTTCTATCCCCATTTCAACACGGTGAGGTGTTCCTGTGTGACGATGGGAGTGAAACTGATTTGGACCTGGGACACTATGAACGCATCACTGGTATTGAAGTCTCTCACAAAAACATTTGCACCAACGGCTCTCTCTTCTCTGGCATCTTTAACGACGAAGTTGAGGGCAAGTTCATGGGGCAGACCGTCCAGATTGTGCCACACGTCACCGATAAGATCCAAGATCGCCTAACAGAACTTGGCGAAAGTGCCGATGTCGTGATCGCCGAGATCGGCGGTACGGTGGGCGACTTTGAGTCCGGTCACTTCTATGAGGCAATTCGCCAATACAAGCAGAAGCTTGGTGAGAGTAATTTTCTCCTCGTCCACGTCGCCCCGGTATTGTGGATGGATACGATCAAAGAATTGAAGACCAAGCCCCTGCAAAATAGTATTCGTGAGCTTCAGCGTTTCGGGCTTCAGCCCGACATGCTACTCTGCCGCATCGACAACGATAGAGAAATCCCCAAGAAGATGCTGGAGAAAATAAGTCATCTCACCAGCGTCTCTATGGACGCCATCTTCGATGCTCCTGATGTTCAATCCGTCTATCAAGTGCCGTTGTGCTTCTTTGAACGACACATTGATGACTTTATTGCTGACCGCTTCAAACTAAAGAGAAACGGTGTCCGCATCCACAAGTGGCGTGAGTTGGTGGAGAGATATGTTGATGGCATGGATATGCCAGAGGTCAACATCGGTATTATTGGCAAATATGCTAAGATGCCAGATGCTTACATGAGTCTTAAAGAGGCGATCTACCATGCTGGAGTCGCCAATTCCAGCAAGGTTAATATCCACTGGATTGAAGCCGAGAAACTGGAGGAATACACTACCCTTCGTGGCTTAAATAAGTATTTTGAGAACATACATTGCGTGATCGTTCCTGGCGGATTTGACAATCGCGGTATCGAAGGGAAGATCAAAGCGATCCAGTATGTCCGCGAGAAAAAAATACCCTTCCTGGGTATCTGTCTTGGACTTCAGTGTGCTGTCATTGAGTTCGCCAGGAACGTATGTGACATCACCAAGGCAAATAGTGAAGAGTTTGTTACTAACGCTGGCGACCGGGACTTTGGCGACATGGTAGTTCACTACGTCGAAGGTCAGAAGGACGTGCGCAGGAAAGGCGGGACTCTTCGACTTGGTGCTTATGAATGTTCACTTGTGAAAAATAGTATTGCCCACAATATCTACAAGAAGAAGTCCGTAAGTGAACGTCACCGGCACCGATACGAAGTGAATGGAAAGTATGCGTCCGCCTTTTCTGACCGGGGTCTGCTGGTTTCCGGCACCAACCCCGGTAGTGATCTCATCGAGATCATGGAACTGGATCGTAAGATCCATCCTTTCTTTATCGGTTGCCAGTTTCATCCTGAATTCAAGAGTCGGCTGGATATTCCCCATCCGCTCTTTGAAAACTTGATTGCCGAGGCGATTGAGTACAAGAATCAAGACACGATGACAATTGAACCAGTTGCGAACCATGATAGCATTGCAAGACCTGAGAAGAAGGATCAATAGAAAGCTTGAAATAGGTGCATTACCTGCGAAAGTATTGCAAAGCAAGTTTAAGGTGGGGTTGCCATCCTCAGTTCACGGCGATCCCACCTACATGCCCTTTTACTACCAGCTTGGTAGACTCCTTAAAGGAGCAAAGAACCTAATCGAGTTCGGTTTTGATCTTGGTATGCCTAGTGGATGTTTCATCGACGGGTGTGGCGGGATCGAGTCACTTCTAGCGTTCCGTAAAAAAGACAACCAATACTACACGAAACGGCTGGGAGTCTCTAACATCCATAACATCCTCCGCAAGAAATTCGACCTGTGGGTCGGAGATGAAACGGACCCAGAGTTCGTCAAGATGGTGCTTCTACGCAAATGGGACTGTGTGATCATTTGCGATGGCGGCAAGAAAGAGCAGACCTACCGTGCATACCTAGACTTAGTGTGGAATCAGATGATGCACGGCGGATTGATTATCATAGATCACTTGAGCGAAACACCCGCCAAGGCAGCTTATGAGTTGTTCTGTAAGTTGCAAAGCCGAGAACCCTTTGTATTTGATACTTACAGAGGGACGGGAATCTTACAAAGATAACTAGATTAGATCAGAGGCGATTATGGGATTTGAAGTTCATTTCAAGTATTACAAGAAGAAAACTGAAGGTTTCGGTTACGATACCGAGGGCGAGCCGGAAGTGATGAAGGTTGCTGTCGGCAAGCAATGGGACGACGTAGACCTTGACGAGGTTGCCAAGTCGGTCTTCGGTCAGATGGCTAAGAGAAATATCTTAATCGTAGATGCTGAAATCTACGAATACACCAAGAAAAAGGTGTCCTTCAAGATGAAGGATGATGGTATTTCTATCAAGAACAGGAAGTTCAGCTATGATATTACTGGTGCTATTAAGTCTTCCGATGAAGCATTTGAAATTCCAGTGATGATGCCTCAGCAGCAAATGGTTTTGCCTACCCAACCTGTCATCAGCCAGGGTGGTCATGTTTTGGAGCCTCACGAATTGCTCCAGCAACAACAGCGTGCGCTCCAGGCTGTACAACCAATGCCGCAGCCTATTCAACAACAACCGCAACAGGATTTGTCCCACTTGCCTCCAGAGGTTCAAGCAGAGCTTCGTCAACATCACATGGTTCAGGCACAACAACAGCGTCCTGTTAACCCAAGCGAACGTATGCGCCCCATCCTGCCACCGGCAGGTACACCGCTGCGTTGGGAGTCATACGATCCACACCCAGACCTGGCAAGAGTTGCTGCCCAGAAGAGATTGCCGTTTACCATTGGCAAGAGGTATCCGATTTACGAAGAAAAACCGGACAGACGTGGTGTTGTCTTTGGTATGATTTATGTCACCGAAGATGACCAAGGCAACCGTCGTGCTTTGAATGACAAGCACTTTGTACCAGTTCAGAATCTGACTAACAACTTCGATGCTGATGCTCGCCCGAATCACATCACCCGCGTTGCGGTTGAGGACAATCAGGTTCAGGTCAATGGTAAGATTATGAACCTCCCAGACATCTACACCCTTGGTAGGAGAAGGTAATGGAACTGTACGTCGTAACTTGGAAAAGCAGTAAGCTTCAGACCGGAAAAAGGGACTTCCTAGTGAAGGATGCTTTTGACAACTCTGACGCCGTTCTCAAGGTCAAGAGACAAATTGCCCCTGAGTGGTTGGGCGTACCAGGGGAAACTTTCACTGTGAATCGAGTTGTCTTTAATGAGCAAGATACGTTCCCGATTGTAGCGAGGTAACATGAGTACCAAGTCATTTGAAAAGAAGAAAAAGCGAGAAAAGGAAGTTAAAAAGAAGCTGGAGGTCCGCCGCACAGCGCTCCGCGCTAAGGTCAAGGAGGAGCGTGACAAAGAAAAGGAACAGCGGGAGATTCAGCGTGTGACTAATAAGCTTGAGGGCAGGACGATCCGAAACCAGAAGGTTGACGAGCAGGACGTGATCAACCAGTTGGAACACAACTATCAAATCCTAGAGGCGCTCCAGAAAGAACAGGAGATGCTAGAGGAAGCGCAGAAAAATGCTCCGATGATGAATATGATGGGCGTTCCTGAAGAAAGTCCAGAGGACAGCGGCGGCAAGCTTGGTGCATCAGCAGATGTTGTTTTTATCCCGAACCCAGCGTCTAATGAAGAACAGAAGAAGGAGGCGAAGGATGAGCAGCAGTGATGTCCGCGAGAAGTTTCCCCCAGCATGTATGGTGAAGGACGGTGAAGTCAATCCAATTGTTGATTTCACCGACCCAAATGTTCCTATCTGGGGCAAGCAAGGTCAGTGGGTGTTGTATAAGCAACACCAAGAGCTTCAGAAGGAACTGGAGGAAACCAAGAGGAAACTAGCCGCCACAGAAGCAGAACTTGCCGAGAGAAAGCAAGATGACTACGCCGCTGTGAAGGCTGAACTCGAAAGATTGAAAGGCGTTCTGGCGGGCAGGGGCAACTTGATGGCACATGGGCTGAAGGCGTGCGCCGATGTTGCTTTTATCCCAAAAACACCTTGAAGATTTTTTCGAGGTACGAGTTGCAAAACAGGTGACAGCGCATATATACTTGTGTAACTGAATGCTAACTGTTGCCAACAACCGTTAACTACCAGCGTAACTTTTGACTAACTTTTGATTACTGGAGGAAACATGAACAACTTCGATTTCGATATGTCTGCGCTTCAAGAGGAGTTCACCCGCGTTACAGTGGACAAGAAGCCCGGTGCTGTAAAGAAGACTGGCGGCTTTCTCGACAAGTTCGTGAAGATGCCAAAAGCCAGCGGCTATGTAACTCTTCGCTTGCTCCCCCCTCTTTCTGGACATAAGCTACCCTACGCAGCTTGCCGTGTTCACAACCTTGCAACGATGGAAGATCGTGAGCAGAAGAAGGCTAACAACCTTTACTGTGGTCGTACTTTGCAGGGTCGCAAGTTCGTCGGAGATTGCTTCTTCTGCGACTACTACAATCACCTGTATCGCCTGATGGATAAGGCGGTCGCCGAGGGCAATGAGGATCTCGCCAAGCAGTTGAAGGCGAAGGCTCAGGCTATCAAGCCCCAGGAGAAGTATTACTACAACGCCATCGTGCTTGATAGCCACCCGCATACGGGTCAGTCTCCTGAAGATGGTCCGCTGATCTACTCTTGTGGTGTCCAGATTCACACCCGTATCCTTGAAGCCGTCCTAGGTAACAAGGAAATGAACAAGAAACCAAAAGGCAACGTCTTCCACCCTATCAACGGTCGCAACCTCAAGGTTGTTAAGGAGATGAAGCCGGGCGGTCAGTTCCCTGAGTACGGCGGCTCTGAATGGGAAGATCCTTGTCCGGTGAGCGAGGATGATGCCTTGATCCAGAAGTGGTTAGGTAGCCTGAATGATGTTCATGCTCTCCGCACTGTCCTGGCTGTCGAGGAGATGAAGCGTCACATCCGTGTCTTTGAGGGTTATGAAGTTGACCCCCGCAAGAGCTTTGATGATTCTTTCTTGACCGAAGAGAGCAGTAATGGTGTTAGCGTTAGCGTCCCTGCTAATGTGCCTTCTGCTCCTGCTCAGACCCACCACGCCCCGAAGGCGCAGACCGTCACTTCCGCGCTGCCGGATGTGAATGTAGAGGATGATCCTCTGGTGGATGATGAGTTCGCCAACAATGTTCGTGCTGCCTTGGGCGGCATAGAATAACCCGACTGTCCGTCGCAGGGGCACTCCCACCTTTACTCCTTTCTGTGGGGGTGCCCCATTTTTTCAACATAACATAAGGTGTTCAATGGCATCTGACGAAAAAAACAATGTTTCGTCGGCACCGTCCGACTTGCGCAATAATGGCATCTTCCTATTCCCTTACGGTGTTGATGAAGAATCGTGTGCAGACGCGATTGAGTTTATTTTGGAGGCTAACCTAGCCGTCAACCCGACGTATGATCATTTGACGTTGATTGTCAACTCGCACGGCGGCAGTGTTGTGGACGGCTTTGCTCTCCTTGATGTTATGGCTGGCAGTAGATTGCCAGTGTGGACAGCCGGGATTGGCATCCTTGCCTCAATGGGCTTGCTCATCTTCATTGGTGGTGAAAGAGGACATCGAATCCTCACTCCCAATACGATGATCATGTCTCATCAATGGTGGTCACTCAATTTCGGTAAAGAGCATGAATTGATTGCGGCAAGAAAGTGCAATGACTTGATCTCTGACATGGTGATGCGTCACTACAAGAGATACACGAAACTAAAGAAAGAAAAAGACATACGAAAGTACCTGCTGCCAGAGAGCGATGTCTGGCTCAGCGCAGAGGAAGCACTGAGGTACGGACTCTGTGACAAAATAAAATACCTTTAACAACATCTGAAACTTAAGAGGAACAATGCCTAAGAAAAAGACAACAAAAGAAGTATCTGAAAACGGATCGGGGAAGGACTTTGATCTTGGTAAACTTGCCAAGTTGTGCGGCGGCGAGGTTCTTGACCGCATGGATAGCGTGAGGTATTGGGTTGACACCGGCAACCTTGCTTTGAACTATGCCTGCTCTGGTAAGTTCTTTGGCGGCGGCATCCCCATCGGTAAGATCATTGAAATCTGGGGCAATAGTTCATCTTGTAAGACATTGTTCGCCCTCAACTTTATTCGCGGCGTTCAGAGGATGGGTGGTATAGCTGTCTTTCTTGATGTCGAGAACACTCTTAACAAAACATTTGCTGAGAAGGCTGCGCACGTCGATGCCAGCAATGTCATCGTGATCCCTGTCGAGAAGGCTGATTCTCTTGAAAAAGCCTTTAACCAGATCCACGTTGTTCTCCGCGAGATCGGCAAGGCATACGGAAGCGAGCGTCCTGTTGTCATTGTGTACGACTCCATCGCAGCTTCTGCTTCCGAGCGCGAGTTTGCCGAGACAACGATTGATATGTTTAACACCACTAAGGAAGCCAAGAAAGAGGCTGGTGCAGGTGCTGATAAGCCCGGCGAACATGCCAAGATCATTGGTAAAGAGCTTCGTAAGTTGAATCCGGTTCTGAACCGCGACAATGCCTCTGTTGTTATCATCAATCAGATCCGTCAAAAGATTGGGGTTATGTATGGAGATCCCAACAAGCAAGCAGCAGGTGGATGTGCGTTGCAGTTTTACTGCTCTCTGTCGATGAAGACCAGAGCTTCCAAGAAATTGAAGGATGATCGCGAGAATATAAAAGGCATCTTGGTAAGCGTTGAGAATACCAAGAACAAGTGTTTCCGTCCTTTTGTGGAAGCACCTGAGAACGCTACTTTGCTATTCGACGCCGGTATCAATCCTGTTGGCGGCTTATTGGATTGCCTTTACAAGCAGTACCGTATCGACAAGGCAAAGAAGGAAGATGGCAAGCCCAAGGCTGGCTGGTGGACGGTACGACCAGAATATGCCAACGGAGAAGAGATATCCTTCCAGGGTTCTATGGAAAAGAACCTTGTTCCGGTTGAGGTGCTGATCAAGTGCCCGAAGTTGATTGACGCCGAAAGCTCTGAGCAGGTGGTTGAATACCTGAGTAGTTTTGGTGTTCTTAGTGGCTCCGATCAAGAGTTCCAAGAACAAGAGATCAAAGATGGTGAGGAGTTGGACATAGATTTGGCTGGATAACCTCATCATCATGCTAACAAGGACGCAGTGATGCGTCCTTGTTTTTTTAGAGGAAAGACATGAGAGAATATGTTCTTATTCACGCGGAACCGTATTTCAACAACGACAACAAAGTATTGTTGGTGTTGAAGGACAAACCTGCGTGGCAAAAGGGTTTCCTCAATATGGTTGGTGGTAAGGTTGAAGAAGGTGAGACTCCAGAAGAAGCCGCTGTCCGAGAACTTAAGGAAGAAACGGGCTATACCGTTCATTACCTTGTCAAAACCAATCCATTTAGCCAGAAAATCAAGAAGATAGGAGTGTTGGAGTGCGACGATGCCATTATCCACTGCTTCCAAGTCTGTGTTGATGATTATGAACAACCTGAACCCAAGCCGCGTGACGGAGAAACTGAGATTTTCCGCTGGTATCCCTGGCACGTCGTCAGGAATGACAAAAGGCTTATGCCCAACTTGCGTCTGATATTGCCATTGGTGATGGCGGGGGTTTACAATTGGACTCTGAAGTTCCCCGATACCAACTTCACTGGTATGACAGAGGGAACCATCAGTATTACCATGCCCAGCAACCTCCATCCTTTCTTTGAAGAAAGACATGGTGTGACCAAGATCATCGAGAAGGGTCATCTGGACTCGAAATTTGACGGGATTATATGACGAATTGCAACGGGAAGTCGAACGGCTTACTCCTCACAGAGGAAAGTAAGACCTACCTCAAAGGCAAGTTGGGCATGATCAACAAACCAGAGTTCGCCGAAGCTCTTGATTCCCTGTGTAAGCAGATGAATTTGATCAAGGGCACCATTTCCGAAGAGGGACAGATGACAACTTGTCCCGTCAGCTATAGCCTGAGTAGTCCCAATGGTTTCTATGCTACCCAGGTGGTAGGCACTGTGGTCGGGACGCCAGATGAGGTGATTTGTTACTTGATGATGGTTCACACAACTCCACTTCTGAAAACTCACACCAGCGCTCATGTTGGTCGCTGGTGTGACAATTTGCAGAAGTGGGAATTCACTAGCGAGTAAAGGAACAACATGAGTGCTGTACTTTGTTTGGAGGCTTTTGGTCCCTCTTATATCACTACGATGGAGGCGAGGGATTGGCAAGGTCTTACCCCCGTCATCCAGCGATACGAGCAAGTACAAACGCTTGCCGCTAGGTTAGCCGGCAAGGGCTGGACGACAGAAGTGATACATGAAGAGGACTTCTATGTGGTTTGCCGTCCTCCTACTGGTCATCCTGCGGAGACGGACGAAGACCTTCGGAAGTTGCTGGAAGCTCAAGGTGTTGATGTTACCGGCTTTGGTTTCTTTGACGAGGACGAGGACTTCGACCCCAATAAGCTTATTGATGGAGAGGTTTCTATCAATGACCATGATCACGGCTACGGTGTGCTTATCGATGATGATGAGGACTTTGACCTTAGCGTCGATCTAATGACCAAGGGAGTTGCCGAAGCCCTTGCCGGCAAGAAGATTGAGGTTGTTGATCTCGTTGAGGACTACAGGGTAGTCATGCATCTTGAGGGCGGCAAGAAGTTGATTTACGATGAAGATAACTTCTGTTTTACCCTGGAGTAACGTGAAAGACGTGCGCGGTAATGAGATCACCGAAAAGATGGTGATCGATCTGGCTAAGTCAATAGGTGTAAGCCCAGAGGCGATCAAGAGGTGGATCGGGGAAGGTCTGATCAGTCATATCCCTTGTCGAATCCACACGGCGAGTTAGACCAACATTTTTTGGAGTTTTCGCGAAATGAAATACTGCTCGATTGACGTAGAAACAACAGGACTGAACCCGGAGACGTGTGACCTTCTTGAGGTGGGTGCAGTCATTGATGATCTTGATAGCCCGCAGGATCTTCAATCCCTTCCCACGTTTCACTGTTACGTCTTGAAGCCGAACTACAAGGGTGAGCCTTTCGCCTTGTCTATGCATCCTACTATCTTCAAACGTATTGCAAACAAGGAAGCACCATACAAGTACATTGCAGAGGAGGCGGTAATTACCTCCTTAGCCAAGTTCTTAACGGCACACTTTGGTGACGGTAAAGTGACTGTTGCGGGCAAAAACTTCCTGGGTTTAGATAAGCCGTTCTTGTCCAAACTGCCCTCGTTTAACCTGCTCCAACCCAAATTTCACCATCGTGTTATCGACCCTGGTATGCTATACTGGAAGCCAAGGGTCGATAAAGAGGTGCCCAGCAGCAAGGAGTGTATGACTCGCGCGGGTCTTGCTGGAGAAGTTGCCCACACTGCCGTCGAGGACGCACTGATGGTGGTGAAGCTGGTTAGAGCAAAGGTGTTAGAATGAAAGAAGGGGGGGAGGCATAAGCCTCCCCCTCGCCTTTTTACTTCTTGGTGTAAGCCTCCTCGATCTCAGCCAGCCATACATTCACCTGAGACATGGAGATAGCCAGAGGCTTCACCTGATCCTCGGTGGGCTGCGGGTGGCGGGCTTGTTGATAAAGAGGCACGATGGGCTTCTTCAGGATCTTCTCATAGATCGCAGGGAAGAAGGGCACCGGCATTGGAATCGGCTTTTCCAGCACAATCTTGTTCATCTTTCGGATGACGCGGTTGTGAGGCAACTTCCTGTAATAGCGCTCATGGGCGGCTTCAGCGATCTTCGCCAGCCAGTAGTGCTTGTGTAGGAGCTTGATCTTCCTGAAGTCCTCATAGCTGCAAGGGTGAAAACCCCAGCGGCTCTTGTGGACGTTTCCGGTGGTCGTTTCGGTCATGGTTGCGTTCATTGTAGAACCTCCTCTTGGTTGCACGGATGATGTCCGTACTCTAGAAAATACTTGTTACTCTTGACGAACTTGTTTCCGCCCCGCACCCAGAAGCCCCACTTTCTGATTTGTGGTCCTGTAATCAGAAGTGTCCAGCAACCTCCAGAGTTCACGCGCACGGTATGACGGTGCAGAGCGGGACGATAGCGGATCATACCAGGCTTCATCTTTTCCTTGCCAGCGGACGACACATCAGTATAGCTGCCCCAGAGAACGAGAGTGATGAACCACCAAGGGTGGTCATGAAAGTTTCTTGCATCATCAGATGCATACCAGTGATGCAGTCTGATGGAGAAGAAACCCAGGTTAAGAACCCAGCGCCGCATGTATGGACATTCCGGCAAACCAAGTCTCTGACCCTATGTGAACCATGCTTTCATGTAACCTCCTTAGTGGTATTACCCGGTGAAGGAATCGAACCCCCGACCTTTGGATTAGTACATCCAACGCTCTAGCCGCTGAGCTAACCGGGTCCAAACTTTTCTGCCCCAGGAAGGGTATTCTACCCATAAGTTACTCCGTGAGGTCAAAAGTACCCGGTGCGGGACTCGAACCGCGCAACCTTCGGTACGTTGTACCGATGCTCTGCCAATTGAGCTAACCGGGTAAAAGTGGGGTGGTCGGGGGTCGAACCCGAAGTTAAGGACCGTCACGTTCACGGTTTGTTCCTTGACATGGAAGCCTCAGTTACTCCCCTCAAAGCGGCATGATGGATGCATCAAACATGCTACCTGAAAAGTTTCACCTATCCTACACACCCCGATAGTTACTTCTTTCCTCTAGCCTCTCTAAGCAAGTCAGCAAGCTCCCTCATCTCGTCCTTTACCTCCTCAACCACATCGGCGGCTGGGATCACTTCATGGACGGAATCATAACAGCATCCTCTTGGACACTTTTGTTGATAACTCAGCACCTTATACCAGCCTGGACCGGCGTAGGTGCCGATCTGGACTCTAGAAGTCCAGAAGCTGTCGTATTCCAGTTTGCCGCAGGCTTTGAGGTTTTTGTGCTGTGATTCGGATTCAACCTTGAACCACGAACCGCGCTTGATGTCCCTTCTCATGCTACGCACACCTCCTGTGGTTGAAGAAGCTGATAGTTCCTGAACAGGCGGCGTGTTTCACCATACACCGGCTCTGTGGCGATGGCTGTAGCCTGATCGTCCAGGTCAGCCTCGCGGAAGACGGTGTGGCGAATGCCGTTATCCTCAAGTTTTTTAAGTGCTTTGAGAAGCGCAGCTTCATCCTTCACGCCGCAGACGACGAAGTGCGGGTGTTCAGATACACCGTGGAAGTAGTGTTGTGCGCTTTCAGCAACAGCGTGGCAAGATTGGACAAGCTGTTGCCCTGGAGATAGGTCTTTACGGACGAAGATGTAGCAATAGGGCGTTTCGACAACCGGACTTGTAACCTAGTGACTCATGTCTTTCTCCTTCTTAGATGAGAGGGTGAAGGAAGCCGACCAGTCGTTTAAGGCGCTGGAGCGCCGGCACTTCGGCTGACCGATCATTTAAGGCGTGGTAAGCACCACTTCCTTTACCCTCTCCCCTATGATATCATGCTTCCGGTCAAAATCAAGCAGCCGCCAGAATTTTTTCTTCGACGTACTTCTCGACTGCCTCCATGACCTCCCGCTCCTGCCATGCCCAAAGACCGGCAGGAGACTGGCAACGCTCGTCGTAGAAAGCGCCTTTGTATTTCTTTTCAGTCACGTTGTAGAGGCAGTAGTACACCCGGTCCTTACTCAGTACGCGGAAGCGGAGCAGGTTGTTCGGTGCTTCCGAAATCGTCGCTGCCATTTCTATACTTCCTCTCTTCGTGGATGAAAAAGATCACTGGCACTATGCCGAACATGCCGCCACATACGCCCATGAGGATAAACACCACCCAATCAGGGGCGTTTAGGTATTCCTTGGTGAGTCCAGCAACCAGACCCCAGAAAATCCACCAAAGGAAGATACATCCCCAACAAGTCATCCCTTTCCAAAAGGTGAGAACGACTTGTCCTTTCTCGTTGATTGGCATAAGCCCCCCAGGTGGGAGTCGAACCCACTAAGCGCAGTTTTAGAGACTGCTGCCGCACCGTTTGGCTTCTGGAGGAAAGCGGTCGGTGTCCTGTTGCGATTAGACGATGCCGCCACACGGCGATGGGGTTACGCTCTTATACGGCACCTACCGAGATCAGTGCGCTCACCTGACCCTTGTGGCTGGCTACGGCTTGTCCGTACTTCCCCATGTCTCCGACCTAGAACCCCTGGCGGGGATCGAACCCGCGACAAGCAGTTTTAGAGACTGCCGCTCTGCCACTGAGCTACAGGGGCATCAATCTTTGATATGGCGGTTCTCAAAACGCCATCTTTTGAAGACAGTTTTCATGTCATCGTTGTTACTCGTCATGATGACAAAGCCGTCTACCATATCTTGTGTCAGGATGGTTTTGAGGACAGGAATCTCTTCCTCGTTATAGCACACTACCAGCACCTTGTTTGAGGGTGTGAGTAAGAAGTCTACCCGTCCTCTGATGCCGTAGCGTTTCTTCACCGCCTCGATGAAGGAAAGGTCGGTGACGTGCCGCCCTTCTTCTTTAGCGATTCGATAGGCGGCAGCTATCTTTCCATCAATCCCACGTCCGCAAATCTTTACAGCATTCCGAAGATCATGTAGCAGAGTAACGCATTGTTCGCATCCTTCGCCACGGCACTTGTGCAAGTGTTCATATCGCTTGGGGTCAACTACTCTCTCCACCCACCGCTCTCGCGCGTGGTTGGTGATCAGAATGTCGTACTTCCGGGGAGCAGGTGGCTCCATGTTCCTTCCTCCTGCTCCCATTATAGCAACGAACGAGTCCCGATCAAGGAACTACCTTCTTTTGTTGTTGCCAAACTGACGCCCACGGTTGTTTTTCCTGGGGCGGTCGTCTTCTTCCTTCTTTTTCTGTTGTTGCTTCTGGTGGGATTCCAGCATCTTTTTCCACTCTGGGAATACCTTTTCCAGAATGGGATCGAATAATCCCGTCAGAGCCGGGAACGAGTTACAGATGACTCGGAACTTCTCACGCTGTTCTCTGACCGCGCCTTCCGAAGCTGAGAACCTGCTTTCCGGTTTAGAGAACTTGGTTCGGAATTCAACCAAATCGACAATCTCTTTACCGTATTCATCGATGAAACTGGCAAATCGCTCCTCGACGGGTTGCTCTGACTCAGGCTCAGGTACGTTTTGTAGTTTTGCTACCCATTCTTTTGCTTTCATTGTGCCTTTCTCTCTTGTGTTCCTCAGTACATTATACCAAACTATTCTTGCCGATCAAGCAAGTCGATAGCATCCCGCCGCCACCTTGACCACCTGCTTACCCTCGTTTTTCAGGTTCTCCTTGACATAAGCCAGGTGTCGGTAAAGGGTACTGACCGCAATGTTGTGCTTCTGAAAGCGGTGATGTAATTCTTTTATCCTAACGATGTTCCCGTCTAAAAACTGTGATTCTATATACGAGCGTACATCAGAAACCTTTTGTAGCATCTTTTCCCTAGCACCTGAACTACTGAAAGAAGTATGTTGGTTCAACATCCTACCCGATGTCTGCGGATTGATGATGCGATAGCTACAGGTGTTGAAATCTTCTCGGCTTTGGTCACAGAAAGTCCTGGCTATCTCCTTGGGAGTGAGCAACGTGGGGTAATCCGCCTCCACGGTCAGAATCTTGACCCCAAGAGATTTGGCAAATTCGAGAAGTGTGTGATGGTGTTTTTCATGAGTAAAAACTTCTCTACTATCAGGCAACCTAAGCAGAAGACATCTTTTTGGCATGGTAACTCCGGTTGATTTGTTACTTTACATATTCTAGTATCGTATTGAGACTAAGGCAACCCTTGGGGGCGATATGGGAGAACCGTTTACTGACAGAATACCTTCGTTGAGTTTCAAATCCGACCGCCGCTTTGGTGTTGAGCTTGAGATTTTGGCGTTCGACGGCAAGAATCGCCCCGCAGGGGGGGAGAAGGAGAAGCCGGCGGGTACAGACTATATTGTCACTTTGGTTAAGGGTCATACGGACGAAAACGTAGAGTGGCGAGTCTATGAACACACCCATAACAACGATTGGTGGGTGGTAAAACCGGACTCCAGTTGCGGTCTTGAAATCTGCACACCAGTCTACCGCAACTGGCGAGGTATTCGCAAGGTGTGTCAGGTGGTTGACGCCTTTGGCAAAGACCCCAAGGTACAGGTGGACCAGCGCTGTTCCGTTCACGTTCATGTAGACGTATCAGACTTGTCGCCAGAACAGGTTGCATCCATAATTGTTTATTGGGTAAAATGTGAAGCAGTCTTCCTCGACATGGTTCCGCCCTGGCGTAAATCTAACCGCTACTGCCAGTTTATGTGCGTAAGGGATAACTTTGACACGGAGGTTTACCTGAAGCCAGAGGAGATCATCTCTGCGATTGGTGACGTAAAGTATTACACAGCCAATGCTGACCAATGGAGGAGGACGGAGGGCAAGAGGAAGACTCTGGAGTTCCGCATCATCGAGGGCGAGGGGTGTAAAGACCCCTACCTAATGAAAAACTGGTTACGTCTGATTCTTCACTTTATCGAGATGACGGCGAATAGTCCTTTGCCCAATCCTTACCAGCCTGGAAATCAATGGTCCTGGGTTTGTATGCTAGACACGGCTGATGTTCTTCGGGTGCTGGGCTTCTACCCTGGACAGTATGAGTTGAGCAATGGTCTGACCCAAACTCGCAACTGGATGCTCGCTAGATTGTATAAGTACATGACGCCCGACACAGACTACGGTCCTCGCTGGCGGTCCTACCTTGAATTAAGGGATGTCATGGAGACGTTTCAAAAGAGCGGTGTCATTGTCGATCCGAGAGAACATTTGTCACCCACTGACCTCAATGAGGCTTTGTACAATGACAACTACCGCTTCTGATTTTAGGACGTAAGGCAAAAACCTCGGCATCATTCTATATAATACAGCAGTGGAATGAAGGTGGTTAGATGCTTTACATTACGAAACCAAAAGACCATGTACGGGAGATGAAGGCAGCGGCTAGAGTTCTTCAGCCCTACTCTCCTCCAAAGCTTCCGAAAGATGATGACATTTCTTGGCTAAAGAGCAGGGAGATCATTGTCGATGGCATTCCTATGATCGTCCACTACTCAGAGTCAGACCACGGCGATCTCAAGCCCGCCGTCTTGACCATAGGATGTAAAAACGCACCATTCATTCCATTCACAGTCGTTTGCAAGGTTGCCAGGATGTTCCTGGGAACTGAGAATCTGACGTTGTTTGAATACACGAAAGGCGGATCAAAGATTTACAGTTGGATGGTTTTGTTCAACAGAGATAAACCAGTGGGGAACCATCATACCGACAGAGCCAAGAAAGAGAACTATAATGGCTTTGACTTCTTCCGTGGTGATACAAGCAGCGAGCAGGAAGTCACATCTGAAGTTGAGTGATGTTAACCTAGCTGGTAGAATCAATTGATAACAAGTTGCCCAGAGTCTGTAGATGCTCTATGGCTCCGGTCAACGGATCGAATCTCAGTTCACAGGTTCCGACCGCAAGTCCTGTGAGCCTGGGTATCACGAATTCGACCCAGACGATAAAGGTACGGTCATGGGTAGCACGGAAGTGAGAAATCGTGATCTTTAGGGATTTATTTTGTGAAGGGAGAGTTCCCTTCTGGGCTGTTAATTCGGCGTCTCTCACGTTGGCTAGGACAAATGCAATCAATCTTTGCGGGTTGATAAATGAGGTCCAGTGGGTCAGCAAGAGCCGCTCGAACTCATCAAGGTTAACCATTTGAGCAGGTGGTGACATATGGCTGTTCGTAGTACGGTGAAGTCCGTTGATCATCAGGTAAAGGAGTGCGTTAAGAAAATCTCTGACGAGGATCTGCGCTGGCTTTCCATCAGGTTCAGAGAGCGTGTCGGTAGTGATCTTGCAGAAGCTTTGCTTTTGATTCAAGACCACTACAACGACCTGAACCGCGTCCTCGCTAATACCCCTAACGCCGATGCTGTTTATGAGATCGCCGACATCATCGACAAGCATATCCAAGAAGAAGCTAAGAAGAGGGGTCGTCCATCGAAAGGTGACAAGAAGGAGGTAAAGGACAACTAAGGTCAAGCCGCTCGTTTAGGCATTCACTTGCTTATTGGGGTCAAGAGCGCCTAGCCGGGCGGCTTTCCTTCTGATCCACTCGAAATCAGGATCTCCTTCAGAAATTGGCGGAGGAGCTTTCTTTTGTTGCTCGCTACCGTGTTCTTGATTCCAAAGCCATCTGCGCATGGCTATCAATTTACCTTTTCGTTCCTTCTCGGCATCATTAAACCACTCACTGAACCTTTTCATGTGAATATATAGCCCCAGGACCGTAAATAGGGTATGGCGTGTAGTTGCACAGTTAAAGGTTCCTGTTGCCCATGTACTACCTCCCCGACAGGGTGCAAGGGTAGTCTCAGCATTTCTGTTACCCAAACTTACACTTCGGGTTCAGGTGGTACGCCATTAACTGCCACCCTGACTGATAACTTCGTTTCCAAGATAAGCAGACCCAATTACAAGCTAACAGTGCAGGGTGACGAGAAGAGGTACATTGACACTCGATACCCCTTATTCATCTGACTTCTTCTCTTCCGTCCATTCAACATAACCATTCTCGCCGTCTGACCAGGCTCGGATACGTTGAACTGGTACACCCATTTGTTCCCACTTACAGCGGTCGTTGGGTTTTGTCATCAATTCAAACTTCTCGCCCTTATCAAGGACCACAACAGAGCAGATACCCTGCTTGGCATTGTAGAGTTTACAATTCTTGCAGACCAGAGGCTTCTTTTTTCTCATTTCCTTGATCTGCTTCAGAGATATTTTCTTCTTGGCTTTCTTTTTGCTCATAGCGATATATAGGAGTGTTATGAAGAAACAACCAGAACCTACATTCTTGTACTGTCAGGCGTGCGGTCGCAAGTCTCTACTAGATGAGAACATTATTGAGATTAAACTGAACGACGTGCCAGGCGGTATTCCCTACGTTGATAAAGAAGATGGCAAGGTGAAGATGCCGCCTATGCAGGCACGCAGGAGGATGTTCAAGTGCCCTGGATGTGGAAGAGGCGTGGCAAGCAAGTTGCTCACCACGCCTTCCAAGGAGCATAAAGTCATTAGTGACTGGAACAAGTACACTAACCCTGAGAATCCCCGGTCATGATCTCAGGCTCCTTCAAGCCGTAACCAATCTTGTCGGGACACTCAACTTTTTCATAGCCCTTGAAGTGATTGGGGAATCTTTCAAGAAACTGCTCGTAGACCTCGTTCATGACGACGCGGATCTCAGCGTCAGCCGGCGCAGCGGCGCGGAGATGGAATATCCACTTCCACTGTGCAAGACTGGCACTGAAGATCAACTCGGTGTTCAAAGCATTGCCCAGAAGACCACGGGCAGCACCGCGAGCTTGTTTTCTGGCAGTGAACTTGTCGCTGCCCTCAGAGATCAATTTCGCCTGGAGCTTGTCAACCAAAGCCCTGTAACCGTCCTGGCAGAGTTCGCGAAGCTCATTGAGGCTGTAGTTGCACCAGTTTTCTACACCCTCTTCATCAACTTGAATGGGTGCATCCAGATCGATGTTATTGAGGATCAGCGGATGCCAGCACCAGGGAGACTCGCCTTCATCAACATAGCGGGTAGAGCGCTGGCTGACGGCGGTGCGGAACTTGTGACGGACGAGTTCATGGCTGAAGCCACGACTGACGTTGGTGAAGAACACGCTCACCCACATCTCGTCTTCGTACTTCGGTTCCACAACTTGCAAAGGCATTCCGGTATCAGCGGGCGACAGGTCTTGGAACAGCAAGGGAGCCTTCTGTTTGGCAAGATACTGGATTTGCTGACCAAGGATGATGCTGAGCTTATTCAGCGGCGGGAACTCAAACCATTCACGGATGGTACGCATGTTCGCCGTGATGCGTAGGTTGAAGGCGGCAGAAGTATTGGTGGTGATGATAGTGGGTACTTCCTTGCAAATCCACAAACCGGGGCGATTGATGAGTGCTTCAATGGTGCCCAGGTAGGTAGGTACATCAAGAGCAACCGCAAACGTCAGGTTGGGATGCTCTTGAACACTACCGTGACCAACTTCAATGATGTGCTTGTGGTACTCAACGGAATCCCTACCACTACCAAGCGAGTCATAACAAACACGCCCAGCAAGTTCGGTGAGGTTGTCGAGATCAGAACCCTTCAACTGGTTTTCCTTGGGACAGCCCATGTCGGAGGGAACCTCCAACTTCTTGCCGTCCCAGACGATCTTTGCATACTTCATTACTTTTTGCTCCTTACAGTTGTCGTACTACATAATACACAAGTAGCGGAAGAAGGGGTAAAACAACGCAGACGAGTCCAAAGTGAATTGGTCCAGGTAACATCTTCGCCCACTCCTTGTCTCCTTGGGTGAACTTTAGTCGGTAGTATTTACCGATAATGGGAATGTTCCAAGTGAACTCCTCCCACCAACACCGAAATGGCATCCAAACGCCGCCGAATGCTCCGTTGATGAAGCATTCAACGCCATAATATGCCCACCACAATGACAAGCCCAAACAAAGCAACATGACAAAAATCATTGAACCATCCTCTTAAAGTAATCGATCACTGCCCTGGATGGGGTGTTAGATTCATAGTCCCACTCAGGATGCCACTGCGCCGAGATCCAAGTCTCACCACGCATAAGCTCAATGATTTTGAACTGTTTGTTGTTTTGATCAGCGGGGGAAATACCAAGAACTTCAATACCCCTGCCCATGTAATCGAAGCCCTGTGGGTTGTAATAGATTCCTTGATGATGGAAGCTATTGACCCACAATCGCTTTTGCTGATCCTCCTCCATAATTCTCTTCAGTATCTCGCGCTCCTGTGGAGCATCCACAGGAAAGGCTTTGGGGTCTAGTAGTTCAACATAGTGAACCGGCTCTCCCTTGCTGATACTGACGTTGGATTTGGTAGGTTGATGTACAGTGTGGCTGCTGCTGAGGTCCAGACAGAAGTCAGCTTTAACACCATGATAGAGTCCTATCATCTGATGCCCGCGACAGATACCCAGCATCGGCTTCTTCTGGGTGATGGCGTGATCAATAACTACGGTTTCCCGTAAGTCCCTCTGGAAATCAAACTTACTCATGTTTTGGTGATTGGGTATATCTCGCTCATAAAGCGAGGGATGGACATCCACACCACCAGAAACCAAGAAGGCATCACACTTCTCCAGCCAACCCTCAAGGTTTTCCATGTCGTCGTGAGAGAGGAATACGAAGTTTTGTTTTAGGTATTTCTCAATCACGATCTTGCACTCATCGCTGAAGGCGCTTGGTCCCGTTAGACCAATCAACTTCCTCATATCACCAACTCCCTCGCCCCGTCGCCATCAGAAAGAGTTACTTTTGGTAGCTCTTTCTTTTTCTCCTTAACCTCCAATGGATACTGTTTTGCAAGGTCTTCCAACAACCTAATGGTAAAGCTTGCTGCATGAGCGTCTATGAATTCATAAACGCTACAAACCGCTTGAATGAGGGATTTATCCGTCCAACCCGTCACCAAAGCAGCTTGATAAGCATATGCTTTGATCTGGTCGGGAGTGGCATCCCACTCCTTCGACCCCATTACCATCCAGGCAGGGAACTTCACCTTAATGCCTTGTGCGTTGATGCACCCATCGAGGGTGTCAATAACACGTTGAAAGGCTGTCTTGTTAATGTTTCCAAGACGCTTGAAGTCGCTATCCATGATCAGAGTCTAAAGCACTTACTTCATAAAGTCGAGGACAATCTTACTGGAGTGGTCAGGTGTGACGCAATCAAGGAGAATGGTGGTGTGATCTTTTTCCTTGACGCAGTGAAGGGAAGATGTTATTCCTTGTACCTGAAGCGCTCTATGAAACCTTGTCGCTTGACTACCCAAGGTCTTCATGTCGTTGTCAGCGTATAATACCACAAAAGGCGGCACGCCTTTTTCAAGAAAGTTAATGGGGGAGGCGTCGTATTTGTCTTCCTTGGTCGGAAAGATATGACCATAACCGGCAAAGTTGATGTTGGCTCCCAAACTGTAGATGCCACTGATGGCGACAACGCCCTTAATGTCGGTTCGATCAGCCCCTTCTTTGGTTAGATATTTGGTGTTGGTGGCGAGTAATGACACCAAATGGGCACCAGAGGAATGACCACAAACATATATCTTGCCAGGGTTTCCGCCGTGAACGGCGATGTTATTCTTCGTCCACGCGAACGCTCTTGCCACGTCTTCGATGTGTGCGGGGTGGATTACTTCTGGCGACAATCTGTGATCCGCAATGACGGTGGCATATCCATTTTTGGCGTAAAAATACCCTACGCTACCATACATCTCCTTGTTGCCGGCAGACCAGGCACCTCCGTAAATGAAAAACATCACCGGAAAGTTGTCTTTACCTCGCGGTAGGTAAACGTCCAGGGATTGCCGCTTGTCATTTCCGTATGGTATGCTGGACAAAACCCTGACTGTGTTGTGGTCTTCTCTCGCTAGTGGCATTTGAATCATCTGTACGTCGGGTCGCACCTCCTCATGGGGGCTTAGTAGATATCCTATGCCAAGACAAGAGATGATAAGAACAATGGTGGTAAGAAGGTTAAGTGCCTTTTTCATAGGGGAACTCTAGGTAGAAGTAATCGATGACTTCCTTTTGATTGGCTTCCATATATAGAGCGAGGTCGAGATTGAACTCCTTTTTTAGATCAATGGGATTTTTCTTTAGCCAGTTTTGCACAAGAGATGAGAGGATAAAGTAATAACCGCAGATGTTGCCTGTCTGATACCAACGAAAGATGTTTGAATCATTAAGAGATTCTAATACATCGGATGGATCAAGGCGGTCAAACCAGGCAATGAAGAACTGTTTGGTCTTCCATAGATCCTTCTTGATCTTTTCAGGAGAATGGACATTGACCTTACTGGCGACGTTAGCTGACATCTTGGAATCGATGAGCTTGTCATACTTCCCCTTCCAGAGGAGCCACCTCTTCCAAGCCTTCTCGCCCGAAATGCAGGCAGGCGTAATGAAGGGGTGAAGATCACCCTTCTTGATGCCTCTTAGGATATCCATCTGAGCGTGGACATAGAGTGTATAATCTTCGTCTGCAATTTTATCCCCTTTCTCTCGCAGTAACTTATAGCAGTGACGGAAGAGGTCACTTTTACGAGGATCACCCTTGGGGAGGCGGTAGTGCTTGTAGTCGGGAAAGAACTTCTTCGCCTTCGCCAGGTAGACGCAGGCGATTTTGAACGCCTTCGTCTCGATTTCATCCATGCTGTATTGCAGAATGAGTTCCAGGGCTTTGTCTTCTTCGCTTGGAATCATGGTCTTTGTATCTAGGGTGCCGTGTGGTTGATCTAATCAAGACTGCCGAAGAGTTGGGTGGGCTATGCAACCATGATAAGATCCTCTTTCTCAAAACAGAACCGGAGATCACCAACTTTACCCGTCCCTTCGACGGCAACCTCCTAATTTACGGAGGAAAAAGACGACTCACCGTCAAATTCCCTCCTCGAATCGAAGACACCATAAACATCTACAACCAGTTGCGAGACTCCGTTTTCGCAGAGGGGATGACGACAATCTTTTGGAATGTGAAGAACCTGATCAGTTTTCTCAAATTCCGCTGCCCTAAGATGACGCCCCTTGGTTCTAAGGTGATTGATCTGAATCTGGTGGAAGCATTTTTAGGAGTGAAACAGGGCGCACCCGCTTCTCTTGGTGAAACCTTGCATAGATTAAGTCCCTATGTCAACAGTGAAGAAGCCAAGACCATCCACAACAAAATCCACAAACCCCTTGCGCTCCAAGTCATCCCCTGCATGGAGACGTACCAGGGTGTCATTGATACGGAGATGAACAAGTACGTCTATCCCAGCTACGAGATCGAAGGACAGACGTTCGGTCGCTTGAACTGCCACAAGGAGTTTGAGAACTGCATCACACCACACAGCATCGGCGATGAAAGAAAAGAAGTTCTCAGACTAAGTGGGGAAAAAGACTTCTTCATCCACTTCGACTTTAAGCACATGGAAGTGTCCATGTTGCAGTGGCTTACGGGAGATGAAACTCTCAAGAAAGCGATGGGTATGGGCACCGACCTGTACCGTGGTATCTACCAAGTGGTATTCGGCGAACCGTGTGATACCGACACCAAACGTGAAGTGATCAAAAACCTCTTTCTCCCCATCATGTTTGGTCAAACTCCACATGGGCTTGAGAAGGAGTATGGTGTTTCTAGTCACGCGGCAAATCAAATTCACTGGTTGATCAAGGAAAGATTCCCGACCGCCTGGAAGTATATGGAGGATCACTACGAAGGGGTGAAATCTGCCCCAACCACGAAGGATTACTTCGGTCGTATTAGATCATTTGCCGAAAAACCCCTTAGTGTGCGTGGCTTTATGGTGCAAGCAGCATCAGCGGTCTTCTGTCAGGAGAAGTTAATTGAGCTTCACAACTCTATATCTGGTTATGGCAACCTGCTTTATAGTATCCATGATGGCTATGTGCTAGTTGCAAATCAAGAAAATCTGAATAGAGTTGTAGTTAGTGGGTTAAAGGCACTCCAAAGTGAAAGCAAAATGTGCAATGGACTTAGTATCAAAGTGGCATGTTCTATTGGTGTCCGCCTTTCCCACCTGAAACAGATCCCGACAAGCAAGGAGAGGAATGGTAACGGTTGATTACATTTTTGACGAGTTTAGAATCACAGAGGAGGAGTATGAGGAGCTAGACAAGGAGTTTGGCAATTTGTGTTATAAGGCAGCATGGGAACTGAAGAAGAAAAACTTCAGGAACAATTACACCGACGAGATCGAAGATATCGTACAGGATCTCAGGTGGTCGATGAGCCGGGCTTGCATCTACACAAAAAGACAGAGGTACATAGAGGCTTCAATGGCTGCGGTTGCGTCTCACTGTGACATCACCGTCAATCGAGAAGGAGAAGAACCGGACGATGAGTGGTTCGTTAAAACAAATAATCCAAAGTACGTTTTCGTCGCACTGGTGCTAGAACAATTACTTGACCTCTGGGATAACCGAACCCGTCACGGTGCAAACAAACAGAAGTTTGGTGCATATCAGGAGCAGATTCTTGACACACTTCTCAAGACATATGTGCCAGAAGACAAACGACCTAACAAGCAATCCAAACTGGAGATCGACAAGAGATTCTCCGTCTACTGCAAGGCAATCATCTGGAACTGCGGTAAAAATTTGGGCAAAAAAATCACCAGAGAGCGAAGCATCCGTTCTGGACTGGTATCCTTATCGGAACATTCGTACTTAGTCGGAAGTGAAGGCTTTCCAGGGTTGTGAAATTAGATTCCCCAGCCTATAGTTGGGAGAAACAACATAGGAGGCTGGATGGAAGACTTTGATCTATCACCTGAAGAACAGGCGAGCCTTGGGAAACTGAGAGATCCCGACGCCGCCCCCAAGCAGGTTCACTACGAGTTCGACAAAAGTGTTCAGCAGGACATTTTGTCCTTGATGCTACACGAACGCTCCTTCATGGTGCAAGCTATGCACTTGATCAAACCTCACTACTTTGTGGACAAAGCACACAGAGAGATTTGTAGCATCTTGTTACAGTGGTTTGAGAAGCATATCAAACACATCACTGGCGAAAGTGAAAAGTGGGTTCAGGAGAAGTACGTCCGCGATCAGTTGAATGAGCAACTCAAGGACAACCCCGCCAGGCTCTATTACACCGCTGAGCTACAAACTATTCTTGACTGCTATGTTCAGGGATTGACTAGCCGTTCTTATTGCTTGGAGAAGGTGGTTAACTTCGCCAGGGATCAAGAGATCAGATTAGCCATCGCTGATACTGTTGATTTGTTGCAGAAGCGTGGCGAGGAGAATAAGTACGATAAGATCAAACACCGCTGGGACAAAGCTTTACTGGTTGGACCTCAGATGGACCTGGGCTTGAATTACTTTGAAGATATCGAAGAACGCTACAGACGCATGGCAGAGGATCGTAGTGGCAAAGATCGCTTTAGTTCTGGCTTCTCGCAAATTGACGAAGGTATCGTTGGTAAGGGTTTGAGTCGTGGTGAAATTGCCGGCTATGAAGCCATGTCTGGTGCTGGTAAATCATGGATGCTTTGCAAGTGTGCCATCGAGAACGTGCGAATCGGTCATCGCATTCTCCTTGTCACCCTGGAAATGAATCAGGATAAGACGGCAGAACGCTTTGACACTTTGTTTACCGGCATCAATATGGATAACCTTCTCAAGGAAGAGAAGTATGTTAAGCGGAAGCTGGATGCCGAGATCAAAGCCGCTCTCGCGCACCTTGAAGCCCTGGTTGGAAACGACAAGCGCCGCCTGATGATCAAGCACTTCTCTGCTGGAAGTGCGGATGTCAACACTATCCGTGCCTACTACTCCCAACTGGCTCTACATGGTTTCAAACCCGACCTGCTAATCGTTGACTACATTGGCGAGTTTAGGGACTTCCCAGGACTAAAGACATACGAAAGTCGCCAGCGGTTGATGCGCGACCTTCGTGCCTTCGGCGAGGATGAAGACCACTGCACCATCACTGCTTTGCAGGCGAATCGATCCGGTCGCTTTGCCCAAGATGGCGGTTTTATTGATGACTCTGAGATTGGTGACAGCTATGGTCAGATTCGTAACATGGATGCTTGCTGGTCAATCAACCAAACCAAAAAAGAGAAGATGGCAAACGTCGGACGCATCTTCATCGTAAAGAATCGTAATGGAAAGAGCAGATACCACTTTTGTTATTCTCAAGATCCTGTTACACTCGCTATCAGAGCTATCACTGAGGACGAGTGGAAGGACAAGGTAAGTGCAGTCAAGGAACTGAAGGACAACGAAAGCCCTATGGAAGCCCTTGAAATTGAATCGGCAGATAAATTTGTACCAAACCACGGCGGCGAGGAGGCTTAATGCGAGTAGTCAAGATCGGTGAAGAAGATGTAACGATGGACCCTTCAATCCTTGATTTCGGGGAAACCAACCTCAATGAGTTTCTGCAAAAAGTAGGCGGTCATCATGCCTACTTTGCAGAAAAACACGCCGACTCCGTATGGATTCTCGGTTTGTACGAACAGAAGTACGATGAGGTTTATGGCAAAAGATTCCGCGAGTTGAAGGGTTCGGGGAGCGGCATCTCTATTCCCCTCGCTGAAGCAGCTACCAAGTCTGACCCGGAAGTTGTTGAAGCTCACAGCAAGATGCTGGCTGCGCGACTCAACAAGGATTTGATTGGCGGCTTTTTGAAATCCATCGACAAAGCCTTCCAAGCAGCAATGAATTATGGTTATAATAAACGTAAGGAAATGGACAAACTGAACCATGACATTCGGGGCGACAGTTTGGATGATGACCCGAATGAAAGAGTTGCTGCCGCCATAGCCCAAGATTCGTAACAAGAGGACTAAGAGGATGAATGAGCAGCACCACAGGAACTACCAATACGAGTACATCGACGGCAGGGGTGTCGGCTACCTCGGAAGTTCGCTCCACCCCTCCGATAAGGAAGCAATCTCTTACTTCCGAAGCCTCGAAGAGAACGGCAGGATTAGGATGCGGAGCCTTAAAAATCCAGAAGGGAAAGCCATCTGGAGTGGCCACTCCTACTCCCGCCCGTTCGTCCCAGGCTTGCAACCAAAGGTATTATGAGGGCAATCGCATGTCCGACATCTTGGGTGACAGCCTGATCAAAAGGCGTGAGATCACATACCAAGCTGGCGCACAGGTATTCTTCAGTGACAAAAACGAAGTGGTGATGAGAAAGTCACCCAACCTAAATATGTCACCTTATGAGTGCTTGCGTCAGTTGAAGTGCATCTACATGCACATTGAAAACCTCAAAGCGTGTGCGAACTTCTTTGAGACGGTTCTTAAGGATTGGGACAAGCACACCAAAGATGCACCGGAGACACCAGCATGAGAAAGAGCTATCATCTTTCGCCTGATGACCTGAGAGAAATGATCAAGGATTACTTCTCTAAGAATGGGGAAACCGTCACCAGTTGTTCCTTTGAGGTAGGCAAACGGGGCGGCGATTATCCACAAACCTATGAATACCACGAATTTAGTGAGTGCGTGGTATATATCGAAGATACGAATATCAAGAAGGAGAAGAATGGCATTTAACCCAAAGAACGTCCAGCAGGCAGTAAGACTTGCTGTAGCCCTTGCGAATCCAACGCTGCGTGAGCAGGATTGGGCACAACTCAGAGACAGATTCCAGCTTGATGACTACCTGTTGAAGGGCGTCAAAACCCTAATCGAGACTTGTGGTGATAATCCAGAACTCAAGACAGTCCTGTCGTGCTTGACCCATAGCGCTTAATCGTTATCTTCGTCGGCACCACCACTATCTCTGTCAACAGCAGGCGCGGCTAGATTGTTGATAGGTTCATCAATCTTCTCGCTCAGACTCTCGACTTCAGTGGTCGCACTGCTAATAAGTGTTGGCAAATCTTCGTTGGTGTCTAGCCCTTTCATTAGGGCTACACCAACCTTTTGTAGCACCTTTAGGTAGTCCTCTTCCTCGAATGTCCAACTGCTGTGCAGTATGCGGCGGATTTGACGAACAATGTTTTTGATGAGTCTCATCAAGTGGCGCTTACCCATGTTGGGAGCATCCTTGTTGAGTTCCTGTAGTGAAGTTAAGATATCGCCGACCTTCGTGCCCAGGTAGACACGCTCCTCAGTTAGGAGAAACATTCTGAAATGGTTCTTCATGATTATTATCTACCTCTTCGGCATCCGATTCTATGTTGTAGACCAAGGACTTTGACATCTTAATGTCGCGTACTTCCGTCAGTCTGTAATAGAGTGAGGGTGGTACACGGTGAGCGATTACTCTAAGGAACTCATCCTTCCCTTTGTCATCGAAGACGACCTTGCATCCATCTAAACGACATGGCATACCCACTTCGTTGAAATACTGGTGGATCACGTCCTGCGCTCCCTTGAGATTCACTGTATTGATGCCAAGTTTGCCGCCTTTATAGAAGCCCCGGTCGAGATACCAAACCATCAACGACACATCTCTTAGCGTATCTAGCCACTCCATTGTGACGTGTTTTTTTCTTTCCTTGTAACAGAAGTCCCGTATCAGATCGAAATCCTGATGGGATATTGATGTCCAACGATAATCATGTGTATCGGAATAAACCGCAGATTGACGTGCAAATGCACGCAACTCACTCGTCTTGTATAAGAAAGAGTTGTAGTCTTGTTTTTTGCTTTGGCGCATCACTAGGTAGCAGTGTAGTCCCTTTGGGGGATCTACTATGAAAGCATTGCCAAGCAATGCACCATAAATGATCTGCCTTTCCCAATCGTCCAGGCATATCGCCCGTAGTTTTCTCTTCTGTTCTTTCTTCATACAGCTATGTAGTGATTCAGTACGAATTTTCAGTACAAAAAGTGAACTTTGCCACCATGTTTTCCCCTACCAATGAATAGATAACTTCAACTTTGTCCTTAACATAGGAGAATAACATGGCAGCAAGTTCTGTTACTGGAATTGGTCAAGGATCTGCGGATCGCGTTAACAAGGGCAGTCAGCACATGCACCTTGGTGTAGATCATTTGATCGGTCCTCGCCTTGTTGATGCTGGTCAGGCATCTTTGGTTTCCGGCACCCCGTCCCAGGTGAACGTACCGTTCACTCAGCCACTGGCTTCCGCCGTTGGCTACTATGCTGACGTAAACGCAGTTGGCACTACTTCTGGTGCTGGTGCTGTTGGTTTGGCTGTTTCTCAGGTTTCCACCACTGGCTTCACTGTCACTGGTCCGAACACTTCCACCCAAACTTTCAACTGGTTCTTGGTCTACAGCCCTGACGGCGCTGCCGTTGCTGGCGGTCAGACTGGCGTCTCTGGTGGCGTTGGTGCTGAGGGCTAATAATCCTGACACCCTGATTTCCACCCAAAAACCCCAGGCTTCTTGGCTTGGGGTTTTTTGTTTGCCTTTATTCTAGAGCCACGCTAGATTGGGCTATCGCCCCAACATTGGCTGCTTGGAGGTCATAGAATGACTTTTCATGAGATGTGTATTGAGGCTACTCGCTGGGCAAATAATTGCCCCGAAGCCACGGTCGGCGGCTGGATTCTTTCCGGCATTCTGATGATCGTCAACATGGCGCTTGTTATCCGCCGGATGTTCAAGAGCGCTGCGGTTCAGGAAGTCATCAGTCCTATTACCGTACCGTATGTACCGAGCGAAACTGTTCTCAAGTTGCTCAAGCTGTTGAATGAGCAGGACAGTGGTTGGGCGATGGGCTATGGATTTGACCTCAACAACCCCGTCTTGCACTATAGCAACTTGAGCTTTAGCAAGTGGGCTGATACTGTTACCGTGTGCCACAAGAACACCACCATCAGCCTCGCCAATAACAGTCAAGAGCCTGAACTAGACCAGGGTCTTCTTCTAGAGGCTTTCAATAAGCGTCTGCGTAAAGAAAAAGCAAAGGTTCAGGCTAAGCAGCAGATTGCTTCTCAGGAAGCCGAAAAGGTGGCGAACCGTGAACTCGCCAATATCCTCGATACCATCTAATCCACCTCATCTAAACACCATGACCCCAGGCGCACCAAAACGCCTGGGGTTTACTTTTTTATGAGAACAACTTACCCTGGAGGAATGATGTCAAGGATCTATGTGAACAGTTTCGATGATTGGGGCTGTGGCTATTACCGTGCCAAGATGCCGGTGTATCAGTGCTACTCCGATCTGTGCAAGGAGGGGGTTTATCTTCACCTTGACAAGGGACTCACTTCCGATGAAATTTACTATGACGCTTACATCCTCCATCGCATACCGTTCGACAATTCGATCTTCATGATGCAGAACATGAAGGAGAAGGGTGCCAAGTTAGTCTTGGAGATGGACGATGATCTTTTCAACATTCCAGAGTGGATGCCATCTGAGGAGTTCAAAAACTCCAAGTGGTCCCTTAAAAAAGGACTTGAAATGGCAGATGAGGTTTGGGTTTCTACCAAACCCCTTGCCGACTCTCTGAACTTGCCTGAAAAAACCCACGTCCTACCTAACCTTGTGGACTTCAACACCTTCCTTGATCCAGTGGTGGCACCTACACAACCGATTCGTATTTTGTGGATGGGTTCACAATGGCACGACAAGGACTTAGAACAACTGGTCAACCCCGTTTTGAGAATTGTGGAGGAGTACGGCGAGAAGGTGCAATTCCTCTTCTGGGGGTGTCTTCCCACCGCCTTTGCGGACTTCCAAAGGGTTCCCGGTCAGAACTTGGCGGTACTCACCCAAAAAAACTTCAAACAAAGAATTCTATTTCTTGAAGGTCTGCCCTTTAAGCTTTACTTTGACCGTCTCGTTAAGATCGGTCCTTACATTGGATTGGCTCCCCTCTATGACTGCAAGTTCAACGACAGCAAGAGCAACCTTAAGTTTCTTGAATACACGATGGCAGGTGCGGCAACCATTGCTACCAAGTTGCCGCCTTATGAGTGTATTGAAGATGGAGTTGATGGATTACTTATCGAGCCGTATGATGATGAAGGTTGGTATAAGGCAATGAAGACGTTAATTGAAGACGAGAACCTTCGTATGGTGATGGCGTCCAACGCCAGACAAAAGGTTTACGAACAATACTCCTGGCAAAGCCAGAGTAGGAAGCAAATCTGGCTTGACGCCTTTAAGCGTTTAGCGAGGTGATATGAATCATGCAAATCTAGAGGATTGGTCGGTTATCGGCTTGAGTGTAAATCCTTACAAGCCACCTGAACAAAAGGTTATTCATTTGATGGGTAGGGTCTACAACCACCCCCGTTATGAAGATGGGGAAGATGTGCTTACCTCGATGGTCATGCACGCGGAAGGGAGGGAGGTGATTACCCTTAATACCAAATACCTTCTAGGGAAACCTCACGAAAGCTACAAAGACTGGTACTACAGGATGTCTGGTCAGGAACTCAACGAAGATAAACCCTTCCCTGATTGACATTAAGCCCCAGATACGCTAGGTTGTATCTGGGGCTGTTTCTAGAAGGAGAACAATGTGTGGACTGCTTGGTTACATTGGTAAGCCGAAAGACCACAAGGCAACATTCGATCTAACCAACGCCTTGATGGACAAGACAGAAATTCGCGGCATAGACGCAACTGGCTTCTGGGCTTGTGTTAACGATAAGAACAAGATTTTCTACCACAAAGAGCCGGTCAAGGCGAGTGAGTTCATCACCAGAGAAATCTGGAAGGATACGGCGAAACACAAGATTGACCTGATGCTTGGTCATTGTCGGTATACCAGTTCCGGCAGCGGTGATGAAAAGTTTAACAAGAACAATCATCCCCATGTCAGCAAGGACTTCCGGGTGGCGCTTGTCCACAACGGTAGGATACCGGAGTACCCCTACCTCAAGAAACAGTACCCGGTTAGCACCGACTGCGATAGTGAAGTCCTTCTTAGGATCTTTGAATCCGGTGAAGATTTCCATGAGCAAGAGGAGTTCCTGAAGTCTCAACTTCAGAAGGCTGACACCAGCATCTCAAGCCTCTACCGTGTTTACGGTTTGAAAAAGATATTCTCTGAGGTAAACTACGGTGCTATGGCTGTTGCCTTGGGCGAACATCTTGACAGTGGTCGTGCGTTATGGCTGTTCCATAACGAATTCCGACCCCTTTGCCTTGTTGATCTCCGCGAAACGATGGGACAGTTCTTCTTCTGCTCTACCCAGGAGTTGTTCCGTGCCGCTGTAGATGAGGCAAAGATCAGCCAAAAGCTGATCCCCATGAACCAGGGAGTTATTAAACTGCCGGCTGATTGGGTGTATCACTTTCGTATGAATGACAGCGGCGAGATCGAGTGGGAGAAGATCAAAGTAAATCGAACAAGGAAGTATGGATATTGGGGTGAGTCTCAAGAGGAGGAGTCAACTGCCCCAAAAGGAGATAGGCTGACGCGATCTCCTGTAGAGGTTGTCACGCGCCTTGACGAGGATGAGGAAGTAGTTAATGACCGAAGCAGCCGCTTAAAGAGTGGTGTGGTTTGTGAAATGGGTTCCTTGAACGTGAAGACGAAAATGAAGACTTCCTTTCAAGGCAACAACATCTTTTACGAAGAAGAGGAAGACCAAAACAAAACTATTGCCCAGGACGCAGACGGTATCACAACTTTGTGTGACAAGGGGGCTGAACTGCTTCGTGAGATTTCTACAAAAGCTCAGAATTCTGTAACCGAGGGCAGCATGTGGTCTTCGGAAGTTAATGACATTATTGACTCCCTAACGAACATAGTGTCGGATATAGAGAATACTAAGTACCTAATTAAGTGAAGCTCTCTCTTGCAGCATCACCTCGTTCGGGCATGATGGGACCATACAGAAGCTTGGCTCCAATGAACGCTTCCAGCGGCAGTGCCTGGGGCATCTTCATGCTTTCGCCCTTGCGTAACAACTCATTACTATAAACAGGAGGCGTGCCTGGGGCGGTAGCCACTGTGATGTGAGGCTTCTGTTCAGCCGGCATGTGAAGTTCACGTCTGTTGGTGTTTGGCTCTACACTAACCGCCACGCCCTTATCGTCAGCGAAGATGTTGGTTACGATAAGGGTAATATCCTCACCAAGGATCGGCAATTGACTATCGTCAGTTGGCTTGAAGCGAATTGTCATATGATGACAGTACGCCTTCCAATCGGTAGGAATGGCGACCCGGCTGGTAATGGATTTCCAAAGTGATTCCTGGGCATCTCTCGTCAAGATAGCCGCAACATAAAGAATCTCAGAAGACTTTGGCTTCTCTGTGAGCGCCGGTACAGACTCCAACAACTTTCTTCTCGCTTGCTTTGTATTCAAGTTATTCCTCGTCATCCACTCGTAAAAACTAAGCATCTCCATCTTCCACCACCTTGAAAAAGAAGCCATCAGGTCTTTCCAGAACCTTCACCAGAGGGAGGACACTCCACTCATGGTATATAATTAGTTCCGGTAGATCCTGAAGCTCGCGTGGAAGATGTTCTGTCTTCAAGAAGGCAAGCCAGGGCTTGTAATCCTTCTTCCAGCACATCATGGGCATTTTGCTGACCCGCTCACCATCCTTATTGGCTTGCTCCAGAAACCCATCAAGCTGTTTGTTACCACTTTTGCCTTCGACTACTCGCTTGACTGCACGCTCCAGACTGATATGATTATATCCGTGTTTGCACTCCAGAGCAAAAAGAAAATCCTCCGGGGTCACAATATCCCCGGTGAAAACCTTCTTGGCGGCTTCCGTCAACCTAGCCTGGGACCAGCGATTACCACTGCCAATGGTGCGCGAAAAAGGTTTGCCAGGAAACCTCTCTTCCAGTTCTTCGATTAAACTTCGCTCACCGCGTTTGCCCTTGCGACCAGAGTTCTTCTTTTTCTTCTTGTTGTTGAAGTTGTCCAGAACATTGTCAGTGTCGTAGTCCTCGTAATTGTCATCCATTTTTAATCCTCTCGATGATCTTACTGGTAGACACGCCGGGCAGCAAAGATACGGTGTACACGTTGTCTTTGCCTACCACTTCCCAACCGTCGATCTCCTCCACCTTGTAGTCACCACCCTTCACAATCATGTTGGGCATCAATTGTCTAATAATGCCTCCCGGCTTCTTGTCGCTGATGGGTACTACGAAGTCAACATGCTCTAGACTAGATATCAGTGCTTCTCTTTGATTATAGGGTAAAATCGGTCTATTGTCACCTTTCAGCATCTTTACGCTTTCATCAGTGTTGATGCCAACAATCAACTTGTCACCTAACTTCTTGGCTTCTTCAAAGGTCTTCAAATGACCAGCGTGCATGATATCAAAGCAGCCGTTTGTCCATACCCAAGTCTGGTTTGGTGTTTGCTTCTTAATCGCCAAGAGCTTTTCCAAGGACACCCTCTTGGCACCAATGGGGTCGAACCACTTTTGGAATCGATAGGGAGTCACCGGGGAATTGTGCTTGTCCTCGATGTAAGCACTGGAGCCATTGAAGGCTACCGATACGGCTCCTTTCAGAGGGATACCAAGGGCTTTCGCCATAGCGAAGAAGGCACAGAAACAATCTCCAGCGCCTATGACGCTACGGATGATGGGTCGCTTTTTGGAGAGGAAAGCAGAAGGGTAAAAATCTGTCTCCTCTTTGTATCGGTCGTGAATGCCTACGCCATCGCCACTGCGAGTGAGGACAACCTCCTGGGCAAAGAGTGCTTGGGAGATGTACTCCATGTAATCTTCTAAGGTATCAAGGTGTTCGGCATATTTGTTACAGAAAGCCTTTGCCCAATCAGCATTTGGCTTGATCACAGTGCAACCGGACCACAACTCGGTACTAATTGACTTGGGGTCCACAATAACGGGAATGTCTTTCCTGGCACAAAACTCAATAAGCATCCGTGAAATGTTCTCTGAACCGCTCACAAAAACGCCCTTGCCGTAGTCGCTAAGAATTACGATATCGGGCTTCACATTCTTCACCATCTGGGTGAAGTTGTTAAGTAGTTTACGCCGAACCTCAGACCATTCTGGAGTATTTGTTCTGAATGAGCCTTTGGCTTCCACATCCCAACGGTCTAGTGGAAAGTCGCCGTCATAGAATCGCTTCTTCCTCGGCATCTTCCAGCCATCCTTCAGCGTCACGGAATAATCGCAGTTGAAGTTGTGGGACGTAATGGTAGGAGAGCCTGTGTCGGTCAGGACGCTCAGGAGGTGTACGTCTGCGTTCCAGTATTTCATTTGATAACAGACGTTGGCAGCACCTCCTGGGACGGTACTGATGGGCTTGTCATCCTCTGAAAGGAGGACGGGTATTGGGAACTCAGGAGACACTCTGTTCACCCTGACGGCGTAGTATTCATCAATCATCGAGTCGCCAACTACTGCAATCTTTACGCGGTTGGACTCTGATCGTTCAAGAAATTGACTAAGTATGTTTGTGTACACCAAAACCCCGTATATATACGATGGGTGACAATTTTATTGGAAACGCCACCACCGCACATAACTTAGTCTTTCTTGTGTTTTTTACACTTCCTCTCGTCTTCGTCATCCCCACAGATGGTATTAGCCCACTGCCTCTTGATCACGTCTCCTCCTGAAAAGAGAGGTCGTGCGAAGTTGGCAATGTCTGCGGTAGAGGTTGAACTACCGATGCTGGTTGTGGAAGTCATCTCTTGTTTAAGCCACTCTGCGAAATCTAGTTTTGGTATCATATTTCCCCCTTATGCTGGAGGGGCACCTGCCCCTGCACCCCCTGGTGGTGGAGGGGGTGCAGCACCCCCGCCGGCAGGACCACCAAGTCCTCCACCGGGACCGCCCATTCCACCTCCAGCGCCTCCCGCTCCTCCTTGACCCGGAGGTAGCGGCATCCAGATATTGTCCCAATCCGCAGCGCTAATCCACCACGTTCGACCGCTGGTAGGACTACACGGCATGTGTGGGAAAGGACGGTCAGAATAAGGACCAAGACCCCTGCCTTGGTTCAAGCCATCTTTATCACAACTTCCTGTTACATCTTGTATTTGAACACCATATTTATTACGGCGAATGATGCGTATAGACTTCATTGCAACATCCTCGCCCTCGATTCCTAAAAGCTTGTTGAGCTTTAGGAGCGTGTTCTTCTTGGGGTCTTTATTGGTCGTAAACTGAATAGCACCGCCCGGCGATGGCATATCCATAGCCTCGTCGTTAGAACCTGGCACGATATTTAAGTCGCGTGCCAAAACACCAGTCACGTTGGACTTCTCAAAGTCGCGATGGTGCTTCGGCTTACTCTTCCCCGGCTCCTGTTCCGGCGCAGGGGGCACCGATCCGTCCTGCTCACACAAACGTCTAAAGCCGGTAAAGCGCATCTGCCTCATGATGATATCTATGCGCAACAACTATATACTTGCGTGGTTTTTACTCGGAGAAGATGCTATGCCCAATTTCGTGATGTCACACGACGGTAACGACTTCTTGAAGATGATCCTGTCCTGGGAGAACACCCAGATGGTGATGAAGGAAGAGGATGACCGTTTCGTTAAAGCCAAGATGCTAGTTGACGGTCATGACTTCATATTTTTCTTCATGTGTCGAGGCAACATCTATGGTGCAAATGAAAACGCCCGCTCCGTCTTCTCTGTTATGAAGCACCCTATGGATGAGCCTGGGTACGAGGACATGAGCTTCTCGGCTACCAACCTTAGTGCCGCTATGAAAGGTGAACCCAAAGAGGAGATTTTCATTTACAAGGACATTCATGACATCAAGGTGGTCAATAAAGATGTCGCTCGTCACCTGCTAATGAAGCGTCACGGGCACCACAAAAAGGGAACAGGCTCTGAAACTGAGCAGAAGATGAGAGACATTGATGCCCACCGTCGCATCCGAGATCAAAGAACCAAAGACGGACGGCATAAGCTGAACAAGGATTTTGAGGAATTGAGATGACCGAAGATATTGAGCCAAAGGCTGTACATGAAAACCCAAACGCCGGGAGTAGGAAATACGTCTGCTTTGTCTGCGGCGTACCTTTCGACACCTATTACGAGTACAAAGAACACATTATCGCCACACATGAAGAAGGTAGGGAATACGTCAAGTGCCCTCTCGCCAGATGTCAAGCGCCCGTTCGTGATGTCAAACTCCACTACAAAGTTAAGCACCCAACGGAGAAATGCCCTACTTCTGGACAGATGAGGGCTTTGATTTGGTCCGACCATAAGCCGCCGAGCCGCAAAAAGAAAAAGCCCAAGTTCCACGAAGGTTACATCAATTCCCTCAAGAATGGCAATCAACAAATGCACTACCGCTCCTCTTGGGAACGCGATGTTTACATTTGTCTGGAGAACTGGTCTGAAGTTACTGGCTATAAAGTCGAAAGCTTCCCTGTAGAATACTACTGGAAGGGTCGCCGCAAGAGGTATTTCCCTGATCTCCTTGTCTCCTTCAAAGACGGTCGTTATGAGGTTTGGGAAGTTAAACCGGACAACCAGAAGCAACTAGAGATGAACAAGGCAAAGTGGGTTGCCTGTGAAGGTCATTGCGAGTCGCGCGGCTGGAAGTTCAAGGTCATTGGTGAGAATGAGATCAGGGAGTTGAAGACCAAGGTTAGGTTGGAGGTTAGCTTGATGGTGGATAATGCTAGAACGCCACAACTGCCCCTCGACTTCTTCGATCAGGAGGAGAACAAGTGAATTTGCCGGATAAGATTGTCGTAGATTGGGATGCTATCAGAAATGGCAGTGGTTACAAAGGACCGCCTATTGAGATCAAAATCAATCTCAAGGAGATTCTTCAAGGTGACGAAGAACACAAGTGCGTAGCTATAGTGCCAGAGTCGCCGAAAAGAAAGAAGAAGTTAACTAAATAAGGAGGAGGCACTATGAACCAAGAGTGGGAAAAAGAACTACAGGGCGAGGCTTTGACACCGGGCGGGAAAATGTTCCGTGAGTGGTTGAGAAGACGGGTCACTGAAATGGCAACTGCTCCAACTCCCCCAGGACAAAGCAACGCCAATCAACCTAGCAAGGTCATGGCTCCAACTGATCCAAAGGTGATTGCCCAAAGGAAAGCAGTAAATGACCTGACCTCCACTATGATGAAGAAAAACCCCCAACTGGTTCCAGGGGGAACTGATCCTAAGACTGTTGCCAATTTAGCAACAAACGACCCTATGCTGGCAAAGGCTGACCCTACGGTCCAGCAGGACGTTAGCAAGTTCTTCTTGAAACAGTGATATGTACACGCTTTACAACAAAGAGATCAACCGATTTTTGAGGCACCCTAAAGATGGTGTTTGGGCTTCTGAAGACCTAGAGGATGCTCAGGTATTGCTTGAGTCTGCCCAAGAATATGTAAAAGCCATCGGTGTTCCTGAGCTTGCTGATAAGCTTACCATCATGGAGATCAACATGAGCCAGATCGACGGAGAGTCGCTTATTTGATCTTCTGGCTCCTCTTCACGACCTCCTTCTTCTTGCGCCCGCCCTTCTTCCACATGGCTATTCCATAGCGGTCACGTTCATCGCCGCCAGCATCCACATCATGCCATCTCTTGATGAATTCCTTCCAGGGGATGTGCCCGCGATGCTTGGTGTGAATAGCTGGGTCTTGGAGGTAGACGTTTTCTTCATCATAGCCGATTACCACGGCATAGTGACCTGATTTTTTATCTTTGTATTGCTTCTTGTTGCCCCACGCCTGAAAGCATATGATGACAGGCTTCTTTTCGTCTAGCCAGTCCTTAAGGTTTTGCTCATCCATGTTGTACTTCGCCTTGGTTTCCAAGCCGAAGTGCCGTGCTGCCTTGATGAGGTTTTGAGTGCGGGTGCCATCATCTTCGTTGGTCTTGGCTACCTTCCTGACTTCTTCTTCGGTTTTCTTTATGTTGAAATAGTGGAGTACCGACCTCAACGCCCCAGCCCCACAGGAGAAGCTCAGTTCCTGTGGTTTTGGTGGGACGGGGGTCTTAATGACGCCCTCGCGGAGTACCAACCACTTATGGAAGCTCATCATGTAATATCTAGGCACATCTCCTTTTTTGTTGGAAATTCTCAGTACGAATGGTATAATAGGGGTATGGCTAAAGAACTAGACGACACCCCCTGGATGGAATACGAAGAGGAGTCCTACTGCCCCACTTGTGGTACGCCGTGGGAGCTAGTGCGACCTGGCAAGAGCCAGCCGACCTGTATTTGTCACTTGATCTGCGATATTTGCGGCGGCAGGGTTACGAACCACCATTGGGGAGAAGACCCTGACCACCCCAACATGGCTGGGGAATGGTGTAACCATTGTGGTCCTTTTGGCGCTTTAGAGAAGTACAATGGCTGAGCGCAAAGACAAGAAGTTCTACCGCGAACTGAAGCGCGGTATAAAGAAAGAGGGCGGCAAGAGACGCCGCGCCTACTACAAACAGAACTTGACGGACAACCCAGAAGAAGCCCACTGGTGTGATGACTTCGATTTTGGCGGGCTAAGCTCTAAGCAGTTCAATGGAATGGACAACGACGCAACCCGCCGCCGGGATGACGAAGAAGATGCCACCCCAGACGACGGGTTTCACAATGAGGATGATCGCTACTAAGCGGCATTGATTCGCTTCTTCTCGTAGGAGACTTGCTTGAACTCCCTGTACCAATAACCATCGTTTGCTTTGTGAAGCTGCTTGTTAGTGATGTCAATCAAACCTCTTTCCTTATCGGTCACGGTGATTACGTCTGGTAGCATCTCGATGATTGCAGCGCACATTTGATAAGACATATTTACCAACTCTTCACGGATATCGACAAACATCGTCTCATCTAAACCAAGGTTTAAGGCTTTTGTTAGTGCATCCCTTACGTTGTCGTAGTTGGTCAATTCGTGGCGAATCTTGTTTTGCAAGACCGCCGCTGGATTGCGGATGCCACCCCAGATTGACTGGATGCGGACTTCCTTGTGATATCCTTCAATCACCCTGTCTACCATGTCCTCGGCATCTTCAATATCGGGCAGCAGGGAGAATTCGGGCATCCCGAATTCAATGAGAACGTCATTGATATCGTTCTCTAATTCAAAGATGACTTGCATCATGGCATGATACCTCAGAGCCGCCACTTCGGGCAAGTTGAGATCACCCCTATGATACCATAATACGCTGCTTTCTCCAGTGGTTTTATGCGAAAATTAACACCAAAGAAGAAGCTGTTGCCTTTCGGAAACGTAAGTGTTGCCCCCGAAATAGAGCGTGAACCAAATGTCGTATAGACCCCCATCCATCTCGGTAGTGTCAAGCCAATAATAGCCAAAAACTTTCTCTCTTTGTTCTACCGGCGCTTGATCTACGACAACTCTTAGGTCTTGCTCTTGGGGCAAGCACGGATCGCATTTCTTGGCGATGGTGACATACAATGTGGAAGAGATGGCTAGGTTGTAGTAGTAAGACTCCAGGGCAGAGGCAGTTGGCACCTTTGGAATGATCTCAATGACGAGCCATTTCTGGGAACCCTGGACGATCCTCGATGGCTGATAACAAAAGTTGAAGTCGTAAACAATCGGTATTTCCGATGTGTACCAGAGAGACGGATAAATCTCGAAACGCTTTGTTACGTCGGTAGCCTGTGCATTAGGCTCATAGACGACGTTCCATACATCCTTGTACTTGCCAATGACATATTGTGGACCCGGAAGAGGTAGGTCCAAATAGTAGGAGCCGGGGGCATCGTTCACAACACTGCTGCCCGGCACCGTCTGCACCAAAAGCGCACCATGAGGATTATCTTCTGTTACTGAAGTGGGATCAAAGTAATAAATACTTACCGTGTTAATGGCAAGTAAGTTCTGTTGTTGGTTGGAGTTGAAGACGAGAAGCCTCAATCGAACCGTGTCATTGACCGCTGGATTCTGGTATCTCTGTACTAAGTTGCCCATACTCTATCTAGGACTTATTCATGGGTTTCCACCGGCACGCCAATTCCTTCCACGGTAATGCCGAATGTGGACTGTAGCACCCTGAGTTGAGATACTTCGCCATCGCTGTAATTGCGGGCAACACCAGCCAATTTACAGTTCTTCTTGTTGTCAAACTTCAAGATTATCTGTTCAAGAATTTGGTTCATGTCCTCTTGGAACAGGGTTTTGATGTTTACAGTGTAGCCAACCACCGGCAAAGAAGCCGGCATGGTAATATCAGTGCTGTAAACACTTATTAGTGGCAACCTGGCTTTGATTTTATCGGTGATTTTGAGAGTGCCATCCAGATTCAATTCATTTGACCCTTGTTCAAGGTACGCTCTCGTCTTCTCATAATCAGCCCATATGCAGGGAACCTTATGTGCATCACCTTCTTCATTTACCACTACAAGATCGCTGAATAGGCTCTTGACCGCCTCGTCTGTCTTGCGGAGTAACTTACAATACTTATAGACCTTGCCTTCTTCGTGGAAATCACCCATCCTTGCCTTTCAGTTAATGTTGTCGATGGTCTGGAGTTCCTCGAAGGTGAAAAACAGTTCATGATCTTGCAAATCATCACCTTCGCACTCGTAGTTGTGGTTACACTTGTGACCAATTAACTTCAGCCCCTTCAGTATCTTCCTGTAAAGGAGATTGCCGTTGCCGTCATGGTGGTAGAGGTTAAAAACCTCTTCGCCTGGATTATTGAGCGTTTTAACGATCCACTCATGTACCACCGGCTTTCCGTTGACAATAGCGTCCAGTGCCACAAGACCAATGGTCTTGGAGAAGAAATCTTCTTGAACAGTTACGACATATCCACTAAGCTCTGGAAACGTCTTAGACTCAAGCCGCCACCGCGACCTTGCTGGAACAACATTACTCCCCATCTTTACCTCTTTGCCTTTTCTTTTCCTCGATGAATCTGTCGATTATCCACCTTCTCTCCCAAGGCTTCATAGCCTTGATAGATTGAAGACTCCAGCCAAGGTGGTATTGCAGGAAGAATACGTCTTCCAGGTCTTTTTCGTTTGTCATGTTAGTTGCTTTCTGGACATCCCCAACCACATAAAGATAGTGACTCTACCCTGGTGTTGCCATTGCGCACAGGCAACCACAATTCACCAACATCTTCTGGCAGAGAATCAAGGAACTCCTTGTTCTGCTCTCGGAGTTTATCAACAAACTCTTGAGCCTTCTTGGGTGGTAACTGCCCCACGTCGATGTAAAACACCACCACGCCTTTCAACTTCTTCTTTTCCTTTGACATTTCTTCTCCTTACTTGTGTTTGGATTGCGACTTGGCTTTCGCCTTAGCTCTTTCGATTTCCTCGTTCTCTTTGCGTTTCTGTTCCACGAAACGGTGGATCATCCACTTCCTCTCCTCCGGTTCCAACTCCATGACATCCCTCTTCGGGATATTCATGTGATACATGAAGAAAAATATCTCCTCTCTGAGATTCTCTCCAGCAACAAACGCAGCCTTCTCTTCTGGTATTACGCCTGCTGCTTTTTCTTCTTCTGTAAGTTCGGCTTGGGGAAGAAAAAACTGAGTTCCATAGGCATATCAACCTTGAACTCATGGGAACAATGGGGGCAAATGATACCAATCTTCGTATCGACACCAAACGGCGGTTCATTCAGAAGCTCACGAAGGTAAGCCATGTCGCCAATTGGCAATCGGCTAACGATCTGTTGGATCATAAGCTTGTTGGTGATGCCCTCAATTTCTTCAATCAACAACGCAGAACGGAACAAGGTGGTGTCATCAGTAACATCCGCACCCCACTTGTTGATTCTGTCTTCCCTGTGTTCTTGAATTACGGTTTCATCACGACCCGTAGAGAGCCGATACTGGACCTTTAAGCCAGAGTTCGGCAAGGTGTCCACAAGATCACTTGGTCCGAAGTCATCTGGACAGTAATTTACGTCCAAGCCGCCCAGGTGAATCTGATTCTGGAAGGTCTTGGTACACTCTGGGCACTTGATTTCCACATCATAAAGCGGTGAGTAACTGATACCACGCAGGAAGATCAACAGATAGGTGCGGTCCTCAGACAACAACAGGTCTGGGTTGATCTGTTCGCCAATGCACTCCTTGAAAATCATGTTCAAAGACTGGTTTTTCTTGACATAACGCGGCGTGGTGAGAATCTGCTCCTCATTACCTGTCATTGGGCGGATGTGCAATATGCCATTGGACGGACCTTCGCCCCGTAGATAGAACTTGCCCTTGGATGGAAGCTCGATCTCGCTGAAGTTTCCAGCCCTTCGAGTCAACCTGTCCATGACCTCTTCAAAACGCGGGTCTTTGAACTCGCTGTACTTGTTCTGCTGCACTATTTGTTGAGGATTGAAGGAGGCAGGGTTAAACTGCTGTGGTTGCTGCTGCTGATCCTGTTGTTGAGCCATCAACTTACGGGCGTTTTGATACATTGCCTGGGCGTCTGACATGGCTTGTGGCAACTGAACATCGTCCTGTCTAAATTGCATTGGCTGCTGCTGTGGTTGCTGCTGCTGTGGTTGCTGCTGCTGTGGTTGCTGCTGCTGGAAAGTCTGTGGCTGGTTTAATGGATGATTGGCAAACTGTGGCTGATTCATTGCTGCCTGGACCTGCGGTGGAATCTTTCCGGTCATTTGCACAGGTGGCGGTGGTGTAGAGGGAGTTGGCGTCGCTGCTTGCATACCAGCTTGCAGGTGAGCCTTCATTGCATCAACACTGCCCTCGTCGTCAGTGCCACCCCCGTCGAACTCATGTGGGTTGATAGCCGGACGCTGCTGGAAGATGTCGTCGGTCATACTTGTTCTCCTTAAAGACTAGGACTATGATATAAGCGTAGTGTGTGTTCGCTGATTTTGATTATGATCACCATTGACTTTTCCAACGTAGAAAAACTTATCTTCCAAGACCTTGAGTTGCAGAAGAAGCTCTCGGAATTCAAAGACCTGTTTCAGCAGTGGAAGTTAGGGCTAATTGCACCATCGTTACGTCCGATGGCGCAAAAAGCCCTACTCGACCTTCTGAACCAGCTAGGTGACGAACACATTCGCACCCTGGAAAAGCATTTTGGAACAACTGTTAAAGTTGAGAAACTAGACTATACCCTCATCAAGAGCTATAAGGTGTCCATTTCAGAAGCACAAAAACAGATTGAATGTTTGGGTATTGAAGGAGAGATGTTCCTACACCGAGATGCGAATCATCTGTATATAGGCACTTGGAGGTGAAATTTGAAAGTTGATTTTTCTCCAACATTCGATTAAGTTGTTTATAGGAGGTAATATGGTACTAGAACTTTTTCTGATCGCTTTGGTTGCCGGCATTGGGCTGTCTCACCTAATCGTTGACGGCAACATCTTTGCAAAGCTGCGCGGTGATCTCGTCAAGAAGTACAGGGACACACAGCCGTGGGTCATTGAACTCATCACCTGTTATCAATGTACTGGTTTCTGGGCTGGTGCTGTAATGGGCTTGCTTCTTCAGCCTATTTACTGGTATCACACTTTTTCCCATGTACTCTGGGGATGGTTTGCTTTGGTGTTGAGTATCCCGTTCTATCTGTTATGGACACCAGTCATTACTGGTGCTGCCACCAGCTATGTTTCGATGGCTGCTGCCGCCCTGCTCAACTGGCTTGATGCGCCAGCGATGGCTGCTGCCGCCAAGAAGAATGAGAAGGACAATGGCACAGGTAAGGCGTAAACTCGGTATCCTTGATGTGAAGCAGGCGATCTTTGATGAACGCTTCCAAAAGCTCTTTCCTGAATTAAGGGAGGACATTGAGAAGGTCGTCAAAGATCCGACCTGCGCATGTAACCGAGCCATCTATCTTAAGTTCTTTCAGTACAGGGACAGGCTGGAACAGTTTTTTCCCAATCGTGAAGTCGAGTCTGTTGAGCAGGAGAAGGAGCGACTTGCCGAGAATCACTGGATTGTGATAAACTGCCCCATCAGCGAACTGGAGAGCAGACTCCGTAAGCTCCCTAGAGGAAGAAAACAAATCGCCGTGGCACGCTATGAAGATCAGGTCACGGTGATCGTCAACCACTTGGACATTCTTTACTGATGAAAATCGGCATCTATTCTGGTCACTTTGACCCCCCACATTTCGGTCACTTCTGGATCATTGACCAGATGGAGTCCATCTTCGATGAGGTCCATGTTGTCCTTGGTCCCAACCATAGTAAGACCCCGGTGTTCTCAGAAGATGTTCGTCTGAACATGCTTACTGAGCATTATCATTGGAAGCCCAAGGTGAAAATCAAGAAACTGGATGCACCCAACATCGTTGAGTATTCCAGACTGCTTCTTAATAGTCTTTATAAAGCCGCCGACAAGAAAACTGATTTTTGGAGTAACGTGCCCTCCGTGTTCATTGTTCGTGGTATCAGAAATGATATCGACTGGAATTATGAACAGGAGATATACCGTTGCATGAGCAAGAAGAACCAATCAGGTAGCATCAAGTTCATGTATTTGATGTCTCCTCCTGATCGTCAGGAGATATCTTCCACCAACGTCAAGAAAGCCTGTCAGATGGACTTCTGGGATTTGGTGCTTGAGTGGTGTGGACGATGCCAGACTGAGGTTCTTCTTCAGCATTACAAGGGTAAGGATTGGGTCAAGCACAAGGAACTGGTGTCCATTTTTGAAACGACTACAGCGGGCTTCGCTCCGGTCGGCTTCAACAAGGCTATCGATAAACAGAGGGAAGAGATACAAAAGCATCGCGACATTGTTGCCCTTTCCGTCAATGGTCATAAGGTGGAGATGAAGGATGAGAAGAGTGGCAAGGACTGGCTGGTATGCCACCCCAAGGTTGCTGACATCCATGACCCCGCCATTGGTCTTGGTTTTCCTGAAAACATTCGTCCGGTTGGTTGGGGCTACTCCAGCCAAGACTTCCCCGACGACTATGGCACCACCCTTCAGCAACAAGCATCCGGTGATGCCAACCTGAATATCTACGAGGGCACCACTCCCCCCAAGGGCAGATTGAATAAATCTGCCTCTAGTCACCTCCCTAAGTGGACGGACCTTGATTGCTCTCTTGGACAGATTGCTGATCCAGATGCCGGTCCTTTTGATCCGTCCTGGGGCAAGCTCAATGACATTTTGGAGGAGTCTTTCTATGAGGAGGTGATGAAATTCCAGAACAAGCTGAAGCTCACCGGCTTAATCAATTGGAGCGAGGTCATCACCAAAGAGCAGGTGGAAGCTCTCCTTGATCCCTTCCCTCACAAGGTCGCGGTGTCCGAGAAGTATCATCTCAAGGAGATTCCGATCAGTGATGGGGTAGGAACCATTGGCAAACGCCACCTACCCCATAGTCGCTCTCTTGGTCCCATTGTGATTGACCAAAATGAATTACCGCCCTACTACCAGGGTTTCGGTAAGGTGATTGTGATCGAAGGTAAACACCGCTGGCTAGACGCCAAAGCTCGCGGAGACAAAACCATCCTTGCCTGGGTAGGTGACAAGGTGTTGGAGCATTTCAAGGAATGATAGAGATCATTTTCAGGTATTGGGGTCTGGATTGGGCGATCTTCCTGCTGGTGGTGACAAACCTGTGGCTCCTCAGCAGCAAACATAAGAAAATCTCTTACTGCTGTGGGGCTGTTGCTTCTTGTTTTGGTATTGTCTTCAATACCTGGGTGCAGAGTTGTGGCGGCGTGGTGGCAAACATCACGTTTCTATGTCTTCACTTAAGGAATCTTTATCTACTTGGACGACCTTGCGGATCACCTGCTGAATCGCCGCCATCATCCGCTTCGGATACTCATCGTACTTGCTTATTTCCATCGGCATCGTGTCCTCAGCCAGACGTTGACTGCCAAGGATCACTGCGTTCTCGTAAAACTGGTACGCCCTGTCATACTCCTTGATGAAGAACAGGTATAAATCGCCTAACATACACCAGAATTCTGCCATCAGAGGGTAGGCGGCAAGGCACTCCAAGGTCAACTGGAGTGCCTTGCCCACATTTCTTTTCCTCACCAGGGACGCTATGTAATACTTTGTCAATACTACACTTGCGTCAATCCCTCTTTTCAAGAACAAGAACTGCTCAGCCGTACCAAGGAACTGCTCATACTGCCTGGACATGAGTTGTAAACAGGCGGTGTAGTAGAGGGGTTCTGGTGATAGTGGTTCTTTATCTCTCCATCTTAAAATGCAGTCAGTGATTGTTTTGTGATCAGACTTCTCTTCCCCTGTTATCACAATGGGAAGTGTCTGCTCAGAAAGGTCTGGCTCCATTTCCTCAAAGACCGGCTTTACAAACTTTGTTACACCTTTTCTAAAAAGACGAGATTGTTTCATGAGGAGATCGTCTTTGAGGACCATTACCCTATACATGGGATCGGGCTTTTCGATCTCGAAATACTCATGACCGGAAGCAAGAAGCTCGCCGGGATTAAGCCAAAACAACCACTCTGTAGTGGCTTTTGCTGCTAGATTGTTGCGGATGGCACTATAGTTGTAGTTGAAAGGTGTGTTGTATACTTTGGCACCCGTACTTTCACAAACGGATCGTGTTTCATCCTTGCTGCCGAGATCGGCAATTAAGATAGGACCAAGGTTTTTGACACTTTCTAATGTGGAGAGAATGATGTCTTCATGGTCTTTGGTGAGTATCAGTGTTGTTATCATCTGGCAACTCGTTGAATTTCACTTCCAAAAGATGTGAAAAAGCTTTGGATTCATGAGACTTTCCTATCTGATGATACAGGTCGCGTAGCGACCTGTATACTTTAGGAGAGTTGGGATACTGGAGCATCTCAAGGAAAACTTGTATGGGTTCCATTTTTCCCTCACATTTTCTCAAGTTGGGGTACTACACATATAGATACCGAAATATACACGGTGCGAAAGCAAGAGCCATCCTGTGTTGCATGAATGAAAGTACGCCGCTGAGCATGTGTCTCAAAGGGCGTCGAAAGACAGTCGAGTCACCATGCAACATGGAACCTCTATGTCTATTGAGTATCTCAACAACAAAGTCTTCGAGGAGTTGATTGCCAATTTCAAGAAGTATCACCGGGTCCGCAAGAAAAAGCCAGTCGATTTCGGCAAAGCAGAACACCAACTTGCCGAGGCTTTTTATATCCTTGCCGACAACATAATCCGCGCATTCAAGTTTCAATTGATCGACCGCGATGACATGATGCAAGAAGGCGTCATGATTTGCTTTGAGAAGCTGAATTGCTTTGATCCTAACTACGTTACCGAATCTGGCAACAAAAGTAAAGCATTTAACTATTTCACTACCTGCACACTAAACCACTTCCGTCAACTGTACCGCACTGCCAAGAACTACAAACAACTCAAAGAACGCTACTACGACTTCCTCAGCAAGATAAACCAGGATCGCATCTTCAGCCTTATAGCTGAAGCTGTCCGTCGTGGTGGCAACAACTACGATCATGACGATTGACAAGATGCTAAATGGCATCTATAGTTAATGTATCAGTATGAAAAAAGCATTCACCGAACTACTTGAAAGACAGGAACTAATTCAGAAGCTGATAGATCGAGGCTATGGTCAGCTTGTTGATGTCCTTTTAATGGACGACAGCTACACCAAAAAAGGTAGGCTCAACAAATCAGCAGCCTGTAGAGAATTGGGATGGAAACCCAAGCAACTTGAGGACGCTCTGAAGGAGTGCAAAATGCTCCTTCAGGGCGACCTTGGTTGGGAGGATGAGGAGACTTAAAACCCTCCCGTTCCACCTATGTTGTTTAACAGCAAGTTTTTGGGAATTGACGGCGCAGCACCAAATGCACCGCCACCTCCACCCTGCTGTTGGAATGGCGTACTCTGAAGTATGTAAGCCCTGTCGAAACGCAAAGTGATATCTGCTGTGGTCAGGTCGTTGGACGACATATCCAAATCACCCCAATCAATCTTAGCGGGGTATGCGTTCATGTAGATCCACGTCTCCAGAGTATCGCCACAGCCATTGTACATAGTCACCTGCGCCGTGGTCTTGTACTGTGTTCCGCCTGATTGTTGAGATAGAGACGGACCATAAAAACCTCCAGTCGCCCCAAACCCGGAAGGTGCATCTGGGTCCGGGTTGTAGATCAGCTTCATCCATTCATAGATGGGGTTTTCTTTGCATTTGATGTCGTACAAAGACAAGTCTACCGTCTGCCATTCCACTTTTCCTGGGAAGTAAATCGTTTCGTGAATGTGTTCGGCTTGGTATTCCTTGAAGGAGACGTTGGGGCGTGCGCTCTTAAGAGGTGGCAACATGGAAACCTGATCCCCAACATACGGCTGAATACTAAACATCCAGCGGAACTTTCTCTTATCGCCACCCTTGACAAGAAGGGGGTGCATTCCCATGTTTACGCCCATTGTTTCCCCTAGAAATGAAAATACGGTAGGTGTTTGGCACCTACCGTATTTATTACAGTATTCAATTTCTTGACTATCACTGAACGGCAGCCAAGGAATTTCCTGTAGCAGGAGCGACTGTGCATGGATTGCAGCAAGACGCGAAAGTGACCTGTGGGCAGTAGCTGAAATACTTCACGCTATCGTAACGCAAGGTCAATTCAATTGTTGCCTCTTCGGAAGAGGTGTAATCCAATTCACCGAAGTTAACAGCCTGTGGCCATACGTTTCCAAGCAGCCAAGACTCCATCGGCATACCGCAACCTGTGAAGAGGGTCAACTCTGCCTGGGCTGCGTAATCCTGAAATGTGGTGCCCTGGAAGAAAGCCTGGTTGTTATCCAAGCGGGCGTTCGTTCCAATCCACATATACAGGTTCTGAATTTCAACAGCACCGGCGTCAATGAATGTCGCCGTGATGGACTGCCAGGTCAACTTACCGGCGATCCATGTCTTTGCATTAAGGAAGTTTAGTTCCGTCTCCTCAATGTCATAGTTGGGACGTGAAGCCACCTTGCAGAAGTTCGGACCCACTGGACCGATACCATTGCAGTAAGGGTAAATTACCAACGTCCAACGGAACTTTCTCTTGATAGAGGTGGTCGCAAGTCCCAAAGAACCCAGACCCATGTTCCTTTTTTGCCCCGCTTGAATGGTGGGTTGCGCACCAAAAAGGCTAGTGTTAGTTGCCATATTTCATCTCCTTAGAAGGTATTAGCTGGTGCAGTGAAGCTTCCCGGTGCATTAACCGTGAACTCAATCAAGATAAATTCTGCGGCGTAAACTGGTTGTACACCAATTTGCGCTCTCAACTGGTTCTGTTCAATCACATCAGGCGTGTTCAATTCGGCATCGCACTTGATGAAGAAGTCGTACAAGCCACGCTGGGTCTTAACATTGTCCAAGACCTGACCAGCAATCCTTGTGAACTGACCCTGAAGGGTGCTGTCATTTGGTTCAAACAACAAGAAACGAGATTGTTCCTTGATCGTCTTCTCGATGTACAACATACAGCGACGGACATTGACGCGGTTCAGAGCCGACTGCTTACGCTGCAATGTCTTCTGACCCCAGATGTAGAAGCCTACAGTACCTGGGAACTGAATGATCGGGTTGATGGCGTTGACACCACCGTACATCTCATCACGCTGCTCGCCGGTAGGCGCGGAATACACAGCCTCGACGTTAGGTACAGCACCACGATTCAAACCTGCTGGAGCCATCCAAGGTGCGCCGAGGAGGTCGTTCAACACATAGGTTGCAATCACGGAGCCGGATGGTGGCACCCAGACACTGATCTGATTGTAGGTGTCCTGAACCTTAACCCAAGGCCAATACAGTGCTGCATAGCTGCTATCAAATTGAACATTGTTCAACGGGTGAGTACCGTTCTGCCATGCAACAATTTCGTCAACCGTGAAGGCGAATGGGGGATCAATGATTGCCATGCAGTCTTGGCGACTCTGGGCACAGAGGTTGATCAAGGAGGTTACGACTGCTGTGCTGCTATGACCCGGAACAGCAACCAAGTCGATGTCAACCTGCTCAGGGTCGCTGAAAGCCTGCATACCAGTCATAGAGATATCACTACCGATGATCAACTGATCCTGAGAGTCTGGATCACTTGGAATACCGTCTGTACCACCGCTTAGGGAATAAGTTCCCGGTGCCGGCAAGCCGGTCACAGTCGTGTTGGTTACGGTGCGGACGTAGCTGGAAACCAAAGCCAAGAAAGCGTCGGCGTACAGCCTGCTCGTCGGGTCGTTCAATACCAAGTTGCCCCAAGACTCGACGTTAGCACCGTTGGAGTAAACCTGAATGTTGAAGCTACCGGCAGCGACGTTGTTGGTAATAACAACCTGGGTTAAGTTACCAGTCGTACCAGGAGATTCGGCGGTCAAGTTGAATACATCGGCACTCGTCGTGTTGGTAGAGCCGGTGACAATACCATCGTTGTAGGTGGTCGTATCGCTCGCTGCACCCTGCGGGCTGCTACCAAGCACGGTGGCAGTGGATAGACCAAGCAGAGCGGCGATGGTGCTAGAAGACTTCACCAAAATGCGGGCATCATTTCCACTGCTGTTCGTCGTCAAGGCGACGTTGTTGCCCACGACGTATGCCTGGAAGCCACCTGGGAGGTTGGCACTCACATAGTTGTTGATAGCCGCTGCCAGGGTAATTGCCGTATACGACTTGGCGGTCAAAGTCACGGTCTGAACCACAAGGTCAATTGCACTGGAACCAGTTCCATCAACAACAACCTGCAAGTTCGGGTTCGTTACACCAGATAGATCGTAGGTGCCCGCCGTCTGGTAGCTATTATTCGGGTATTTACTCAAAGTACCGACGTTCTGGGCTGGCAACATGCCCAAACCCAAACCAAAGACGCTGTTGGTCAAGGTGATAGCACCAGTACCGGAGTTTACCGTTACGGTCGGACCATACATGGCGTTCTTTACAGACACCAATTCAAGCGTGGCAGTAGGACCATAGCTGAAAGTGGTCTTGACTGCGATGTTACCCGTTGTTGGATCGGCGTAGAAAGTGATACCATCCTGCGGCACCAATTGAGCATTCAGGGCACTTACCAAGCCAGCAGTATCATAAGATACGCCCGTGTTCGGAGCGGGGCGGTCGGCTGGTGACAGGACGACTAGCAACTTCTGGGAGAGAGCGCCGTTCAACCTCCAACGGAAGAAGCTGTCGTTATTTGGTGCATAGGGGTAAGCCGCATTTGACACGATGGTCACAGGACCACCGGCACTTGGAACCTCGATACCGGCAGTTAGCGCCAAGTCACCACTCAGCGGATCAGTTGCGCCGCAACGGACAATATAAAGCTGAGTGGAAACAGACAGGTACTGCTCCGCTGCATAAATCAGATATGGAGCAGTCAAAGTCGTCAACGGGTAGCCGAAGACCTTGTGCAACTGTCGAGTAGAAGTAATCAAGGTCGGCACATTGATCGGACCCTTCGTAGCAAAACCTACCAAGCCCGCGATATTCGGAGCAGGGGTAGAAGCCACGAAGCTAAGGTCAAGTTCGGTAATACGAACACTTGGACTGATCGTATTAGTTGGTGGGAATCCCAAGAGAATCGCCATGTGTTACTCTCCCTCAATTAACAGTGTTTACATACTTAGTGGTGATCTCGCCCTTTTTCTCGGATCTCTCCACATATTCCGTCATGAGTTCGTCCTCAAGATCGTAGAAGTTTTTACCAGCACCCACTCCAGGGATGTTTAGTGTGGTGAACCCACCATTGTGAACCTTTGAGCGAACCACAAGCTGCACTGGACCTCTTCCTCTATTTTCAATGCGAATCATCTGACCTCAACTTTTGTCACTGACCGTTTTTTCCAATCTGCCCAGCACTTCCGTGATCTCTTCCTCGCTCAGACCATTGACGATATCAATCCTCTGGTCTAGCACAGCCTTCTTCCTAACAATCGGCTGTGGGATGAAGGACTCAACGGTAATACCGAACTGAAACTTCACCAACCTCAACTGTTGGTCGCCTGGCTCTGTCTCAAGGTTGTTGCCAATGGAGTCTAGCTTTGCTATGACTTCCCAATTATGGACACCTTGCACCTGTATATATGCAACAGGGGAGAATTTCAGAAGTACCTGCTCCACGATTTGATTCATATCCTCGACGTAAAGTGTCCACGCCGTCAACTGGTAATTGATGTCGATAGGTATGCCCCTGGCAACACCAAAAACCGTGTCACGTTCATGGCGATTTTCCATTGTGGTGAAGCCAGGTTTTTTGTCTGGGCGGATATTTCGGAAGTAATCAATAGCCTGGTGGTAAATGTACCTGTCTTGGTTGAAGCTGATGCCGCTGTTGTAGATTGACAACATGGGCAGTTTCAACCGGACGACCACAAGGCTGCTGTCTTGACGAATGTTGTTCTGCAAAACGTGAGCTACGGCTCTTTCCTGAGTGCCCCAAATGATAGGCACCGGAACCACATCGCCCATTTCATCAATGCAGACCAAGTTATTAAACATCTCTTTGACGGCTTCATCCGCGCCGCGAATTGCCTTGGAGTAGCGATAGATAACGGTGCCATCGTGTGTCCGCACCGGCTCCTTCATCATGTTCTCGGTGATCTGACCCGTTTGCATGGGGTCACAATCGGCGAAGTGACCGTAACCTACCTTTTGGTTTGGTTTAGGATGCATTTCTGCCGCGACGTTCTTCAGAGATGGCGGTAGAACACCGGAACACTGGTCAGATGTAGCATCCTGACCGATGTTAGGATTTTCTTGAGGTGGCAGACATTCGTCTTGGTTATGTTTCGGCATATCAATCCTTAAGGAAACAAACTCTTAGTATTTAGGTACAGAACGAGGAACTTTCCCATGAAACCCTACAAGATTTTGCGACCAGAGAAATCTCTCTGGAGTAACATCACTATGGAAGTGATGATAACCCAAAAGAAGATCATCAAACTTCCCCTGAAGTTGATAACTCGTTGTCATCCTTTGCCGAGGGATAAACACATTGCCGACAAAGTGAGGATCAGAGAAATATGAGTAAGGCACAGATCAAGCAGCTATCAGAAAATGCCTATACTGCTCTTTGTTACAATCAGTTTCAAATAGCTCTGGATTTCTACCATGCGATTCTAACACTGGACCCCAACGAGGATTCTGCTTTACACTCCATAGCCTTTATTCTCAACCTCCAAGGCAAGCACAAAACCGCCCTGGACCTCGCCAAGAAAGCAATAACTCACTACCGCTGTAATGCCGCTTACTACACCACCCTAGCGAGTATCTATCGTAACCTTGGGAACTACCAGGAGGCAGTAAGCGCTATCCGTACCGCCTGTGAGCTAAAGCCTAGAGATGCCATGACCCTAAGCAATGCGGCTATGATCCTTGCCGACGAGAGGAGATATGACCGCGCCAAGGATGTTTACGAAGCTGCTTTGGAGTGCGAGCCGGACAATGCCTTTGTCCACTTCAACTACGCCCTGCTTCTTCTGGCTATGGGAGACTTCAAGAAGGGTTGGCGGGAGTATGAATGGCGAATCCCGCTGCACTGTGATCTTCCAAAACCTGTTTACCCACAAGACCTCAAAGGCAAAAAGGTAAGGGTAATTGCAGAACAAGGTTATGGTGATTTCATCATGTTCTCCCGCTACTGTAAGCTCTTGGAGAAAGCAGGTGCCATCGTGTATATCAACTGTCCACGGGCACTGGAGAAACTCTATGATTGCCACTATTGTCCAGATCCAGACCTCTCGATTCGGATCATGAGTCTTCCATCCCTCTTTGATGAGATACCCAATGAGCCTTACATCAAGGCTCCTGGGAAAATTCAAGTTCCCGGCGACCACATGAAGATCGGTGTCGTAGCTCGCGCCGTAAAGTCTTTTGATAACAACATCCAAGTCATCAAAAGGTGTGACGGCTCTATCAATGTTGTACAACATCCCGCCAGCTTAGCCTACCTCTCCACCTTTAAGAGATCGTTGCCGCATGACTTCTTTGATCCCATTATTGACCGACGTGACATCAGGCTCTACAATCTTCAAAGAGATGCTGAACATTACGGCACAGTGGAGATGAAGATCAACGATTTTGGCGATCTAGCGGATTTGGTGGATCAGATGGACCTGATCATAACTATCGATACTGCTGTAGCTCACCTGGCTGGTGCTATGGGTAAAAAGACCTGGCTGCTTTTACCTTATGATGCTGAGTGGAGGTGGCAGGCGGATCGGGAAGACTCGCCCTGGTATCCTTCCATGCGAATCTTCCGTCAACCGAAGAGGGGCGATTGGACTTCTGTTCAAGATTTCGTTATTGGGGCTTTAACGGAAAGAGTAACTCTACGCCTCGGCGACAAACGGGATGACTCATCCAAAGATTCCAGATACCATTACAGTAATAGTTGACCCAGCCGAGATAGAAACTGCCAAGGTCAATAGCTACTAACTCGTCGTCAAACCATCCCTTGTTAGGGTTGAAGTTTTTCAATCCATACAAGCCGCGCACCATGTTCCAGTTAGCATCATCGTGCCATGATAAGATATCGGTTCTGATCTCATTAGGAATCCAGGGCATACTCGCTAAAGCAGCCGTTGGCATAACTGTACCATCATGGTTGGTCAGCCCTTGTGCCATATATCCTTGAGGGGTATCCCCAGCACTTCTCCCCCACCAACTTCCATCTCGCCTCTGTTTGAGGCTCATCTCTTTGGCGTTATCACAGAAGTCGAAACCGAGGAGGTCTTTTCTATTTCTCAGGTCCGCCCAGCCCATGCCGTAGTAACTGGTGAAGAGGGGAAGGGTCTGTACTTCTACGTTGGAGACATTTTCCCACATTTCAGGTTTGACCTTCTCGGAACCTACTGCCAGGAGATATGGCATTAGTGATTCGGAAGTATGGTCCCGAAAAGCCAAAAGCAACTGCCCATCCTTTGCTCCTAAAGACAGGAGATCATTGATAACCAGCTTATCCCACTCTACTCGGTCGAGCAGCCGGTTCACCAGTGGTCTGAGGTTGTAGGCTTCACCAGCCACAATGCAGCCGTTAAGAAAGATGGCTGTATCCAAGACGGAGAACTCACTATCTATCCAAGGTTCTCCGGTGTCCATGTGTAGGAAGTGCGGCAGCAATCCGAGGTAATGGGGAACTTCCCCCAGAACAAAACTAATAAGCCTCTCACACTTCTGCTTACCGAACCTCTGGTTGCGGCGCTGGAGTGCTGATGGAAGAATACTGAGGAAATAGCCGCAGGCAGCGATGGACGACATCTTGGAGGCAGTGCTTTTCACACTTCCTTTGGGTCCATCAGCGAAAGCGCGATCTAAGACCAAGCCATTCTCCTCGTTGTGGTTAGCCAGAAACCAAAAATAAGTGTCTGTCGCTAAAACGTCAAGAATGGTGTAAGCGATGTCTATCATATCTTAACATCTTTCCACTTGCCAATTCCGAACTTCTTGGCGAGAACTCCTCTGATCTTCTTCTTGATTTCTTCGATGGACTTGTCGGCGCTAATGGTCACGCAGCTTGGCACATCTTTCATGATTTCGTCATAAACCTTGTCTACCATTGCCTCATACTTAATGCAACTCTCTTCTTTGTTGTCAGACAGGTTCAGATCCATACCAGCAGAGTAGTAGTTCAAGCCCTTGTCTCTAATTACGCGAGTGAAGGCAATTTCAATAGGCACCTTCAGCCGAAAGACAACATCAGGAACACGGAAGCCCTTGTAGACCTCTTTGAGCATGTCCATGTCTACACCACGCACCTTATCGCGAGCCATTGAGGTATAAATGTAACGGTCGCAAACGACGATCTTATTTTTATCCAAAGCCGGTAGGATGTCGTGTTCATAGCGGACAACCATATCACAGACGTGTAGGAGACTGTAGACAAGAGGTGTCAACATCCTCTTCTCTTTACCTTTTTTGATCGCCTTTTTCATAATCTCTGAGGAGTTCCATTTACTTAGGACCACATCATAGTTGAGTCCCATAAGCCAATCGACCAACTCATCGATCTGTGTGCTTTTACCAGCACCATCGATACCTTCGATGACAATAAGAAGACCAGATTGCTTGCGTGGCTTCTCTTTGAGAATTTCTCTGAGCTTCGCCTTCAAATCAAGTTTCTCTGACTCATTCAAGATGGCATCAGGTATGATGCTGTAGACTTCCTCGACTCGATCTTTGAATAGTTTCTGAATGGCGTGGAGCAACATCTCCTTATGCTCCTCATCCATGTCTGGTAGTTCTTCAATACTGTACCACTTCAGATTACCGATATCGTCAGAGGGTCGAAGGCTCACATCCTTATCAAGAATGTGAGCATAGAGGTATCCCCATTTTCCCCAATGACCGATCTTGGTTAGATCGCGCAAGGAGATGCCAGTTTCCTCTTCCAATTCACGGAGGGCGGCATCCTTGCCAGACTCCCCCTTGTCTAGTCTTCCACCTGGAAGGACTCTTACAGTAGGATCATTTCTACGAGAGCCAATAAGGACTTCCAGTTTGGGGGTGCGGCGGAACACGGCAATCCAGGCGGTGCCACGATACTTCCGACTCTCGTTGTAAAGCTCATAAAAACTCTTCATCATTCTCCTTAATGAGCCATTACTGGTGTCTGCACTGAAGATGGCGTTTGACCATCGCCCGCCACATGGTATTTAGGTGGTGCTGGACCCGGATCTACCTTGACGCCAATTATTCCAACTCTGGCAACCGAACTAAGGTTTTTCATTTCGTCATCATAGTGCATGACGACGTTCAAACCTCTTTGCTGCAAATTAGCCAAGACCTCACCCTTGTCGCCCATGTGTGTATAAATGATACCACCCGCATCAACTGGCAGAACATCATCCTTGACCAAATCGAGGATTTTCATTTTGTCCCTACCGTGACCGAGGAAAGCGGGATTGCCTTCAAGTGACTTGGTGCGGTGAGTGGTAATAATGCAACGGTGTCCCATCTGCGTCCACTTCTTGAGACGGCGGATGATTTCGATAAATGGGACTTCATACCAGTTGTTCGGTCCCTTCTTGTTCCACTTGGTAAGTGTACCGTCAAAGTCGAAGCTGATTACGGATTTGGGTGGAACGTCTATTCTGAACTCCGTGCCAACCGGGATGATGTCATTACCTTGCTCATCCTCCAAAAACCATTCTCTAAAACAGAGTGCGTGCATGGAGGTATCTATAGGACAGGTAACAAAAAAGCCCCGCCAGAAGCGGGGCTGATTTTAGTGTGGGTTGAGTTTGAAATCTGGCATCGGCTGGGGATTGACGCCCGTTGTTGTGGTGGACTCTTGGAACTTCCTGCAAATCAACTGAAGTCTTAACTGACCCCACATTTTGAATTCGCCGTCGTTCCTTTGAATGATTTCCCAGCTTTCACCCTTGTGTGGCGTAAAGAGTCGAGAACCCACCTTGGGAACATGACCGATCTTATTCAATACGTTGCGGTAATTGAATTCAAATACCATCTCATCAGGAGCGTCGATACCAAACAAACCCTGCGTGTTGGTGTTAGGTTGTGGATCATAGAAGCCCCACAGCTTGATGCCGTTAGTTGACCAGAGCTTGCCACGATCCTCGACATAAAGCGGGTCCACCGTGTTAGGCTGGATCAGAAGCTCATAGTAAAAAATGGGAGATCCGCCCTGCTGGATAACCTCCTCATCCCAAAGGTTGAAGAGGTTATGCTCTTGATTTTCGGGGTCGAACTGCTGAATGCTGCCGACTAGGTGATAACAACTTCCGTCTGGGTTTCTAATCATAGTTATGAGCCATTGTTACGGTACAGATGGTGCATCATTTCATCATTATCGAGGTACATATCAGTTTCTCGATCATAGTATTTACCCTCCTTGGGGTCATAATACAGCACCTTACCACTACGGAAACGGAATGGACCTTCTAGTCCTCCAAGTTCGCTGAACCTTTCTTTGTCAATCGGCGGCATAACTTGGCTTTTTGCTTCTAACCATTTGAAAAATCCACGCATTTGTTCTCCTTACATTCCTGCCAGTTTCCTGTAGCTTGGCTTAGGAAAACCACGATAAGTTCCGTGCATAAGCAGTTTCTTCAACCAGTTATCGCGAGCCTGTGGATCGGCGTTATTGATGGTCTTGATTGATTCCAGTGACTGAATGAGTTTACTAATCTCCTGGCTTCTCACATCAGGTTCCATAGTCATCAACCACCTGAGCAAGTCTTCTTTGGACTTCTTGAATGCCCTATCAGCATCGATCTTTTCCAGATTATTACTTCCGTGCCTCATGCGGCGTGCTGCTTGCCAAAGACCAAGGAAGGGAGATGCTACACCCTGACCCACGCCTTTAGCTACGCCCTTGGCGATGTCTCCAAGACCACCACCAAAGCGGTCAACAAAATCTGTCTCATCGCCTAGTTCGCAAAGTACGTTACTGAGCGAGTCAACTACTTCGGAAGCTTCGTAGAATTCTTTGAACTGTCCCATACCGCTATCTAGGCAGTATCAGTCCGTTTTGTTGTAGTAATAGGAGGACTTACCGCGCCTACCGCAGTAAAAAGAATTGAGTGGTGAGTAGGCGATCCAAATATCGCCATCGTAGTATTGGGATACAGCGTCGAAGTGAAATTTAACTCTATCTGCTGCAACGGGCAAGAAGTGATTAGCATCAACCCCGATGTTGAACATATTGAGTTGGTATTTCCAAGCACCGTGAACGTGCCCGACAAGGTTGAATATATCCTGTCTGCCTTGTGAGGGGTAGTGTGTCACCCAGCAGGGCACACTGCCAGCTTCCAGAGGGATACCTCCTCCCTCTTCGATGATGATATCGAAGTATTTGGCGTAGGTATTGTCGTCAATGGGGCGATCATGGTTGCCGCGTATCAACGTCTTTCTGCCGTTGAAGTGCTGGATACAATCAACATATTGAGGTGCTTTCTGATAAACCGCGTCTCCAGCGACGATCACGTCATCGTCTGGCTTGACCAGAGAATTGTGTCGTTCGATGAGTGTACTGATGTGATCTTCCACCGTTTTGAACGGTCGCTGCATGATCTCAAAACGATCTTCCCCAAGGTGCCAATCAGCCGTTAACCAAAGCATCATCCTCCTACAAAGTCTAGGTTGGGGTCAGTGTAAACATGCCCTTTTCCTTCTTTAATCAATTCTAGTGGTGTTTTGCCAGCGGTGGGATCTATAGTGTTTAGCCAGATAAGAGCCGCCTGTAAAGAACCGATTCGGTTCTTTACCCTCCTGATATGGTCGTGGATTTCTAACTCAGTGATCGCCTCCCTGAAAAGGCTATCCATGTTATTGACAGGCTCTCTTCTTGCGATCTTCTTGTACAGCCAATCGAGATAGCCCTTCTTTTCAGCCCAATCAGGACGCCCGTACAAGGCTCTACCGCTCCCAACATATCTGCCGAATTCGACATTGGTGGTGAAGGCTGGCATGTCTGGCGTCTTCCGGGGAACCCAGAAACAGATCACGCCAGCCCCCTCCAGGCACTCGTATTCCCATTCCACTTGAGTGAGGTAGTCGTATCCCTCCTTGGTCCTGCCTTCGTGTTCTGGAATATACACTGTGCCCTGAAAGCCAAGACTTTCAAGAACCTTGAGAGCATCTGGACGCCAAGATGGTACTTCTTCTTTCCTTGGGGTAGGACCAGCAAGGAAGATGGAATAAACATCTTTAACAGGCGACTGGTTAGAGTAATTGACTTTCATTGCCCTTCTCCTTGAGCAGACCTGCTCATCGGTCGGATATGATTAACGAACTCAACCACCGACCACCAACGTCTCAGGCTTGTCCTCGATCAAGAGAGCCTTAATGGTGTGCGGCTCAACAAGGGCACGCTCACGGTCGCCATCACGCTGATCGCTCAACTTCGGCAGTGGCACGAAGCTGCCCTGAAGCAATACACGGTCGCCAACTTTAATTCCAAACTCTGCTGGCAAGCCAGGACCAATGTCTAGAACGCGACCCTGCGGGGCACCACCAACGCCGAGACTCGCCTTGCCCTTGGCGTTATCTGGAAGGATAATGGGTGAGTCAGAAAGCTCCTCTTCGCTATAGACCTCAACAAGGATCTGCCCACCCAGAGGCTTGACAGCCCTGACAGGTGGTTGCTTTGGCTTAGCTACGCTGAGATGTGCAGCACCATCAGCGTTTAAGAAGTCCGCCGCCCTCTTCACCACGTTCTGCAAGTGTGGATTGATTGTCTTCTTTCCCATTTCTTTCTCCTATGATTTGTGAACCGAGATATGGTAAAGAAGTGTTAAAGCAGAAAAAATCCACGCCTTGCGGCGTGGATTTTCGGTTAATGGTCTTCACGTTCCTCAAAGTTATCTCCATAACACCCACAACCTAGCCAAGGACGGGTGTGGAAGAACTCCATTTCATGATCCTTTGTTCTTCTCAAAAATTGCTGCGCTTGTTGCTTTGACCAGCTACCATCCCTGATCTTGTCATAAGCGTAGTTGTAGGTAGCATGTCGCAATGGACTATAATCGGGAAAATGACCCCTAAACCCCTTGCCGATATACTTGGTGATGGCTGCTTTCCTTACATCTCGATCCGCAATCATATCAATGCAAGGTATCTCGGTGATATCTTTAGGGAAGGGAAGAACACTGTTGCAATACACATTCATGATGCGGCGGGCACGGTGCCGAACTTCACAACTCCGATGCTTTCTAGCAGCATCTCTGAGATGCATGGCACAGAGGTCGCTCTTTAGAGCCATCTCTCTGACAATCTTGTGGGCGTCTTCACGTTCCTTCCAAACATCACTGTCCATACGCTCGATTTGAGCATGGAACAAACCCAGCATAAGCAAAGTGTACATAGTGTGATCTCCTGAAGTGGACGACACACCAAGCTTAGCCGTTTTCTTTCAAAAAAAGAAGGGCAGCTTTCACTGCCCTGGTTGCTATTAGGTGAGGGAAATCTTTGGCGTGAGTGCGATGGTGCCGCCTGTTGCAGGAAGTGCGAATGGACCTCCTGTGAAGATTTCTGCCCAGAGAAGAACAGCCTTGTTTGGGCTGGTGACGAAATAACCATAAATCGTATCAGCCGTTGAGAAGTTGAAGTTCTGAGTGGCATAATTTGCGGTAGCACCAGCACTAACACCAGAAGCAACCGTCCATTGCGCTCCAAACAAGCGGAACGCCGAATAGTTGTTCGCCTGGGACTCGGTGTAGTTAGTGAGTGAGTCTGTGGGCGTTGGTGTGTGGTTATTGTTGTACAGGTGAACTTCACAATCTGCTTGTGCTGTGACGTTCAGCATGTACTCAAGCAATAGTACATCACCTGAAATTGCTGCTACTAGGGGCAT